CGTCAGGGCCAAGACCATATTGCAGGGTTTGTTGGCGAGATGGTTGCCAGAAAGGAGGGCAAGAGAATTGGCAAGCGCGAGTTGTGCGAGCAGTTCAAGATTTGGTTCCAGGAGCAACAAGGTAACAGAAAGGCTCCCAAGGGCGTTGAACTGTGTGAATACATGGATAAGAAATTTGGCAAATCCAAGAAGGATGGGTGGGTAAATGTGCAGATTGTTTACCCAGACCAAGATCAGTCTAACGAAGTTGATGACTTGGACAACTAAATTACATCTCTAAGTAAAAATATATAACTCTCTTTAAAAATTATATATTTTTTATTCATTTGCCACATATACCATTTTCGCAAAAAGGTAAATAAATTAACAAATAAGCAGCGTAATAAATCATAATTAAATTTACAAACCAACACCACATTGAACCAAATGTGTGTCCCTTTGCATAATTATAATAAAACAGACACATAGACAAAAACCCAAATAAGAAACCAGACCATTTTCTATCGTAGAATAAACTAAATAAAAAGAAGAATAACCACCAAACAAATGTTAATGAGTTATTGTTAAAGAATAACCAATTAAGATGCCCTTCTTTGCTTACTGTGGAATGTATGGTTTTGGTTAAAATCTTGTAAATAAAATAAAGTGTTGCGCTTGCTATATATATCATTAATAATGTGTTTCTTAGGGGAACATTTGATAACAACATGAGGCTCGCAACTGGCTGCAAAATAATTAGCAACGCGGCCATTGTAGAAAATATATTATTATAAAATTTATTATCAACGTTTCTCCAAATAAAAAATTCTATCAACTGCATAAATATGAATGACGCAAAGAAAATATACATCCACGGATTGTTTAAATCTGCAATCTTATATTGCGTAAAAGCGTTATTGTATATAATAAGAAGCAACACAAAGATACTAAATAAAAAGGTGTTTAATGATACATGTTGATTCCAACACATTTTATAATAATGCAACATTATTATAAAAAGTAATGCAAAGTCTAAAATAATTAACTTTGATTCAATGTTGTATATGCATTTTTGGGTAACAAGTTATAAACGCTACTCAAACTGTTGTATACAAACATAACGACGTAATTTATTACAAAAGGGTATAATATAAGCGCAATAAGTATTCCAAATTTTGCAATAAAACTATAGCCACTTCCTGCCAAAAATAAGCCAATAAAGTAAACTATTATAAGGAATATGTATATCCACATGAACAATTTATACCAGCTTTTCAGTTTATCATAACCTTGACTTTCATAATAAGTTTTTCGGTCATTCGTAACGGTGTCTGTATTTATTTCGTTTATTTGGTCTTGTAATTCGGCATTCTCCTCCAAGTATTTTTTTAAAAGGTCAAACGTGTTTTGATATGTGCTGCTCAAACTGTTGTATGTTGCAGTTAAACTTGTTGCGGAATCAACGCCATTTTGAAACGTTGTAGTCGCAGTATTTGTTGCTTGAGTGGCTTGTTGCGTTACGGCGTTTGAGCGAACTGCATTATAACCGGCAGTTCCTTGAGTAAACGTGTAATAATTCCTTTCAGCCTCTTGCAATTGAACTGGCGCAGTTTCCACATTTGCCTGAGCGTTTAAATAGGTTTGTTGCAATGAATCAGCCGTTCTTGTTTTCTGACAATTTGGACCACATGTTAATGCATCTGTAGATTGAGATATTAAGGTATTAATTTGGGCAGTCGTTTGTTGTTGTTGTTCCGATAAGCTGTTTAATTGAGATTGGTTTAATGTCATTGTTGTTATATTATATTATTATTTGTTTTTAATAATATAATTTATAATTACTCAATTAACATAAAAATTGTCATTTTAAACATTAGATAAAGCACTGTAAACAGATGCTACACTTTGAGTAGCAGTGCTTGCAACGCCTGAAGCTGCGCTTGTTAAACCTGTAGCAGTTCCTGCAGCAGCTGTTCCTAGAAGACCGCCAACAGTTGTTGCAGGTGCGTCGGTTGTTGCACTAGCCGCTTGATTTGGATTATATGGAGCAACTCCAGATGGTAAATTCGCATTAGCCATGCATATATTATTTGGTGAAGGAACGTAAGTGAAACCATCTCCGCAACATTCTTGAGCAACGCAACTAGCTCCAATGCTAAACCATGGATTTTGTCCACTAGATTGGCTTGTATCCACCGCCGGTGCGGTTGGAGCTTGTGATCCCCAAGAATACTCTTGGTAATTCATTTTATCATGAGCCAGAGACTGTATTAATTTTAATCCAATTACAACTATTGCAGCAACAGAGAGAATAATTAATAAAAAAGCGTAAATGCTTCTAGGAAGAATTCCCATATTTGCTAAAACTGTTATCAAAATAATTGGAATGCAAAAAAAGACAACAGTTTGCATTATATTTTTGTGGTCGGCGTATTTTTCTCCATAATAAGTATTTATTTCAACCATTCTTTGCATATTATTTTTATCATTGTTAAGAACTTTAATAGCATCAGCAGATTGTTGCAATTCAGTTTCAACCACACTAAGAGCGTTAATTTGGTTCTGAATTACTGAACCACCGGATGTAACGCTTCCTTGATAATGTTGATTTAAACTGTTAAGATTAGCGAATAACTTGACCCTCATGTCAGATAATTTATTAATTTGGTCAATTATAGTAGTTTTATCTGCATTAGTTAATGTGTTATTTGCAACTCCCTTTTCTAAAGTATCATACAAGTCTAACTCTATATTTTGAAGATTTTGAATATCACCTATTATTTCAGTGCTTTCTTCTTCTGTAGTTATGGTCATTTATATAGAATATACTTAGATAATATATTCTATATACTATAGCAAATTACTGACTTCCTTTTCTTACTAATACGAGAGATGCTATTATAAAAACAACAGCTAAACCACTCCACAATATATAGGTATAGTTTTCTTGTGTTGTAACAATGCCGCTTTCTGATAATATTCCTGTTATATTTTTAAATTCTACTGTTTTATACTGCAAAAATTTGTTATTGTAAGCGTTATATTGTGTTAACATTTGGTTCAATGATTGTTTATTAAGACCAACTTGAGAAATTATATTTGAGTCAAGGCCTTCTAAATAATTGATAATCATAATAATTTTGGTTGAAATTTCCTCTAATTGTCGGCCCAAATCTTCAACAGAATTTTGATCTGCTTGAATGGCGGTTCCAAGACCACATTTTGTAGTTGGCGTCATATTGCTAATTTTCTTGTAATTTTTCCATTGAACGCTGTTAATGTTAGTAATGTCTGGTGAACAACTGCTATCTGCATCTATAATAGTTGGTGCATTGTTAACTGTTTTTATCATTGACGATGGGTATTCTGCCAATGAACCATCATTGCCAACGTGGCCAATTTTTCCCATATATTCTGGGAATCCCATTGTTTTTACTCCGTATACAGCATTATTTGTATTATTTCCATAAACTTTTCCATCAGAAAATGTTGAAGTTGGATTAGAAAGACCATATTTAGTTGCTTCACTCAAACTGCTTCCTGCAAAACATTTGGCGGTTCCATTTGTTCCACCTTGTAAAGCAAAGTATTTGTCTTGGGGATTCATTATAGCATACTGCTGGCATTTATCAACGGAAGAATTTATTCCAGCAGCTCTTAACGCAGGAGATGTTGCACTATCTTTATAACAACCAATAAATTTATTAGTAGACTCAACTGCGTAAATCGCGTTCGCCCATCCACCGCCAACTGTTTGGCCTTGTCCATTTACAGATTGACTTCCACTTTGTCCGTATTGAGTTGCGGCCGTAAAATCGTTGCTTAAAGCGCATTGAGCATATCCATTATCGCCCCCACTATACCACTGCAGACCAAATAGTTTAAATCCTCCATCAACGGCGGCCTTTTTACACGTCTCATATGTATATGTGCGACTTCCGCCGTTTGCAAAAGTTGGCATTGCGCGATTGGGATTGTCTCCGTAATTTCCAACGAATTGTGCGGCTGGTATTTGATAAAGAGCATTGGTCAAGTTTCCTCCATACAAATTACCGTCACTGCCTTGTGTGCAATCCGACCCAGCTGATCCTATTTTTTCAAAAGCACTTAAATCATTGCTAGTTGAACATACTCCCTTTTTTGTTGCTTCGTTTGCACCGCTTAATGAAAAAAATTTGTTTCCACTTTTAATCGCCTCTTGTTGACACTCTGCAAATGTGTAATTACCTGTTAATTTATTTATTGTAGTAGCAGAAGTATTTTCTAAATAAGCACCAATGTATTCAGAATCTGGGTTGGATACAACTGCATTAACGTATAAATTTTTACCAACGGCCGAATTGGGTTGCGCAGGTGCATTTATATAAGAAGTTGTGGCGGTCATTAGTTGTGCATTTGCCGCTTGGTAGCGTTGCAAAGCGCTTGAAAACCGGCTCTGTAAGTCTTGTAATTCTCTCGCGGCATTTTGAACCATATCCACTTGCGAGACTAAACCTCTAGATTTTCTAATATTTTCATCTGAGGTAAACCCTTCAACCAACTGTTTATTTTTTTTTGCTACATTATTAACAATCTTTTTTTGATAATTTTTGAAATTTACGCCTTGTCTTAATGTTGCCGATGTGTTGTTTTGAGTGTCAGATATCATTAATATAAATACATACAAAAATATTTACATTATGTCAAATTAAAATTATTTATTAAAAAGAGGGTATCAAATTTGATTTCATCATTAATACAAGCGCAACTAAGAATACCCACATAGCGTATGATGCCGGATTGTTTAAATGAATGGTTGATAATGTTATGCATATAATAATAATTGTCCACAGTATTACGCTAACCAAATTGCCCTTTAATTCAGGAAAAAAGATAAACTTAAGCACTAATATAATAGAAATGATGGCAATAATTAACCATAAATAGTAAGAAGCATTTTGTTGATCGGTTGAGATGCTTTTTTCGTTATACTCTGAGTAAACGTCTTTATATTCATCTAATAAGTTTTTAATCTTTATTTTTTCAGCCATGAGTGCCGTGTGTTGTGACATTAAAGTGGAGTCGTTTGTTGAAAGAGCCGCTGTTTGAGTGGTTACAAGTGGTTGCATTTGATTGTACAAAGTTGTCATTTGACTATTTAATTCTATTAATTGAGCATTTATTGTCCCTAAATTTATTAGTTTTTGTCTAACGTCCGTTATAATTGCATTGTCGCTTGCTGCGCCAGCCGTCAACAAACTATTACCACTTCTTAACTTGCAAACCTTTGACGTTGAATTAAAAGATGCTCCGGTGCACAATGCATTTGCGCTGCAAGATGCTTCACACATTGACACGCTACTGTTTATCGTTTCAGAAATACTTCCAGTTCCCATATATTTTTTTCCTGGCAAAACAACATAGCTGCTAGAACCTGTTTTTTGTGATTGTAAAGCGCTAATATATGTGGCATTCGCATTTGCATATTCGGTTAGCTTATTGCTATATTGTCCTTCTAACGCTTGCAATGCAATAAGTTTTGAATTAATATTGTCGCTTGAGTCACCACCCATTGTTTATATATAATAAGAAAACATTATGTTCTGTATCTTTTCATAAAAGAATAGACTAAATATAAAGAAAGAGATATTGTTGTTGCTCCTGCAAATAACTTGAATACATAGTTATTATTGGTTTTGTCATTAAATGCCTTTGCGACTATTAATTTATTTTTGTAGTTTGGGTCTTTATGTAAGTCTTCCATTTTTTTTATTGATTTTTTTATTGATTCGTTAGCGTATTGGTTTAATTTTCTGTTAAATAATGAAACCCCCATTGAATTATTTCTTGCTACAATAGTTGTAGGTTCTATTTTTGTTGCATAACTGTAAGTTTTGTAAAGTTTGCTCATTATGTCATACATTTTTTATTATAAAGATAAATAGAAAATGTATTTTGGATTATACTGCATTCTGAAGTGGAACTGTTGGTTTTGAAAACACCTTAAATAAAGTTATTAAAATTAAACAAATTCCAATAAACAAAGTAACGTTGGACAACCATTGCATTTTATAAAGTTCACTAGATTCGCCAATTAATGAATCCGCTCCATTTGAACTTGACATCAACTGTGATAATTGAGATTTCAATGTAGTATTTTTTGTTTTTTCCGTAGCAATTTTTGCGTTTAAATCGGTTATCAAGCTGTTGAGTGTATCTATATTTCTTTGAACATCATTTGTGGCAACAAATACATCCGCTTGCAAAGATTCTAAAATAGCTTTATTATTCGCGTAAATGTTCTCATTTTCACTGTATCCTGGATATAGTTTGTAGTTTATATATGAATTAGAAAAATCATCTAAAGCTGAATAAAATTTTGATGTATATGCATTTAACTTGTCAAATATCTGGTCTGGGCTTTCCATTATATATACAATTAGAATTTATAATTAGACACAAATTCTATAATAATAACTCTTAATAGCTGTTTTGCTGGGTCTAATAATCTCACACACCTGTCCAGGGCGAATTCCAATAACCTGAGCCACAGGATCAAATCTGGAAATGTCTGGGAACTGCGAATCATCATTAATGTTATACTTGTTCTTTACCTCGGCAACTTCGTCATTTGACAATACCCTGTGAGGTGGCACAAGAACATGCTCTAGAAGATTGAACTGCAAACGCTTGATGCTTTGAATGACAATTAGAATTCCGTCTTGTTCCCAAATGTGTTTCAACAAGTTGGTCATTGTTTCATTCATATCATCTTTAATAATAATCATCAACGTGTCGCTCTTTGTTAGAACTTCCTCTAAATTGAAGAGGTCATCAATAATTTCCTGAATGTTCTGAGGACGCAGCGTTTTTGCTAAATAGTATCTAATGTAAATTTTGTTCTTCTTCTTTGTAGAAGGGTCTTCCTCCTTTTTCTCTAAAAGCATGTCCAATTGTTTGTTTTGAAGCATAGAATTCACCTCATTAATACTAAAATTTGAATAATCATCAGTTGCATAGTTTTGTTTTGTCATAAGTTCTAGAACAGTCTTTCTAGACTTATAAACAATTGATACCAATCCACTTGAGTTCTGTGTCGCCATTATATTTATACAACACATTATCTTTAATATTTTCATTCAATTTTTTATTTATCCAAAAACAATAAATAAAAAATATCAAAATTGCAAGTTTAATGGGCAAGGAGCCGGAATTAAATTTTAATCTGTTTTGTTTCGCCGGAAGATGAAGACGATGAATCCGAATCTCCGCTAAATGACACCGATTTTACTTCACCCCCTTTTTTCTCAGAAGAAGATCCGTCGCCTTCTTCCTCAGACTTTTTCTCTTCAGGGACCTTTAATATAGACGTTACATCACTGGAAATAGACTCTGGTTTTTTTAAGGAGAGGGGATTTGTTGCCACTTGCTCCTCATTTGATTGCTTATCTTTATTTGCATTCTTTTCAGCAACCATTTTCATTAACATTATTTTATCTCTCTCCGGAAGAGAGTCAAACTGTGTTTTTACAGCTTCATTTTTTAATTTAATGCCTTCAATTGGAGGTGGTTCTTCTGGACTGCTCGGTTCAAACCTTGGAGGACCGTCTTCTGGGCTGTGTGGTGAAAATACCGGACTGTCGTTGGGATTATATTGAGGGCTATTTGGGTCATAGGCAGGGCTAGCATTTGGATCATAACCTGGACTAGCGGTTGGATCATATGCTGGACTGGTTGGAATATATGGAGGACTATAATTTGGATTATATGCTGGACTGGCTGAAGCGTAAGGAACACTGTCGTCAGATGCGCGTTCTGGAGCAAATTCTGGCGAAGGAGTTGGAAGTCTGTTTGCGGTGGGTTGTTGCTGAATCTTTTGAACGCTTTGAATGTATCCGGAAATTGCCACACTAAGTTTTTTATCGTCTATCTTCAATAATTTATTAATATTATCCGAATATGACATGTTCATCAACTGGTCTATATTGTCTTCTGTGATAATTCTCATTTGTATATTCATTGTTTGCAATTCTTGCATCAAAAGTTTCAATGCATATGGAACACGAACAACGCTAAAAGAACGACCAAATCTACTAATATTGTCAATGTTTGTTTTTCCATCCAGTGTGGTGGAGAATTTTATTGGCCCATCAGCAAATGGACTCAAGAACAAATTCAATGACTCGTTGTAAATTGCAATGCCTCCTGTTTTATTGCAAACAGCCATATAATATTCATCGCCGCGAACCATAAAAGATTCATTCAAAAATGCCGACGCACCGTGAGCCAGGACACCATCGCGTTCCATTTCACCAATGCGAAGACCACCATCATTGGCTCGGCCTTGAACAGGTTGTCTGGTAAGCATTGTATTGGGTCCTCTGGCGCGATAATTGATCTTGTCTTTTACCATGTGTTTCAAACGCATGTAATAAGTTGGGCCAACATAAATGTCAGAATAAATTTGTTCACCAGTCATGCCGTTATATAAAACTTGATTTCCACTGGAGTGAAACCCTGCATTTACCAACATGGAACCATAAACACCAACGTGTGGACCCTTAGTTTGAAACGCAGTGCAATCGCCAAATCCGCCATATGCGACGCATGCTTTCCCAAATAGACTCTCTACTAATTGTCCAATAGTCATACGAGATGGGAGTGCGTGTGGATTAATAATTAAATCAGGACGAATGCCATCGCTCGTGAAAGGCATGTCTTCTTCAGGAATAATTAGGCCAAGTGTTCCCTTTTGACCAGCTCTAGAGGCCATTTTATCACCAATAGCTGGAATACGTTCTTCGCGAATACGAATCTTTGCAATACGAGTTCCCTCTTCCCCCTCTGTAATAAATGATTTATCAACATATCCGAGTTGTCCTTTCTTGGGGAAAACAGATGAGTCAATAACCACATCAGAGTCAATGGAATTAGAAGTGACTTTTCCGATGACAACTGTCTTATCATCCAAAGGTGTGTCTTCTTTGATTAAACCCCATTTATCTAGTTTACTGTAGTCGTAACCAGGTTTTAATCCAGTTACATTTTTGGTTTGAACATCGGCAAAATAAGAATTTGAAGTAGATCCAGAAATTTTAGAGGTTTCTTCTCTCGCTTCATACATGGAATAATATGTGGTTCTAAAGATTCCACGAGCAACTGAGCCAGCATTGATTAAAATGGCGTCTTCCACATTATATCCAGTATAAGACATAATAGCCACAATGGCATTCACACCATATGGCATTTCCTCTTTGTTTACGTATTCCAAATACTTTGATTTTAAAAGAGGAATCTGACCTGAATTTAAAATAACACCCATCTTATCAATGCGCGATTGGAAATTGGAATGATATACAGAAACAGCTTGTTTACTTTGACCGCAAGAGAATGAGTTACGAGGCAATGGATTGTTTTCAGGATAGATAATCAAATTCCCCATGACACCCAATATGAGAGAAGGGTCAATCTCAATATGAGTATAGAAGTTGTGCTTTTTAAGTTCGTCTGGTTTTGTTGCCACTAGCAAACCTTCTTCTTCCGATGTGTCCACATATTCAAGCGCTGATTTGTCCTTCTCAAATTCCTTTTCAATATTTTCCAAACTTTTAAGGTCTGGGTATAATTCATCAATGTCATAAATGGTGTTATTTTTAATGCTAAAGTTTTCAACTGATTTTTTATGGAATCCACTTACAGCTTCTTCCCACGTGTAATTGTTGTCGTTGATCTTTTCAATAATATCTTTTCTATCGTAACTAATTTTGTTAGTCGTTTTATCAATGTAATATATAGGTCTACTCAATCTACCGGAATCCGTATAGATAAAAATTTCATTATTTTCATAATTAAATGAGATGCTATTGAAAGCAGGAATTAAACCGTTGCGTCTAAACATCTTAAACGTTGCGACGGTTTCTATGGGATTATCAATCGCACCAATCCATACACCATTTACAAAAATCTTTGTCATATTTCCGAGCATTTTAGATGAGCATTCTTGTAATATTCGCATGGTTGTTTTTGCGCGCAACCATTTAATCATTGGAACGCTAGAAGCGCCACTTGTTACAAAGGTGCTTATTGCCATATGTTTATGCAATCCAATATTTCCACCATCTGGGGTATCCACAGGATCAATATAACCCCATTGGCTAGAATGAAGTAAACGAGGACCGACAACCTTGGCACTTGCATCTAATGGTAAGTTGAATTTGCGAAGCTGAGAGATAAAAGTATTCCAAGACAGACGATTCAAATCTTGAACAACGCCTACTCTTTTCGTATGCTCTTCAGCTCCCCAGTTCCCTTTAAATGCTTTTCTAAAACCACTTTCTAAGATTCTCTCTTTGAAAAAATCGCGATAGTTGTTTTCAACGAGCTCTGGAAATCTTTCTCCAGAATACTTGCCTTTATGATAGTAATGTTCATTGTCTATTTTAAGCGCAATATCTCTCTTTTGAATCAAATAATACTCTCTAAAAAGATCGTAAATGAGAGAACCTGAAAGCTCAATCCTTTTGAATCGGAAGTTGTCGCGGTCCGTTGGTTTGTCCTCCTTTGTAAATACGCGCAACATACGATTCACCATATAACCAACAAAATACGCCTTTTCTAAAAAGTTCTGCTCGCCAATATGCGGTAAAAAATAATTCATTAAAATGTCCAATGTGCCAGTAATTGTTCTACGCTTTGTGAAAGAAGCAATATATCTAAGCGCAGTTTCTTGGTTAAAAATCTTGTTAGCATCATGCACTGACGGTATGAATAAATCAATGTAAGACTCGTTTTTATCCAAATCTAATAAACAATATTCAATAATACTCTTGTCGGAAACAACACCCAATGCTCTCATTAAAATGAACAAAGGAACAGGTTTTCTAACGTTTGGAACTAAGACAACAATTTGGTTATTAGAAAGCCTTGTGCTGGGAGCAACAATTTTAACCGCAGTTGTGCGAACAGGTTTTGATGCGTCTTCTGAAACAGATCTTATTTCGGCGGAGTGACTATATGTATCATCAGGTTTATTTGCGCGAATGTAAAGCATGTTATCAGCAAATTTCTCTTGACAAACAATGGATTTTTCTTTTCCATCAATAATAAAATAACCTCCATAATCGTTCCTGCATTCACCCATATTAAAACGCGCATCTCTCGTCAAAGAGTTTAAGATGCATAATTTAGATTGAAGCATAATGGGAAAACGTCCTAGATATATTTGTTCCAACGTTTTTGTTAAAACCGTTTTTTCGCCATCTACGTAGTATATGTAATCAACCTCAACATCATAATGAACTGTAACACCATATGTCATATTACGCAATCTTGCATCATTTGGATACATGTAATGCGCATAATTATCGTCATAAATAACAGGTTTACCAAAATAAATTTTTGACCCATCTTTTCCACCTAAATATAATAAGCTTTCGTTGCGAGTGTCTACACCTTCTTCCTCTCTTTCAATAAACCTTATAGGATTGTTTTCGCGAAAAATGTTATTTATTCCACTGTCAAAGAAATCGTTATAAGATTCTAAATGATGAGCTACTAAATTGTGTGGATTGTCTTTGAAATATTTGTCTATTAATTTCCATGATATACTTTCCATTGTTTAATATAATATAGCATATTTTTTTATAATATTATTTGCATTAATAATATTTAAAGTAACAGCTCGGATAAAATATAAAATATGGAATGCAACGAGGATATTTATAGCAAAATAATAAATAAATTTTGGACTCCTAATGATAATGTAATGAACAAAATAAAAACACTTTGTATCTCTAACAACTGTGATAAAATAGTAGAATTGGGGCCAGGCTATAAGCCTTTTGAGTTATCAAATTATGTCATTGACATAGACGAAACTTATTCAGAATTATACAGCAAAAAGACTTTTTTAAAGCTCAATGTTAACTATGAAACAATTCCGATAGAAAATAAATTTTTTGATTATTGTTATTCTAGACACACATTGGAAGACATATCAACCCCATTTTTTGCATTTAATGAATTGACACGAGTTTCCAAAAGAGGATACATTGAAACTCCATCACCTTTAATAGAAATGATGAAAGGTGTGGACAGCGGAAACGTAAATTACAAAGGTTATATACATCATCGTTACATAGTTTGGTCTGACAAAGATACAAACACTCTTTATTTTTTGCCAAAATTGCCTATTATAGAATACATAGTTTTTAAAGGTAATTTAAGTGAACAATTGCATTATATGGCTAACACGAAACCCTTATTATGGAATAATTATTACATATGGGATGAAAATATGACCCCAAATATAATTGTTTATGGTTATAATAGTGATTATGATTATGTAGGAAATTACGCCGAGTTGTTAAATATAGGAATGAATAAGTCAGTTGAATACACCAACAAATTTTTTGGTGATTGCTATTAATTTTATTACGACAGCGTTTTACTTTATTTGTTTGGTCTTCTAGATGTATTTTTGGTGGATTTCTCTCTAAGTCTTATAGTTTTTGCGCGTTTATATGACTTTGTTGTTTTAAACAATGTCCAGGGCTGCGTGGGTCTATCTTGCAAATAAGGCTTTAAATATGCCCATTGTCTGCGCTTATTACAAAATTCCTCCGCGTTAAATGCCATTCCGCATGAAGCGCCATAACGCGCCATAAATGACATATTTTTTCCCATTTCTGTATTTGCTGCGGTTCCATCAAGCGCACCTCTTGGTTGATAAGGTTTTGGTCTGCTAGGGTCAGACATATATTCGCGCGCGTCTAATTCATAATGCGAGCAAACAGTTCTTGAACAAGGGTTTTCCTTTTCTAAATACACATCATAATGGTCTCCAATTAATTTTAATGCAAGGTCAATGTCTAATTTCCCCTTATTTTCCTCCATTAAATCTCCAAGACGAACGCGACGCGCACCTTGATGTCTTCTAGTGTCATCAAATCCAGTGTCTACGCATTCTTTATTGCGAATTTTGGGATCATATGCGGCATTAAACCCAATGAAAAAACCGTTCTTTGTTCTCTCAACATTGTGATACTTTAAACCCAATTCAAGGCGCAAAATCTCATTGGTATTCGTGTCACCAAACAACCACGAGTTTGCATAATCGCCAGAGTTTTCGTGTAAAAGTATTTTAACATAATCGTCCATGGTATCGCCGTATTGCATTGCTTTGCGAATGCGGAATCCTATTGGGAAATTGTTTTCATAAGCGTTAAAACCACCGATTGTTGTTTCAGTTCCAATAATTCCTGCTGCGGTAACAAAAAAATCAGTGCCACTCCAAATCCAACAAGGACAAGCTTGCATTATAAAACGGTGACCTTTGTGAGGATTCATATCTAAAATAACGTTCATGTATTGACCATCCATGAAATTTGAAAAACTGTTGTGTGCGACTACAATTTTTCCGTCAGTTGTATAATCACCAACCGCAATAAATGCGCTGCAATGATCCTTTGCTCCTCCTTCTCTCCCACCTGGGCCACCAGAAGCTTTTAAAGTGGAGCCATACCAAGAATCCAACATGGTGAAATAGTTATTCCAAGTTAAAATCTCTAAAGTTGTAGTGGGCGTTCCGCCGGCCGTGCAACCTTCAGCAATTCCCTCAATTTCTTCGTAGAATTCTGGAAAGTTTTTCTGGATCTTCTCTTCAAAGTATTTTTTTGTGGCGTCAATAAAAAAATCCCATGATTCACCAATCTCATGATCGCACATAAATCTTAACATTTTTTGAACCTTTTTGAATTCTGGTGCGCAAAAATAGCCGTATGCATAACCTCTTTCTCTAGGACGTCCTTTTACTGAAATATATAACCATCCATTCTTTTCATAAGATATTCCATTCTTAATTATTTTATTATTAGTCATAATATAATAATTGTATATTTTATTTATCAGTTTTTATTAATTTTACATACCCATGTTCTTTTTTCCCATTCCCTTAAGCATTTTAGGGTTCACCATCACTAAACCCATGATAACAAACAAAAGGATAAAAGGAATAAGAACCAAGAACCAAGCAATTCCAGTGTGACCGTCCTTGCAAATCAAGTTCAAAATCCACGTCCAGAAAAGGATGTAGATGATCTTGACAACAAATACAAGAATGGTGCTGGGAACATTGGCCACAAACATACCCATTTTGTAAGTGTGTTTGTTTCCAAAGTTTTGAATGACTGAAAAGATTATTCCAATCATGGAGAGAACAAAATAAATAAATGCCGGTGTGCATAAATCCTTAAGCTTCTTAGGGAACGCCATTATGATATATAATTAGAAAATAATGTTATATCATAAAAATTTGGCCCCACCTTTTCTCATAACTTGTGATTAAGCAAACAAAGACTTTGTAGCGGCTTCACTCGCAAACTGGTCTTTGTATGGTAATGGACTTGCCGGAGCAGGATATCCATTCAAACTATTATACGCGCTACCAACGCCATAAACCATGCTTCTTCCTAAATTAACCAAGTCTTGTGGTATAATTCCTCCGGCTCTTCTGCGTCTAGAACCACCTTTCATATAAGTTATTTGATCACGTTCAGAGATTTGTTCAGTTTGAAGATAAGGTTTATCGTATTTATTTAATGAGAAAAAATTTGTCTGACCTTGTTGTCCAGAAACGCCTGGCCAACCACTGATTTCAGGAGTCCAAGGCTTTCCAAAAGTTGGGCTGCCAATATAACCAATGCCACCCCCTGATTGTATGGCTACGCCGCCTCCTAAACATTGTTGGCAACCACCTTTTTGGCCACCCATTTGCAATCCGCAACCACAATTTCCTCCGCGTTGCTTTCTAGTTTTTTCCTTTAAAGGACAATTGTATTTGCAGTTATGTTTGGATCTGCATGTGCAACTAGGGCCACATTTGTGAGTCCCACCGCGCTTTTTCCACCAGCATCCCCCTCTTTTTTTGCTTTTACCACCTAAATTTTTCTTAGATTTAGACTTAGAACAACCTTTCATATTCCATAACTTTTGAGTCTTTTTTGTCATATATATTAACTAAAGAAATTTATTCAATATCAACGTGGGTGAGCATATGTCTGCGACAGCACATCTTCTTTAGATTGAGGTCGTCCAAGACCTCTCCCTCTGGTGTCTTTTCACTAAATTCTTTGGTCAAATAAACGACTTTGTCAACGTCCATATCCTTTGCTAGCTTTCGCTTTCTAACCTCTTCCAAATAGTAACGGTATTTGTCCGCAATAACGGTGCCGCATGTAAAACATTTCACTGGGATGATCATTCCTTATACTAAACTGTTATAATTTATTTATGTTCTTTTATCAAATCAATTTTTTATTTTAATTTATAGTTTAAATATATGGCATCAAAAAAATCAAAGGGAAACCCTGTCCAAGGACACGGAGAAGCTTGGGAAAATGAAATTTTACAAACGGTGTATGGGGTATATCCTGGTTCAGGAATATCTTACACGTCTATTCACGATGTCCCAAAAGAACTAAATCAAAGAACTGGAAAAAATGTGAGTATAAAATGCACTGGTTCAAAAACAGTATGTTTTGGAGATGCCGCTAGAATTGTTGAAACATTGGACAAAAATTCCCCTTTAGAAGTAATTGTTGTTAATTATAAACAAGTAGGTGATGCCAAACAAATTCAACAAGTTGACCGGTTAGATTTCTCTTCATTGGGAACCGCGTTACTTGGGGAAAATTTAGAAAAAACAAAAAATGGAATTGACAATTTAAAGGAAATGGTGAAAACTGGAAACCCTTTATATAAATCAGCATCAAAGGCGCTGCAAAAAGAAATGGCTAGCAACGGTTCTTATTTTACAATCAATCCCAAAGTTGGTAATCCTGAGAAAAAGCGTGCAGGTAGAGTTCAAATTAGTATATCTGCAAAAAACATGGATAAATTAGTAAAAGATCATCCAGAAATGGTGTTAGAATCCGCAAGATGTTCTGTTCATGGTTGCAATTTAACGGAATCATTGGTATCTGGAAGACGAACTTTTGGATCAAAAAAGAAAAAATCAAGCAGTGATTCTGGTAAAGGTGTCGGTAAAAAAAGCAATAAAAAAAATACTAGGAGAAATTTAAATAAACTATCCTTATCAAAAGATACGTTATCTAAGGTGGAAGATTTATTGCACATTTAGTAAGCCCTTCTAGTTTTTCTTTTATTCGTTTTGCTTCTTTTAGTCATTCTTTTTTTATTTGTTTTCTTTTTCTTGATTGTTTTTTTTTTCTTATTATTCTTTTTTCTATTGTTTCCTTTTTGTTTTATTCCACCTCGGCTTGTAATAGTTAAATCTCTAATAACAACACATCCTTCGCCAGAGCTTAAGGTCTCAACAAAATCTTTAAATTCATCTTTGTTAAAATTAATAGTCTTTATTTCTCTCGTAGGAGTCAGGCTTATTTTAAATGGCTCTCCAAATTTGTCAGGTGAATAGTATTCACTAGAATAATTTTCTGTATCTAAAAATAGAAACATACCAATGGCTTGTCTATTATCAACCATTTCTGGAGTTGTTGGTTCTCTCACAGAACACACCTGAACGCTATCTTGATGTACATTGTGCAAACTAAGTTGACCTTTTTTGGGTATTTTTATTTTTATAGCATTACTTTCATAAACTTCATTTGCTTTGATGGTGGCGTGTCTTAGCAATGGGTCAGAGAATATCATTGTGTCACCATTATTATATTTTCCTCTTAATACAACGGCATTAACTCCAGAATCTTTTAATTCAGAATTTACATCACTTATTGTTGAGAAAGCAGTACTTAAATTTCCAACTTTTTCTGGTAAGGGCAAAATGCCAAAAAGTTCGTGAGGCAACAGTGTTTCGTCTTCTTTATATCCCAATAACACCTCAGTTCCAAAGACGAATGGTTTTCCAAAGTTATAATACTGTAACATTGTAAAAATAGTCTGGTCTTTATGAAAGTTAAAGAAGGAATCTGTAAAGTCTCGTTTAGATTTTCCAATTACGCGTAATGCAATAGTTACCTGATTTCCCAAACGAATCAGCTCAGCAAGTGATGGTAATATTCCACTATTTGCTAATTGAAAAGATATATAACCTGAAAAAAACCCTGGATTTCTACGATAATTATCACTTATATAGCTTGGCACTGAGTTTAATAATGGAGTTATTGTTATATTTCCGTCAGATGCTAATTCAATTCTAAACTTAAAATAATGTACACCTCCAGGAACAAGCCGTTCAAACTCGTCAAAAAATTCTTTTGTTTTATATTCTTCTGAAGTTGAAAATTTAGTAAGGATTGGATATTCATCTAATTTAATACAAAAATCTTCTTGAATATCAGAAACTTCTACTGCTAAATCTGCCATATTTTTAGTTATAATAAAATGATATTATTATTTTTATTATAAGTTATTATTTAATTTGGGCAATTGTTTCCATAACATTTATTCATATAGTAATAATTATCAACTGTGATTTTATTGCCATCTTTATCCGTTTTAAAAGTTGGACCTGTTATGCCTCCTGCGGAACACTTGTTTCCATTTGCCCAAACGCAGCAGCTGCTAGATTTGCAATTTTTAGACGTTAAACTTTCGCAAGCGCTTTCTAATTTAGTGCTATCTCCACCAAACGTATTGCAAAAACTAACTGACATATCGTCTAAACCTTCAATTTTTTTCCCTGCTCTACTTGTTGAGAAATTATACACAAGAATGCCAATAACAACAAATATTATTGGCAAATATGGTTTAATGTATTTTGTGAAGTTCATCTTCATAAAATATAGCAATATTATTTGTTTTTATTTTTGGTTTAATGTCTGCGAGTTTTTTTATTTTTCTTATTTCCTCTTTTGCGCGTTATTTTGCGCTTTCTTGTTCTTCTTCCGCCTGTTGTAGGAGGTTCAACTACAGGTGTTATTTTAACGCATACATTTGGTGCAACCTCGGTTTGATTTGCAAATGGATCTTGTAAAGGTCCTTGCATTGGAAGTGGGCTGGTAATGTCAAAAACAGTTGCCGATTCCATAAGACTGTCAAATACTTTCTGTGTCATTCTAATATCTTCAGAAACGTCCTTCGGTGTATTTAAACCAGCTCCTGTTCCACTTTTCTTGCTGCCAAATATACTAACGCCGCCTCCCATTTGAGGATCTGTTGCAATTTCTAATACAGGTTTTAATCTTGCTGCATTAACGTCAAAAAAAACGACCCTATATTGTTTTTTATCACTATCATAAATAATTAAACGACATTCGGTGCTTTTAGTTGGGGTCCTCTGAATTTCTGCTGAAGTAACAGTTGATTTTATAAATTTCTGAATATCTACCGCACTTCTATAAAGGACATTCAGATAAATAGTGTGTTTTAAAGGATTTGGTAAATAAGTTCTACCCTTTTTGTTAGTGCAATCCAAAGATTTGTCATAATAAACGCCTGGTTTTCCTGTTGTAATTTTATACAAACCATTGCAGTCCTCGGAAACTAATTCTCTCAGATTCTTCTTTGCAGACACACTATCTGAGCAAGGATGAGAGAAATAAGCGGCCTTGAAAGGCATGGATGGAACAGGATCTCCTCTGCTGGTTACCCTTAAAAATGTAATTTCTTTTCTCTCAACATAACCGCAAAATAATTCACTTATGTCATTATTAACGCATCTAGGAGAACCTAAACTAACGCAACATATTTTGCTAGTTAAAGCGTTGTATGGATAGACGTTGTATGGAGAAGTGGTTCTTACATGCATCCAAATATACGCAAAAATTGTGCTAAGAGCTCCACCAAGAGAATGTCCTGCTGTGAAAACTTTTACTGAATTTGGGTTTTCTGACCCCAAATGATTTACGGCCAAGTATCGTGTGGCTTCAATAATGGTGTGGATAGAATCGGTAAGTAATTTAAAAATTCCATATAAATAAGATTCTCTCTTGCCTTGCGCATTTCCAACATAAAGAGGAACGAGAGAAGTTGGTTTTGTGTAAGCTCCAGCCGTTTTTCCACTATAAGTTCCTCTAAATACAACCCAAATACAATTGGGCATTCTTTTGTCTGCTACAACATATATCTCCCCATAATTTGATGTTGCTATAGAAATGTATTGAACGTTGCCGTATGCACCGCGTTGAGATTGTTCATCTGACGTTAATTCATAAGTTTCTTTTACTTCGCCGTTTATCATATTAATTTTTTTTGCCATGTCATCAAACGCAATAAATTTTTTTCCTTTATATGTAAAAAGAGGAAGGTTTAAAGGGTTATTGTTCAAATCAAACGTTGTTTCGTCGTCCAATATCTCAGGTATATCATTAATTGAGTTCATTGCAGACAAAATTGGAGTTGGAATAATGGGTCCAATAATTTTATTGTATTGTTCTAAGAAGTTTTTATCGCTAAAATATGCAAATCTTGAAAGAACTGCTGAATAAAATGATATAAAGTGAACGTCTCCATAATTTTTTTCTGTAGTAGCTCCTGTATTATTTGATCGTGTAAAAAATGGCATATATATATTAATTAGAGATATATATTTTGCACAACAGTTCCTTTACTAGTTTTAACCTTTTTGTGCATTGTTTTCTTCTCCTTGTGAATTTTATCATGGCACTTTTCACACAACGTCATCAAGTTTGCTGCATGATTTTTATGAAAGGCGTCTCCTCCAGTTGGATTAATTATGTGTCCATTTTCATTGGCCAAATTTTGATGTTGCAAATGGTGAACCTCCTTGCCTGGTTCCTTTCCACACAACTCGCACATTCCAACAACTTTCTTACTATTAAAATGCGAAGTCTTGAGAGAAAGAATGCTTGCCGATGTTGGATGATATTTCATACGAATATTATGCGCAGATTCAATAAAGTCTGCAGGGAGACTGAGTGACTTGCAAACTTCTAACCCATACATATTATCTCCTGGACCATCTTTTATTTTCCTATCATAAACCAAAATATCCTTTTCTCTATCATAAATTACCGCCATGTGTTTCAAAACAACGGTTTCTAACTGACAAATCTCCTCATAGTTTATAATCTCGTGCAAGTGTGTCGCAAATATAAAGCTACTCTTTTTAGCATGCAAATCTAGGATTCCAGCAACAAAAATGCTTGTCGCAGAAATGCTCTCGGTTCCAGAACATAATTCATCACCTAAAACTAGACTGCGTTCATTTGCAAGTCTTAAAATAGTTCGCAATTCATACATCTCAACTGCAAATGAAGAGAGATTCTTGAACATATTGTCATTTCCCAAAATGCGTGTAAAAATATATTGGTATGGACTAAACTGGAATGACGAGCAAGGAACATATAAGCCAGCCTGAGCCATTACAACTGCAATTCCTGCCGCTCTTATTAGACTAGTTTTTCCGACTGCATTAGTTCCATACAACAATATTCCATCTATTACATTATTTCCGAGTGCAACGTCATTGGAAACATATAGTTCATTTTGCTGCAGGTGTTCTATCAAACAATGGCGTAAATCTGTAGCATTAAAATAAGATTTATCTGAATTAACAATCGTAGGTTTGCAATAATTAAAGGTCTTTGCAATATTTGCCTTTGCGAAAATGACATCAACAATTGTAATAAAATCAACAATTGCAAGAATATGTGGTTGAAACTCATCCATTCTATTCAATATTTTATTATAAACTCCAGTAATAAGATCTTTCATTTGAATTTTAACAGACGACATAGACTTGCATAGTTCAGTAATATCAGGGTTTGAAATGGAGTCGTTGGACGCGGTTTGCGCATTCAAGAAGAGATTGTCGCGCAGCTTTATGCAAAAAGTGGAATGTGTTTCTCCATCTTCGCTAGAAATATAATTTAGTGTTATGCCTCCTTGTTCTTCGGCATTTTTATTAACAATCTCCTTCAAGTTGTTGCATCTGCGCTTTGTGGCAACAAGACTAAAACTATTCTTTTCAGTCTCATGCAATTTGACATAGTCTGTGGCTTTGGCTTTCTTCTCATATTTCATAATATTGTCATTAAAGTGCTCACGAATTGCCTCTAATTTATTACTGGATTCTAGAAGCAATTGCTTCTTATTATCAAGATCCGCGTCCACACCCTTCTTAATAAAATTTACTTCAAACTGTTGAGTTGTTTCAATATCATCGCATAATGAGAGAACCAAATTGTCTTCCAAAAATTTTACTACAATGTCACAATATTCGGCAATTTTTGTGCACTCGTTTTTATCCATGCGTTTATGAAAATAATCCAGGAGCAATTTATCCTTAACAAGCGACTCGTAAATATCCTTGATGCTTAAAAGATTATTATAAAACTGAAACATTGTCTTTGGAGAAATCTTTTTCATGACAAGCTGTCGTCCAATTTTGGAGACGTCTTTCAAAAGCTGAAGCTTGTTTTTAAGAGTTGGATAATTACCAATATGTTTTTCCAATATGTGTTCAGTAATGTTATATTCCTCATTTAAATGCTGAGAATTTGTAGTTGGATTCAGAAGACAATGAGAGAACTTTCGCTTGCCCATTGGCGTAATGCACAGATTCAATAACTTTTCAACCGATGAGCATTTTCCTGTGTAATTTCCATCGTCAATAATATTCAATTGCTTTAAAGAGTGGTTTGCAAGGATTAGTCGCTCTGAAGAATTGTCAAATACAGGCTCTTGCAACTTATTGACTAGATTTGGGTTGTGTTGGTAAATAAAATCAAGCAAATAACAATATGCCTGAGTGGCGATAGCATTTTCGTAGAAGTTTTGAGAGAAAACGTCAAAATCTGTCATCTTAAAAAACTTTTCAAGAACGGTTTTTTGATAAGTCTGTTTTTCGCAGTTATTTGCCCTCTTTGCATTTTCTGTTTGTTCAGTAGTAATAATTTTATGAATTGATTTGCATTGTATATTGCCGTAATTAATAATATTATCCATATCTTTTTCGCCAATATTGCCAACAAGTATAACTTCGCTTGGATTATGAATGGAATTGAAGCGATCCAATTCATCAAATGTTGTAGGATTCATTAAAAACAATTCATTAAATTCAAAAATAGTTGATTTTCCAGTATAGATGTCAATATTTGCAATTCCAACGTGAATCTGTTTGTCTCTAGATTTCATGTTAGTTGAAGCGTGAACCCAGATGCAAGTTATGTTGTTTGTAATCTTAGCGTTGGATTCAAGAGAGAAATAAGTTCCTGGAGAATAAATTCCAGATAGACTGCGTGTAGTGTTTTTTGCTTGTTCATCTTGAGTATAAACAATAACAGTAAATCCAGCTTCTTGTAGCTTCTTTAAATACTTGTCAATCATGTAATGAGAGAAACCTGCCATTACAACGCCCTCTTTTCCAACGCAAATTTTCTTGTCGGCAATATTCAAGTCGCATGTTTGAGAGAAAGCAATAATTTGACTGCCCTTAACATCTCCTGTTGTTTTATTTTGAAGACCATAAACCTCGTAAAAAGCTCCAACTTGCATAAGCACAATGGTGTTCTCTCCATATTCTGAAATATATTGTTCTGTTTTTGCAAAGTAGTCTTTGATAAGTGCCATTTATCTTTTAACTATATTAGTATAATACTGTTTCTCTCTTTAATCTGATTTGTGATAATATAAAGGACTGCAAGATTTCTTTTAAAAATTGAAAGATATAATGCTGTTAAATGTTATAGCAAATCAAACAATGCAAGAACTTGGAGTTTTGTGCAATGCATGCCATTATGCTGAATGTTGTTGCAATAATTTGAGAATTATAAATAAAAGACATCAATCGTTGTGCAATATAGCGTATATGAAAAAACTGGAAAAATATTTTGGAATTGATGACACTGATTATTTAAAGCATTCCATTTCATTAAAGAGAACAAGCAATTTCAAATATAGACTTATCATAAAAAAGCTCACGGTTTATAATCCGTTAAAAACTTATATCAAGGAACTGCCGAGAGATATTAATAATTTGATTTATTCATATTTGTGGCAGCCAAATTTAATAATGAGAATATCTATTGTGCTTCCACGCGATTATCCTTTTGCTTGTCCAAATTGGGAAGTTATAAAATATATGAAAAATGGAAAGAAACAGGATAAATATGAAGAAACTCTGAATGCTAGATGCATAATGAAGAGCACTTCACCGTCTATGACAATTGAAAAAGAAATTCTGGCTTACGCATCAAAGGTCTTTGAATATTAGAATAATATAAACAAAACGGATGAGTTCATATTATTTTTATTTATGTTTGTCTGATTTTACGTTTAATACCAGAAATTGTTCTTCTGGCATTCCAAGACCTTGAGAAAGTGCATTATTTTTAAAATATCTATACCATTCTAAATTAATAACCTGCAAATCGTAATATAACTTTTTGATAATATACAAAATAATAGAAATATAGAATGGAACAATGGTTTTCTTTAAATGCCTCTCCAAAACTTGTTTTTTATATCGGTTGTCATAAATGGCAAATTCTGCGGCCAAATTAATGTCACTATTTTTATAAGTTACTTTGTAACCATAAACCATTCTTCCTGTAGTTGATAATCTCCATATAACCTTCTTAAATTTTGATTTCTTAACATTCAAAAAATGTTGCAGCTTAGTAATTGTGCTATCTACATTGTCTGTAAATATATCAACGTCAATATCACTTGAACCTGGAAAATAGTCAGATCGTTGAACGCTTCCATAAAACAACAATTTAGTATCTAAATATTTACTAAGCTTAGAAAAAAAAGCATTTATGTCATCTGGTAATTTATTTTTTGTAGTTTCCATCTTTGTCTTAAAATAAGGAAAGATATTATTTTATTAATTTATTAGCTTCTTGTATCATTTAAAAAGTTGTGCAGTAACGTTTCTTTATTTTTATTAATAATGTCTCCTGCAAGCATTGCGGATTCATACGTTTTGCGCAATACATCATTTGGTGCATTACTTCCCACCTTTATCAAACCGCGTGTCTTCAAATAATTTTTAATATCACCAATAGCCGTTCTTTTTAGTTCTTTTTGTGCGTTAATAACATTTTTTCTGGTGTGATTATCCTTTAATAATATTGAAACTGTATTATACATTTTTGATTTTCCAAGAGTATATTTCTTGCGAATTGTTTTTTTTATATATTTTTTCTTTGGAGGTCCAGCGTGCTCTTCTAACTTTTCTTTTAATTCATTGCTAACCTCAATTTTTGGATTTAAAATAGAAGTGTCAATAGGCGCAAGTTTTATAGGTTCAAAAAAAGGTTGTTCAATAAATGATTCTCCTTCTTTTTCACGTTCTCTCTCCTTTTCATCATCTTGCTGTTTTTTCATCTTCATTTTTAATAATTCCAACTTTCTTTCTCTCTCCGTTACTTCTAAATTTTCTTGAGGGAACGATATGGAGATGGGATGGGGCGCTATTGGCGCTGAAATTGGTAATGTAACAGTTTGCATTAAATCATAATTTTTCCTAGTGGCATTCCAAGTCCTATACGTTGGTTTTGTTCCGCCTTTTAAACATCCATAAGGCACAAGTTCTCCTGGTGTGTAAGCATTTATTTTTATATTTGGCATGGACGGTTCTATCAGAACAGGCGTATAGGTTTCTTTAAGTTCATCTGGTAATTCTAAATTAACCATTGGCATAGAGCTCAAGTTTTGCTGAAAGTAAGAAGGGACCTCAGGCGGCGCATTATAATTTTTAACAGTCTTATTTGCAAGAAGATTTCTTTTTCTCTCTTTATCGTTGTCTTCTTTATGTTTTTTTGATAAGCTTGATAAATAATTGAAAGAATCGTATAATTCATTTGTAAAATTAGAATTTTCTGACTTTGACGCACCTGACAAGACGCTCTCACCGCCAGTTTTTTCCTTCATTTTGTGTTCTTTAATTCTGTTTATTAAATGCTTTTTGAGAGAATTGGGTTTAACAACTAACTGCTGTGCGCTTGGTCTGCTTCTTCTCTCCCTATTTTTTTTAGTTTTATCGGAAAGATTAAACAAATCTGGGTTAATTTGGATTGTTTTTTTTTGCGTAGACATTGTGTATTATAATACAAACAAAAAACATTTTTGAAATTAAAACACACTAAGGTATATCAGTTTTTATAAATTATTCATTAAGATAGTATAAAGAGTGTATCCATTTGGCTCCACCTTTTCTAAAGGTGGTTAAACATACATTGTTTTAATTATGTTTCTCATGCTTTCATTTTCCTTTCTCTTCTTAACTTCATCATTCTTAAGATACAACTCAAACCCCTTTTCTAAATCTTTCATGGTTAGTTTTCTTTTTTCCTCCACTGGTTTGCAAAATACGCGGCGACCATGAACTATTTTTGTTTTTGCTAACAGCGTTTCAATGTCTCTTCCAAAAAATTTGAAATAGTCTAAGTTCTTTTCAAACCAAGCACTGGCAATTTTTGCATCAGACTCAGTGTCAATAGTCCATTTTGCGTCACTTACCTTTTTCAAAAAGATATTATATAATTCTTCTCCCTTATATTCGTCTGTTTTGAAACGCCAAGTAAAACGTGAATCTAGACCTTGATTGTAATTAAAAAAACATTCTTTCAATTCAGACTCATAACCAGCAATAATAACCATTAGATCTTCTTTATAGTTACTCAATGCCTCGCACAATGTATCTATACATTCTTTGGAAAAACTGTCTTTCTTCTCAGGATTTCCAAGAGCATACGCCTCGTCAATAAATAGAACTCCGCCTAAACATTCGTTAATAACGTCGCGTGTTTTAATTGCCGTTTGTCCTAAATAACCAGCAATTAAATCACTTCTTGTTACCTTTCTAAATGTACCCTTTTTAAGAATACCCAACTTGCTGAATATTTGACCAATAATTTTTGCCATTTCTGTTTTTCCAGTTCCTGGGGGACCATAAATAACAGTGTGCATAAAATCACCCTCTCCATTTTTATGAAGATCTTGAATAAAATATAAAATTTGATCAACAACGTTCTCTTTGAGTTCCTTCATTCCAATCATGTTATTCAAGTCCATTAAAGAAGAATTAATCTTATGAAGACCATCCATATTAATGTTATATTCTATTGTTTCATCTAGTGGATAATCTTTTATGAGTTTAAGTAGACCGGCAATATCTTTTATTTCCACATCAATATTTACTTTTGTTTTTGGTTTTGTGATTATTGGAATAATCGGTTTATTTTGTTCTCTCTGATGATCCCATTTTTTTCTAGGAGTTCTTTCAGGCGGTGCGCAGTAATTAAGATCTTTTTTCATTTTTTCTGTCTGTTCTTTTATTAAATCTGAGAGACAACATGAATAACTAATGCACGCGGAATAACCTTTTGGCTCAATTGATTTTTCAATTGATTTTTCAACAGGTTTTTCAACAGGTTTTTCAACAGGTTTTTCAACAGGTTTTTTAATAGGGGATGTATTTGGTTTTTTTATAAAAAGATATTTCTTGTTATTGGGGCTTGGCAAATTTGCAACAAATTTGTTAGGGTCGTCGCATAAATCCTGATTTGTTGTGCAGACCTCTATTTTATCAAAATATGTATTTTCAAAATTTTTATTTATTTTTAAAACTAATTTGTCTATAGTTTCTTTGTCGCACTCATTTTTTTCTTCACGCAGAGATTTATCAGATGAATTCCTCTTATCCATTTCTTCAATAAAGTCTTTATAATTTTGACGCACGCGTTGCCTGCCCATTTTTAATATAAATATATTGTTGTTATATTTATATTCTTTACTAAAAAGTTCTATTTAATTTTTGCAACGTCTTGTATGTCTTCGTTTTGAGCATTTTGCGCGTTTTGTAGTCTTGATTTTTTTTACTCCACCTGATTGTCCGCCTGTCAAAATTGAAATTATAATGCTTCCAAATACATTTCCAATTCCTGACAATATATATCCAAATCCTTCTAATAACACTCTAAAATCAACGCCTTGCATGAGTAACCAAAATGATGGGTCATTCAATACAGAATAAGATGAAGAGTAAGTGCCAGCATTTCCATATTTGACTTTTGCTTCAGCCATTAATTTATTTGTAATTACGCCATCAGGATCAATCTCTTGTAATTTTGCATTAATAGCGTTTAAAATGACGTTAAGTTTTTCCATAACTTTTTCAATAACGTCTTTTTTTTGTTTTGTTTCAGGGTTTCTAGGGTCACTTACTATTTTATCTTCCAAATATTTCAATCTGCGACTATAAACGCTATTTAATGCATAATTAATAATATTTCTTTGTATAAGAAACTCTTTCACCAATTCTTCCTTATTAACTCCGTATTTTTCAATAACTTTGTTAACATTGTAGTCAATTGCTAATTGATTCGTTAGCGCGGACAACTGGTTATATTGGGACTCGGTTAAATATGAACCAGTGCGTTTTTTAATAAATCTTTGGGCACTTCCAAGTGGATCTCTATACATTCCCTTTGCTTTGTCAGAAATATTTCTAAACATGTTTAATATATTATTGTTATATTTTATTTACGCGACAACTTTCTTTGTTGAAACAATTTAAAAACAAATTGAAATAATAAATAACCGAAAAAATGAGTTCAATCACAAATACCATGTCGTCAGAAGATAGCTTTAATCCAGAGCAAGATAAATATATTGAAACACCATGGAGTATAATTGAATCTTATTTTAAAGGTCAACATCTACAACGTTTGGTAAGACATCAGCTTGAGTCTTACAATAACTTTGTCGGTTATCAAATAAATAAAACCATAGAAATGTTCAATCCTGTTCACATTGCGTCTGAACAAGATTTTGATTTGAAATCCGGAAAGCACGCGCTGGAGATTTTCATTACTTTTGAGAATTTCCACATTTACCGTCCTCAGATTCAAGAGAACAATGGAGCCACAAAGTTGATGTTTCCGCAAGAGGCACGGTTGCGCAACTTCACTTATGCATCTGCCATGACCATTGACATTAATATTAAATTTGTCGTTAGAAATGGCGAGAATCTTGAAAACGTTCAAACCTTCTATAAGACGCTTCCGCAAATTCACATTGGCAAGTTGCCTATCATGTTAAAGTCTAACATTTGCGTGCTTAACCAATACAAGCACGTGGAGCACGCAAATACTGGCGAATGCAAGTTTGACGCAGGCGGTTATTTCATCATTAATGGTTCTGAAAAGACTGTTCTTGGTCAAGAGCGCGCCGCTGAAAACAAGGTTTACTGCTTCAATGTGTCCAAGAATAATACCAAGTATACTTGGCAAGCAGAAATTAAGTCAGTGCCAGATTACAAGTGCATTTCTCCTAAGCAGATTAATATGATGGTTTCCTCCAAGAACAATGGTTTTGGTTTTCCTCTTATGCTTCAACTGCCAAGGGTGAAGCAACCAATTCCACTCTTCGTTGCATTCCGTGCGTTGGGTGTAATCTCGGACAAGGAAATCTGTGAGAAAATTATTCTAGACATTGAAAGCAGCAAGCACAAGGAAATTATGCGGTGTTTGCAAGCGTCTATTATTGATGCAAATGGCTACATGACACAAGAAGAGTGTATTAGACATATTACTAGTTATGTGATGTATACTCCTATTAACATGGACAAGGAAACTGGAATTAAAAAGAAGCACGACTTTACGTTGGACATTCTTTCCAACGATCTGTTCCCACATTGCAGTACTGCTCAGCAAAAAGTGTATTTCCTCGGATACATGACAAACAAGCTGTTGCAAGCTAGCTGCAATTGGTCAAAGCAGGACGACAGAGATTCTTATCTGAACAAGCGAGTTGACCTGACAGGCGTTTTGCTTAACAACTTGTTCAGAAACTACTTTAACAAGTTGGTAAAGGACATGGAAAAGCAAATTATTAAAGAAATTAACACTGGTTCTTGGAAATCAACCGACGATTACCAGAACATTATTAATCAGACAAACATTTATAAAATTATCAAATCCACTACGATTGAGAATGGAATCAAACGAGCGCTGTCAACCGGTGATTTTGGAATCAAGCACATTAATAGTAACAAGGTTGGTGTTGCTCAAGTTCTTAATCGCTTGACTTATGTGTCCAGTTTGAGCCACGCTCGCAGAATTTCAACTCCTACGGATAAGAGTGGCAAGTTGATTCCTCCTCGCAAGTTGCACAACACATCATGGGGTTTCCTTTGCCCTGCAGAAACTCCAGAAGGTGCGTCTGTTGGTATTGTCAAAAATTTGAGTTACATGACTCACATTACAATTCACTCCAACAGTATGCCAATTCATGAATATGTTACTCCGCACATAATTGACATCCAAACGTTACAATCTGTGGATATGTATGACAAAACCAAAGTGTTTATTAACGGCGCTTGGGTTGGTATTACTGAATCACCATTAGAATTGTATACCATGCTAAAGGACAAAAAGCATCAAGGTATTATTAATATTTACACGTCTATTATCTTTGATTACAAAATGAACGAAATTCGCGTTTGCAATGACAGTGGGCGTCTAACGCGTCCTGTTTTGCGAGTTAAGGACAAAAATGTTTTGCTAACAAAGAGCGTTATTGATAAGTTGAATAAAAATGAGCTGACATGGGACGACTTGTTAACCAATTGCAGAATTGATGATGCGGTGCTTGAATATATTGACCCAGAGGAGCAAGCGTGGTCTATGCTCGCAATGAAGCCCAATGAGCTAATGGTTAAAGAGGACGCTGACAGAATTCAAAAATATACTCACTGTGAGATTCATCCCAGCACAATCTTTGGAGTTCTAGCGTCTTGCATTCCATTCCCTGAGCACAACCAATCTCCTAGAAATACATATCAATGTGCACAGGCAAAACAGGCTATGGGAATGTATGTAACCAATTTTGATTCTAGAATGGATAAGACTGCATATGTTCTAAACACTCCAGCTAGACCGTTTGTTGACACGCGCATTATGGACATGATCCAAATTAATAAGATTCCGTCAGGATTTAATGCAATTGTAGCCATCATGACTCACACTGGTTACAATCAGGAAGATTCATTGTTGTTCAACAAGGGTTCTATTGATCGCGGATTATTTCAAGCAACCGTTTACCACACTGAAAAAGATGAGGACAAGCAAAAAATTAATGGTGACGAGGAAATTAGATGCAAGCCTGACCCCACAAAAACCAAGGGGATGAAATTCGCCAATTATAACAAGGTGAATGGCCGCGGAGTCATTCCTGAAAATGTGTTGGTGGAGAATCGCGACATTATTATTTCCAAGGTGACTCCTATCAAGGAGAATAGGAACGATCACACAAAGGTAATTAAATATGAAGATCAAAGTCGCGTTTACAGAACGGACGAGGAGACGTATGTTGATAAGAATTACATTGACCGAAATGGAGACGGATACAACTTTGCAAAGATTCGTCTGAGAGCGGTAAGAAAACCAGTTATCGGAGACAAGTTTTCGTCAAGAAGTGGTCAAAAGGGCACGCTCGGAAATCTTATTCCAGAGCAGGACATGCCCTTCACTAGAAGTGGGTTAAAGCCAGACCTAATCCTGAACCCTCATGCAATTCCGTCTCGTATGACTATTGCGCAGCTCAAGGAGACAATTCTTGGCAAGACGTTGGTTGAGCTTGGTCTGTTTGGTGACGGAACAAGCTTTGGTGAACTTGATGTGAAGACCATTTGCAAAAAGTTACAAGAAGTCGGTTACGAATCTAATGGAAATGAGATTATGTATGATGCTCTTACAGGTGAACAAATGGAGTGCACAGTCTTTATGGGACCAGTGTTTTACCAAAGGTTGAAGCACATGGTCGCAGATAAGCAACACAGTCGTTCTATTGGTCCAATGGTAAATTTGACACGTCAACCTGCTGAAGGTAGGTCGCGCGATGGTGGTCTAAGGTTTGGTGAGATGGAAAGAGATGCGATGATTTCCAATGGAGCCGCAAGATTCACACGAGGCCGTCTATATGATGCATCGGATAAATATCAAGTGCATGTCTGCAAGAAGTGTGGTCTAATTGCGTCTTACAATGACCAAATGCACATTCATCATTGCAGAACGTGTGACAATAGGACAGACTTTGCATATGTGGAGATTCCTTATGCATGCAAACTGTTGTTCCAAGAGTTGATTACAATGAACATTGCACCTCGCGTCATTACAGATTATTAACCACCTTTCAAAAAGGTGCTGCCAAAAATATAGAAATTTAATAACTCCATTTTGTTTATTTGTAATGTCTTTTTGTTCTTTTATTTTTCTTACTTTTATTTGATTTTTTACTTCTTTTTGAATTACGTCTTTTTGTTCTTTTTCCACCCTTGCCTTTCTTTTTAGATCCTGAAGCTGACGCGGCCATAGCACGTAAACCTTCGTAAATTGATCTAATATTTTCTTCAGGCAAACCAGTTGTCGCATATACTCTTAAGAATTCATCCCAATTTCCAGAATAAGCAAGTTCTCTCACATATGTTGCGGATATAGCGCCTTCTGGTCTTGCCAAAAAATCGCTATCATCAAGCTCAATTGGTGGTGTTCTCTTACTCAAAGCTTCTTTAACAAATTTATAACCGCTTGCACGATCTTGTCCTACAATTAAAAGAGCCCTTTCAATCGGCTCACTATAACTAGAAATTAACGCGTTTAATGATTTTAAAATGGGATGTTTTCCAAATTCTGGTGGAGTTGCATCATCCATGCAAATAATAATTGGTTCAATTGCATCTATGCTTCCAGGAGAAATTGGAGGAGCATATTTTTTCATTTTCATTTGTTCTTTCAATGCCTGAATCAACCCAGACAATAACATTTTACGTTTATCATCGCAATTAAACGGATTTTTTGGCATGTCTTGTGAGTGAGATAATATAATTCCAATTTTTGTTTGTCCTAAAGACGCTGCGCGATGTATAAGTTTTTCAATTAATGCCATGTGTCCTGGTGTGGGAGGATTCATGCGACCAATAGTAAATACAAGAGTATTATCTGAAGACATATATAATATAAATATATATTATATATGCAATTATTCCAAAACATATCCAACTTTAACAACACTGCGGATTATCTTCCAATATTAGTGGGTGTTTTGTGGGTTGAATCTTTTGTAATTTTTTTCACTTTCATGACTTCGCGTTCAAAAGTTTTAGAACAATGGTATAGAAATTATGGGCTTTCGGCCGTTATGGCAGATGTTCTTATTGTAATAATTGGAATACTAATTGCGAGATTTTTATATCCTTTTATTTTTGCAGCATTTTCATTATGGAAATTTATTGGCCTAACTCTAGCGATTCAAATTGCCCATGATATTTTATTCTATTACTTTTTCTCTCTTGTTCCGAAAGGAACAAATGCAATGATAGATACATTCAAGAGTTACGCGAAAGAAGTTGGGGGTTTTGCCATTTTAGGAGATAGCGCTATTATAATATTTTCTTGTTTAGCCGCATCTCATTTAGCAACGTATAGTTTAAATTGGAACATAATTAATTTAATAGTTACATTGTATTTTATCCCTTATTTAATTTACCATAAATAAAATAACTTATGGCTGTTGTCAGTGTGAATAAAATGGCTCCCCAAAGGGAATCAATAGCAACAGTCATTGGTTTCCAGTTATCAAACAACGACCAATTTGTAAATTCATATACTGTGTATATTACAAGACCCAATAAGAATGCGTCCAACAACGGTTTTCTCTCTTTAATTATAAAATAGTAAACGCCGAACACGAGAGAAATATAACACAAAACTGCAGGAATCAGATTCATATTAATGACACGCCCTTGAATTGATTTTACTTGATTGTCAAAATACCCTTTCATAGAGGTTAAGTAAATAGAATCCAATGTTACAAAAATAACAAAAGTTATCAAAAATTGTAATAAAACGCGACTGTTCATTATAATATACGACTATAGAAATATTATTTTAGCAAAAGTCTATTTCTTTTGCAAATATTTTATATCTGTATAATATAAAATGACATCTGTTGGTTATACAAATCCTATTAGCTCTTCCGGTGGAAAAAGCATAAATTTAACGCTCGGCGTTTCTAAATTGGGTGGTGGAATTCCTGGGTTCATTCCTCAAGCCACATATAACACAAACAACAACAATGAATTTATTGACACGCGTTTCTCCCTTAAGCAGGCATGGAACACTGGTTATGCTATGAGAATGTTGAACACTGATAAGGCCATTTGCACACCATTTCGCGCCGTTAACAATGCTGGTGATTTATTAAGTCGCAAATACTATTCATGCGGAGGTCCTTGCCAGACTTTTCAAAGTCGTCCTGGCATGTTTGGTTTAAAGCAACATTTTGGCGCTATTCAAAACCACTGCGATGGAACAGGCGTCCCTCCATCATCTTGCAACACCAAGTATGTTTATGACAGTTCCGATTACATTAGATACGCCAAGCAAAAGGCTGTCAACAAGAACTACAATGATGCATCATATGGTGGAAATAACTTTTCTGGCGCTCAATCCGCTATTAGAGCTATTAGACGTTATTAACCAATAATTTATTTTTATTTTGTGTAATTATATTATATAAAATGACAAAAACTAAAAATATGCGTAAAAGAAGCAGAAAAGGGGGTGATACATTGCAAACTTTAGCAACAATAAAAACAAGAAACGCTATGATATTAGCTGATGTTGATCGCCTTGAAGGGAATTGCGACGTTTCAGACATCAAAGATAATGCAAAAGAAGGATTGCAACTAATTAACGCTCTTATTGACGAACAGAGAGAAAAATCTATGTCAGATAATCAATCTAAACCAACAACTCCTGTTGCCGAAGAAGAGTCTATTCCTGTTGCTAAAGATGAATCAATTGTTGTTGCAGAAGAAAATAAAGTTGCAACACCTGAAGTAATTGATATTATGAAACAAATAATAAATGTTAACGGTTTCAATGGAACAGTTGGGGAATTATTAAGTAAAATTAGAGCAAAAATTGTTCAATTAAAAAGGACCAATAATTCAAATTACAAAAATACAGTTGATAAACTTAATGCTGTTGCTAAAAATATTTCAATGGAGACATCAAGCATAGAAAATGTTAAAAAAATATTAAAAGAGAATCAGATTACATTTAAGAATAATCTAGTGTTTGGTGGTAAAACAAAAAAGAGACAAAACAAAAAAACAAAAAGACAAACAAAAAGACGATAAGCATGAAATTTTCTTTTCCATAGATATAGTATATGACAACAATTGCCTATCATCAGTATACAAACATTCCTTACATGAGCGGCGGATATGCCAGCGCCCCAGTAATTGGACCATTAAGCACGAATAGAACGCCAAATACAACGTTTCATAGCCAGCTAGGTGTTCTTACAGGTATCCATCCTAATCCTCCTCAGTTTTACCCTTCTGATGGTGCAAGCACTTTTTCCCAAGCGCGTGCTCAATATAGAAGAACAAATACGACTCAACACAATTTTGGCAGAGGCACACAAATGTATTCTTTGATTCCTTCTACAAGTCAATATTCTGCAGACACACAGAGACAGTACAACGTTTCTCAATCAACAAAATATGTAGCACCGGCCACATCATCAATGTATATGTCTGCCAAAAAGAGTGCAGCTATTGGCAAAAGTTCATTGAAATATGGCTTGCCTACAAATGCGCCATTGTCTTATAAATGCTATGATAGAAATGATGTGAAAACTGCATTAAGAATGGTTAGATCAGGTGGATGCACCGCTCCTGCAAAGAAAGGATCTATTTTTAACAATACATTGTGCAACGGAAGAGTCTGCGCAATAGGGTCTTTGGTGTCTCAAACTTATTAAAAAAAAATGTTAAGTAAATATATAAATGAACAAGTATGTCGTTGAGTTTTTAGGAACACTTTTGTTAGTTTTTGTTATTTTAGCAACTGGTAACTATTTAGCCATCGGTGCCGCTTTGGCATTGGCGGTTTTATTGGGTGGTGCTGTTTCAGGCGGAGCGTTTAATCCTGCAGTTACACTTTCACTTTTAGCCGCCGGCAAGTTGGCTGCTAGTGATGTGGTGCCTTATATTGTCGTGGAAGTTGCTGGTGGTTTAACAGCCTTCCAGTTATACAAGATGCTTATGAAATAAAAGTATTAAGACAAAAATTAATATAAAAACAATTTTAAATTTATATTGGGGGGAGCTTGTCCAATATAAATTCTCTCCCCCAAGTTGCGTTAATAGTGTAGTGGTAACACGCATCCCTTCCAAGGTTGAACTGGGGGTTCAATTCCCTCTTAACGCAAAACATATTTAGCAATTTTAACACACTGTTATAATATAATTTTTTATATTATAATATAATATAAATGGCGAGAACAAGAAATCACAGAGGCGGTGCCGCTGTTGGCGGATTAACCAGAAGAAAGAAGAGCAGAGTCGGCGGCTCACGTAGACGTTACAAGCGCGGTGGACAATTCCAAGGCGTACAAGCTGGCGTTTCCAATGTTGCTAGTGGTGTTTCTAGTGGAGTTGGAACAGCTGCATCCACCGTCGGAAATGCTGCCAGTGGTGTTGGCAGCTGGTTTTCCGGCATGTGGGACAAGACCAAGAAGGCGGTCAGTGGCTCAACAATGGGCGGACGCAGACGTAGACGCGGCGGCCAAGCCGTTGTCGGTTTTGACGAGAAGTGGGATGTCCAAGGCCCTGCCGTTGGTGGTCGCAGACGCAGAAAGCACTAAATTTTAAATTGCATTAACATATAAATTTTAAAAACTTATATGTTACTATTTTATTTTTTCATAATTCCATGCAAAATGTAAATAGCAAGAAATCCCAAACAAGCAAAGTATAATTGAACTATTGGATCATCCGGAAAGGAACTATCCGCAATAGATGCAGGACTTAAACTCATATTTGTGAAAGACTCGTTGCATCTTTGTCCTGAAACCGGATTTGCATTACCATTTCCCCAATTACATGGATCCATGTTTCCAATGTCAACTGTTGCGACAAAATGAGTTTGATTTCCAGTTGCATTGGGTGGCAATCCACCGGTGCTAGGTGGAGTTGGACCAACTACTTGCATAGTAATTTCCTGACAATCTGGCGTTGAACCAGACGTAAAAGCGCCTAAAATAGCATACGGATTTAATACATTCAAATTACTCATTGTTCCTGGAATTAAACCCTTAAAATCTGAAAAATTAGTGTCTAACCCTGAAGAAACGAACGGAACATTCCCCATAGGAATATTGTTAACAAAAATATATCTGTCTACTTCTTTGTCGGATTTTACATCTTTACATTTTCCTCCAGTCTGTAAAAAAAACTTGTTTCCTAAAGGACCTCCAGTTGTTGATGCTCCGCCACCTGTCACCAAAACTTGAACATATTGAATCAAACCATCAATGTCTTTTGCCATTGTAGACAAGCTACCATTGTCTGACATGCCAAGCGCTTGTGGGTTTTTAATATTTTGCCAATATGGATAATCTGGTCCTAACAAATTTTCTTCTACACCTTTTGCATCTTTTAATACATTTTGAAATATGTTTGACATATAATTTATAGCTATATAAATATTTTTATTCATTAATTTATTGAATCTAAACTTTAAATAAAAATATTTTATGCGCTTTGAGTTCCGCTTACAGCCAATGGTTTATTCCCAGCCAACTGTTGTGATGCCTCTGCTTGCGCCTTTACTAAAGCAGTAACTTGATCATTTAATACAATAACGTTTCCACTTATGTCTTGCACTTCTTTATCTAGCCCCATAAGTTTATTTACTTGATCTTGTAAAATTTCAATGGACGCTGAATTCTTGTAAGCTAAAACAGATGAGGAACAAGCCGATTGATCATTTGCACCATTTTCAAGCCCTTCAACAGTCGCCCAATTAGCTAAAAAGAACTGATACACTATTAAACAAATAAAAAATATAATAAGAAACCTTACTAACATTAATATATATAAATACTTTTATTTTCTTCTTTATTTATAATATATAATGTCATCAGCATTTTATCCTCAAGGCATGCATTCATATAACAATTCATCTCCTAATGCTCCTTTCACTGCAGGGTATAAAACATGGAAAGGAACTGGAAGATATAGCAATCCGGTTGGAATAACTTCAGGTAGCATTAGACCTTTAACAAACAATGATCTTACAAATATGGCTGTTTACAAACAAGGATTAGCAAGACCACTCAAATGGCAATTTAGAAAAGGCACAATGACTCAAGCACCTTATCAAAACAAAATTATTAATCCTGCCGATCCCACTCAAAGTGTTAGTTTTAACGGAAATAGAATGAGCAAATCCACGGCAGGTTTAGAAAACAAAACTGGTGGATTAATTGGTCAGCTTATGGACCGCCCTGGAGGATACTCGGTGAAACACAACCCAACTGATGAAATAAATGAAACCACTCAATATGGTTTAGATTGCAAAACGTGCGACGGAATTAGCGTGGTCACCGATTTTGCTCCCAGCCCCTATTTGACTAATAATCCTCAGCCTGTCTGCACAAACCCTCCTCTTTGTTGCAATGAACCAAGAAAGGCTCTTCTTCGTGTAAGACCTGCCAGCACTAATTTAAAGAAAAATTATTTCACAACGCTTCAGCAATATAGACAAAACCGTTGTCAAACATACGAACAACGTGTTTTCAACTTTAAAACAGCTGATGACGGTTTTACAGATGCAGCTTTATTAAAAAATAATCCAAATATTACTCCAGCAATGCTCGCCGCAGCAAAACCTGGTAGTCCAATTACTCTTGCAAATACTTATGTTGGCAACTGTTATCCAAATACTGGTTTGAGCACTTTTACTCAGGTTGAGTTAGTAGCATTAGCATTCCAAATTTTGAATAGTAATGGACTTTTTTCGCAAGAGGACATAACAAACTTTTATAACTTTAAAATAGTAACAATACAACAGTTTGTTTGGTTCATATCAAATTTAAAATCCGGAAATGCAGCTCAAGCCGCATATATCTTCAGTAACTTTATTAATAATCCTTATTATGGAATGGGATTAACCGGCCCTAGCAACCCAAATGGCTGCAAATTAGTTGTATACAAACCAAGCAACCCTCAATTTGCAGTTCAAGGTGGCGTTTCTAGCAGCGCAAGAACATACAAATTGGGATTAACAACCGTAGAAAAGAACGTTAACAATAGCAATGCACTAAGAGGCTCTACAAGCACAATGAGCGTCGCTAATGTGGGTGGGTTGCCTTTCACGCCATTTATCTATAAATCAAAATCCCAAACATGCAGCCCTGTTCTGCCAATCATATTTAGACAAGTCAGTTATAATCCTAAAACTTGTTTCAGAAATTCCGACGATTTCCAGTCAAAAGCACTTCAGTATATGGGAATTTCAAGCGCCGGACCAACAGTTGCAAATAATGGAATTAGCGCGTCTAATCCAGGCGGACAACCTCTTAAATAACTTCTTCGTTTTTATCTTCCGTTTCCTCTTGATCAATAATCCTATTTACTTCTAAAGATGCGTCTCGTTGTGGCGTGTCTATAATATTTCCATCATCATCATACACGACAATTGGCAAAAATATATTAAGTTTGTCCACAAATTTATTATATGGGATCTTGTGTTTTTCGCACCATTGAATGCATTTTTGAATATTATTCTTTTTCAACGCCTCTATTCTATCATCTTTGTTTTTATTTTTACATAGATTAATTAATTGATCATATTGCTCCAATTGCAAATGTCCAACAATAATATTAGATTCTTCTATCTTATTTAAAAAATAATACGGAAGTTCACTGTTTATTAATGAGCTAATTTGTTTGCCATGTTGCATGCATTCAGCAATAATTGCTCTTAGAATTTTTAGCGTATTGTTATTTTCTATTGTTTTTGAGTAATCCGAAATAAAACTTTTGCAGATAACAAACCGCTCATTTTTAAACGCATTGGACGCATTTGGCTTTATAATGTAAATCTTGTCATACATACCTGTCAATAAATATAAAATATCCAAGATTGGTTTGTGATAAATTACGTCAATCTTAATTATGCAAGTTCCATTAACATTTTGGTAAGTCAATATGTTGCATAGGATTGCAATAAGATTAATAAAATAGCCGTTAACTTCCAAGTCCAAGCGATTACTAATTTCAAAATACAAAAAATCAACTGTCATCATTTCTATTCCCTGAAAAGGTCTTAAAATAGACAACTCTGAGTCAATGTTGTTCTCATAAATAATGTCGTTGTTGTTTTCTCTAAAAATGTTCATACATTCAATTGTAGATGCATTGCTTGAACCACAATGAAGCGCCTTTATGTTTCTTCCTGAAAATGAATCAAAAATATTGAATGTATTAGAAATTTCCATTAATGCGTAAAATGTTGGAGAACTTGCTTTAATCTTGCTAACTGAAAATTTTGAACTAGGAACCTTGAAATGTATGTATTCATAAGGATTAATAATCTTGTAATAAAAATCAATGTTGTAGTCTTGAATTTCTGCTTCGGATTCTGTTGTGTAGAAACTTTGTTTTAATTTTGATGCAAAGTTTTTTGCTACATTCATGTAGTGTATCAGACTGAAAGAGATTATAGGGTCATTGCCTTCATTAAAACTTGGATTTATTTTGTGTGTCGTTTGCTTCTTAGGTAATATGTAATAACTCATTCTTGAGGTTACATTATTATAGAATATTTTGTTTAAGTGATTAGCAAAATATTATATATTAGTTTATTTATTTATTAAGAACGTCTGGTTTTTGCCGCGCGTCGTTTTCCTCGCGTCTTTTTTCTTTTATTTTTACGCTGCTTGTTGTGTTTCCTTCTTGTCTTTCCACCAAGCCCAACAAGTTTTCTACAGAAGCCAGTTACTTTGTCACAACACGTTTGTTTTTTTTCATCGCATTCTTCGTTATCGTTTGAACTAATGAGTGGACGACTTTCTACGCGCGCACTGCTTAACGGTCGTCTTCTAAGTTCTGAATTTTCTTGTCCTTCCCTTTCTTTTCTATCTTTTTCTCTCTCTTCTCTTTTAATAAAAAAATAAGGGTCTATTGCTAAAATTTCTCGTTTGGTAATTTCAGGGTCATGCACTTTTCCATTTTTCCAAACTCCAGTAGGTGTGCTCGCTAGTTTGTATTCAAAATACAAAGTCATTAGTTTTTGTGTTTCATCTGGTGCAAGTTTGCGTCTTCTTCCAAACATATCCATATTTATATTTTTATATTATAGTAATATTTTTATTCTTCCAACTTCAAAGTTACCTTTTTCTTTGACGCAGTTTTTTTCGGTTTTTGAGCCGGAGTTTCAGACTCCTTTATAATAGTTCCTTCTGTTTCAACAACTTCCTTTTCGTTTTGTTGTTCTTCCAAAGCTTTTTCTTTTAATTCCTCGGCATTTTCTTTTGCTTGTTCCTTTGTCTCAGATTCAACCGCCAAGACAACTTTCTTTGCGCGAGGTTTCTTTGTTTTCTTTTCTTCAGGTTTCTCAACAACAATGTCAAGATCTTTTGCTTGCTCTGGGACTTCATCAATTGCTTCCGACGCAGCAATAAGCATAATCTTTTTGTTTAATGGGCGAGCCTTTTTATTCTCCAATGTTTTCTCGGATTTCTTTACAGATTTTTTGGCACTAGCAAGAGGTGTGCGTGACACTTTGCGCTCTGCAACAGTATCATCAATTAATTCCATAGCAACTTTTTCTGCGTTCACGTGACTAATTTTCTTGAACGCAAAATATCTATTCAAGAATGAAATCTTTTTCTCATTTGGAGTCATTTCTAATGCATCACCGTATTCATTCTTTTTAAATGGACTGCGCTTCACTTGATCTTGTAACAAATTGTATAATTCACTAAACAAACCAGACCCTTCTGGTAAACCAAGCAACTTGGCTTCGTCGCGTGTTACCAACTTGAACCCATAATTCTCCATGATTCTCTCTAGATAGTCAAAGTTGACCAAATACTCAGGAAACATTTTGTTAATAGTCTCTTGGAATACATTAATCTGGCATCCTAAACTGGTAACATCGTCATCAAACGCTGCGTCTTCGTATTCCTTTCTAATCTCCCAAATTTTCTTGGTTCCTTCGTATAGCTCAATGCTTTCACCCATCTTCTTTTTCTTTAACAGGTTGAAGATAAGCTTGCCATCGTAGCAAGTTCCAATGAAATAACCATTTAATTTCGTGCATTCGGAAATATTTCGCATAAAATTCTGAAAAGTTGTCTGGTTTTCAAACATATAGTGAACGGCAAACTGACAAGATGAGACATTGAAACCTTCTTCTCCCTTTCCAAATTGTCGTGCAACTCCTTTTCCAAGCTTCTCTGTATCATTTTGACCTTGTCCAAAAACGGCCTTGGTTATTTGCACTGCTTTATCATTCATCATCGCCAAACCGCTGCGAACATTCAGACTGCTATTTCCATTCACGAATAAAGCATAAGGAACGTGCTTAAATCTTTTGCGATAATTCAAAAACCTCGCACAAGCTCCATCCAATCTGTTTTCCAAGTTGTCCTTTGAAATGTCAATTCCAAAAACAAACGATAATTTTGCTTCAATCCATTTTGAGAAATCGCCACCTTTACCGCAAGCGTAGTCAATTAGCGTGTCCGAACGCTTTGAAACACTTGTAATCAAAAGATTCTTAACAAACAAATTGTGAAAGTCTCGCAATCCTCTTGTCTTGCTGCTTCCAGAAAATTTATTATAATACACGTCATCGTCAGCCAATTCATTTGGCACGTTGTTTCCGGTGCAAATCATTTCTTCTGTAATTGGATTATGAATGGAGTGCCAGTTGCTATTTGCAACGCGATACGCATTTCCAAAGTTCTTCTCGCCGTTTCTCAACTCTGCAGTTTTGTCATAACGAACGCGCAAAGGAACCCATCTCCAACCGGATTCATTGTCAAGAACATATCTAAACTCTACAATAGTATTATCTCCAAAGACTTCATTTTCCTCAGTATACATTTGCAAAATTCCTGTTTCATCATTCTTTAACATGATATTACAAATGCCTGCATTAGGATCGTATGGATCTGTTGGATAAAACTGCATTGGGAGATAATTATATTGCCTTTTCCCATTGTTATTTGGTTCAAATGTTGGAAGAACATCATTGATAACGTCTTGACAAGGGTTAATATATCCATCAACGCCTTCATCAAAACCACATCTCAAAACAATTGTTTTATATTCATTTATTTGAGTTGCAGAAGACGTTTGCAATCCATTCTGATAAATTGGAGTTACCTCGTCTTGCCCATTCTTTGCCTTTTTTGTGCTAACCAAGAAATCAACTGTGTTATAATAAGCTGGTTTCCACTTGAAAGAGTATTCCCATGTAGCTTTTCCTAGCTTACCAACTTTGCCAATTTCATCGGCACCAACTCCCATGTTAGCCGGCGTAAATATCAGACCATCTGTGTTATATTCAAACAATCCCTCTTTGTCTCTTGTCAAAATTAAATTACATGCATCAAATATATTTTGGCCTGAATACAATGGGTAGAATTGTTTGGATTCTATTCTGATTGGGCTAATGGCTTCCGTCTTTACTACCGATTTTGCTTCTAACAATTTAATAACGTGTTTCAATAATGGCAGACGAAACTTTGACTTCAAATCTTCTTTGGTCTTTGGGATAAATCCCAGAGCCCTGACGTCCTTTTTATCAACATAATAGATGTCAAACGCAGCATATAAATTTATGAATTTTCCAAATTTATTATGAGGGATGCTCTCTCCATCAATCAAAGTATTATACAACTCTTTTTTGTCTGTTTCCGCTCCAGTAAACAAGACATTCATATTAGTGTTTATCAAGTAAATTTTACCTTTTGCCGAAATAAACAACAAATGTCTTTCTCCGTCGGCCTTCTCAGTAACCGTGTAATCATTGCGAATATTTGGTATAATAGCGTTGTCATTTAATGGAGCAATATTTGTTATCTGAAGTGTTGTTGACGAAGGCCCTATGAAATTGCGCGGTTTTACATATTTGTGTTTTTCAGGGTCATATTCGTCCGCGTGAATCAACTTCATATACTCTTGGAGAACGTTGCGTTGTTCTGGGTAGGAAATTGGATAATTTGTTCCTTGCAGCCCCATCAAAACAAACTTGATTGTCTTGCGAATTCCTGCCAACAATGTCTCTGGTGAATCTGTGAGAGTTCCTGGACCAATTTTTGTGTTATCAACCTCCAACTCTATCTCATAGACTTCCGGATTTTGAAATACATTGGCTTCGCTCGTGGTATATTCCAATACAGGATTTCTATCAGAGAATCGTGAGCTTTTAACAATACTCATATCAACCTTAATGGGAATTTCCGGATGCGTAAATGTAACTCGGTTTAAGTATCTAAAACTCTTTTTTGTTTTCTCCCAGTTATCAACAATGCTTTGTATCACACCAGTTGTATTGCGCATGTTATTCTCAATGCTATATGAAACTCTGAAATTAAAGTCGTCAAAGTTAACAGGAAATACACGCTCGGCGTCTTTTCCTGTGCCCTTTGAATAAGTGCCTTTGTTGTAAAATTTGGTAGAATAAACAGACGACATTTTTTTTATATCGTTGTGTTTACAGTAATCCTGGATTTCATGGAACCCAATAATTTCTGCTCTAATTGGAGACAATTTGAACCTTCCTGATGAAGGATCCAAAAATTCGTTTTGAATTCTCAACAAATATTCACCCTCTTCGCAAGCTGAAGTAAACCCAAGAGACTTTAATTTGCGAATAACGTTATCAAAATCTATTTTGGTTAGAGGCTTGATTCCTCTTGTTCCAAACTTTACTTCCAACTCATTGTTTTTCTGAACATCTCTTACGTATGGATTGTTTGCCCAGAACAACTTGATCAATTTGTCTAATTGAACTTGTGGAGATTCTTTTGATTGATAGTTGGGTCGCTCTTCTCTTTTTTTATATTGTGACGGTTCTAAATTTTCAGGTTCTTTTTTGAGGGATGACATAGTTATATATATTACATTACATATTTTTATATTTGAATCAATTTTTTAAATATTCATTATTATTAATTCGTACAAGTCCTTTTTAGTTTTATTTTTTAATGCGTCAGTGCCACCGTTTGGCGAAACATCCAAAGCTAATTTTTTACACAGGTCACTCAATTCTTCCAACTTATATGCACTCATTGCTTTTAGTGGTTTTTCTACGCTTTCCCACTTGAACAATGTGCTACGATAAATGTCCAACTGTTCATTTGTTGGTGTCAGTTCATAACAATAGTTGAAAGCCGACGAATCCATATTATTTATGCAGTGAACAGCATGCATGGGCATTTGGTCATCGCAAACCAATTCAAAACATTTTCGCTTGTGAATATACATAATATTAATGTTATTGGCAATACAAAGAGCAATAAACGTCTTCATCCCAATTATCTGTTTATTTGCCAATTCATCTTCCACGTCTTCTCTAATATTCTTTATCTTCTTTGTTTTTAGTTGTTGCTTATTATTGCGCATATGTTCAATGCACCTAAATTTTTCTTCCTTTTCATTGACAAAACTAGTTATCCCTGGATATTCATACTTGGAGAATCCATTTTGGATAATAAAATAGCACCAAAAAAGCTGGTCTTTCTCTTTCGGATAAAAAAATCTTTCTTGAACCTTCTTTTCAGTTTGTTGTTTCTGTTTTTGAACTGGCTTTAACTCAGCATTATGAAAAGATGAATGCTTTGCAATAAGTTTGCTTGTTAACATATAATCTTGTAAATTACTTAATACATGATTATAATCATTTTTTTGTTCTTGAACTGATGATGGACTATGCATATTTATTTTTTCCTGAATTATCTTTATTATCTTTCGTAAAGTATATATTCTTGAAATCTTCCTTTTGCTTTTCAAGAAAGTTCAAGTGAACCTCTTGCGTGTTGACGTAGTTAATATATGTCTTCAAGTTGTCAATGATTGCGTCAGACAACTCAGTTAAATTAATAAACGTGCCATATTTGTTCTCATTCAATATAACCGTTTCATCCTTGCTAAGAATGCGTAATATTTCAACTTGATTGAACTTTGGCATGGACTCAATCTTTTCTCTGATTAAATTCAAATCGTTAAACTCGTAGGATGACTCTGCTAACATTGTTTTATATGATTAAAAAAATATTTTTAAGCTTGTTTGTTGTATTTTAGTTAAATTTATTTTATTGTTTTTATTTTTTATTGAATTTTGCGAACAATTTTTGTTCCATTATAACATATCTCCCAAATATCTCCTTCTATATAGTTGCCGTTATCCCAATAAAGACCGTGGATAACATTGATAACAACAAATTTATTATTTGCAAGCTTGAACCACGCACATCCGGCTTTTACGTTTCCGACGGCGTCATAAGTTACTTGTTTAATTTTTGGCCGACCTCTCAGCATATCGTATCTTAAATCGCTGCGAGGAATGCGGTGAATGTGAATGAATTTTCCTCTGCGCCAACAACCCTCGCCTGTAAATTCTTTAATAATGTCAACGATTACCACAGGCAAAACGCTTCTTAGAACATGCGTCATTTTCTTTTTATTCTGGTTCTTGTTATGGTTTCTTTTATAATTAACCATTTAAACGTTTTCAATTTTTTTTGGAACGTCTTGTCTTTTTTGACTTCTTGGTCTTATTTCTATTTCTTCTTGATTTTTTTCTTCCTCCGGTAAGAGGAATTCCCAATAATGTTTGAATGGTATTACGCGTATTAACTCTGTTTTGCAGAGATGCAGTTAATAATCCTGTAACATTTTGGTTGAGTGCTACTTGCAATACATCTGCAATATTTCCTGATTGATTATTAATATAATTTTCTAAATCTGCAATTTTACCTACATAATTCGTAGCTGTTAAAACATCTGTTAAAATTTTATTTCTATTACTTGTTGTTGTTGCTGCGGCTGGATTTTGAGCATCAACTTCTGTTGCACTTCTTATTTCAATCTGTTTATTTGCATTATTAATAATTGTATAGTTTTTGCACACACTTCCATTTTCTGTAGTTCTATCTAAAACTGTATATGCCTGTCCATTTATTTCAATTTGATCTCCTTCTTTAAACCTGCAAACATTTCCAACGTTAATTTTTGCTCTATTTCCACTATTATATATGTAAAACCACGACTGCTCATTTGGAGGAACATAAGCGTTTTGTGTTTCTAAATTTGTTTTTGCTTCTGCAGGAGTTGCTGCTTCTTGCGCCGTATTTGAATTAAAACTATTAACTGTATAAGGAACGCTAAAATCCCTTTGACCTGACTTCGGTTTTAAACTCATTGCAGAATAATGCCCAGGGTTCATACAATATATAAAATAGTATGGAAGCAGTTCATCATTTGGACCTGCAATGGTCATTCCCGGTGCATCGTGGCGACCACCAGTTCCAATTGTTGCGGCAACAACGCCAGAGCTATCTGAAAATATTATTAAATTAATATTAAAAAATTTGCAAAAAACGTTAGCATCGGCGTCAGTTAAATAAGCTTTTTCATTACTAATATTTGGATTAATTCCACGAGAATATATATTTTGTCCTTTAAAATTTCCAGACATTTCCATTGTTTCATCTTTGCCGGACGCGTCCCAAGGTGGTAAAAAAGAAACTTTTTCTTTACGAAATCTGTTGCCTATTTTCTTCTTATTAGGATCACTTAATTCTCTATATTCTGGACATATTACAGTTAAAATAGCATGAAGCATGCATGTTCCATCTCCAATTGTCAGATATACATTTACTTGGTCTTTTACTTCTTGAATTATAATTGCTCCTTGAGTTATATCTTGGTAAGAATCATTTTGTTGAGGCTGAGCGGCTTCAGGTTGCTTGGCAATCCATGCACACAATTCTCGTTGATTTGTTGGCCAATTGTCTGGGTCTGTTCCACCAGAACCATTTTGATTTTTTCCATAGTTATTATTTCTACCACCACCATAAGTTCCCGTTTCTTGAGGAGATTTAATGATTGTCGTTCCAGTAGATGCACCTGAACCTGAACTGCTGCTTGCAGAAGAACTACCGCTTGAACTAGAAGAACTTGGAGTTGAACTTGTAGCAACTGATTTAAAAACTACTTTAACTTTTGGTATAGCATTTAAAAAATTGCCTAATTGCGTTCCATCTGGTTGTTTATCCTCAAAACTTTTGGTTGACGTATTATAATAATTGCCTGAACAATTTTTAGAACAAGCCTCACACCAGGTTCCAGTTTCACTTTTATTCAATGGTCTTTTCCAAGTTGTTTCATGAGTTTGTCTGTTAAAATAATAGAATTCTCCTGTATCTGTTGTATATCTTGTCCAATTCCAGTTTGGGTCTTTAGATTCTTCTGAATCGTCTATTTCAAGGTCGTTCAATGGGTCTGGCTTATTTAATGATGCTGAAGATGAACTTCTTGATACTGCTGGTAGTCCTGATGTTGATGTTGATGTTGACATATTTGTTATTATATTATATATAGATTATATTAACTTTCTAAATTCAATATAATCCCACAATTATTATTAGTTTAATCGTCTCCAATAACTAACTTGGGCTTTGATAACTCCTTATTCATTCCCAAGTTAGAATAGTCCTTCTTGGGTTCAACCAACTCAGCAATTATGCTAACATACTTGTCATTCAACTCAAATCGTTGTCCAATAACCCTCGCAGTGAATTTAGTTCCCTCCTCAATGGTTGAGAAATACTGAACCATGTAGTGGTGGTCTCTTGTAATAAAGACGATCACTGGACTAGGTGTCTCATCCGAACTTTCCGCGCGAATGCCTGCCTTTGTAATATTCTTTGCAACACATTGAATCAACATTCCTTCCACAGGGCAGCAAATCTTGCATTCAAATACTACCTCAAATCCAATGTTTGTCCCTTTCACCAATCCACTAGAGTATGTTATAATCTTGCATGAACCTACCTTAATAAACCCTTCCACTACACACTTCCCCTCAAAATTATCTATAATATACCGTTCAATAGTCTGCTGAACATTCTTACCAATATTTACTATGGGCAATGATATACTGCGAGTGATTAATGCTCTTGAGTATATATTGTTTTCAATAGTTTGCTTCTTCTTGTATTTTGGTTTTTGAACAGCCTCCATGAGTGTATATATTATATAATTATCTTTTTATTTCCATTTCAATTTTTATATTTAATAGATTGTTAGAGCCCAACAATTTATTTTTTTTAAGTTTTAACAGCTTTATCTAGTATCTGTATTATATCTTTAATTCCTTTTTAGACAGCATTGCCGTCTCAAAATCAAAAAACCACAATTTGCTGTTCTTTTTAGTTTTATTGTAATACCTAAACAATAATTCTTGCAATGAACACAATTCGGCTTGAACCATGCCTTTGGTTGTTCCTTGTGTATATTTATCAAACAACTCTTGACCTAGCAACTCAGTTAATATTGCAATCTTTTTTGGTTTTCCTGCTTCATCACATCTAGCTCCGGTATTTCTCTTTGCTTCCATGTCTTTTACCTTAAACACCAAATATCTGTTCTTTTGATCTTGGCCAATAAAACCTATTAATTTGTTCAACTCAAATTTCATGTAATCCATTTTTGTTACTGTTTCCATGGCAATTTCTCTTTCATCCTCCGGTTCGGCCTGATGCCATTTCTTATCTTTCAGTATCATAACGTGAATCTTATCTCCAGAGAATAATATCATGCTAGTTAACCGCGCCGTTTTAATAAGTTTTTTATCAAGATACTTCTTTACATAATAGTCAAACGTATTTTCTTCAAATGAATCAAATGAATATATATATTTTATCAAGTGTAATTTATCATTGTAATCAAGCATGTCAACTATATGTTCAACTAAAAATTCAAGAGCATCAGGTGATGTTATAATTCCATTTTTAACTAGTTTTCTTATAGTCACACCGCAGTGTTTATACCAATCGTCGTCTCCTCTTGGGACAATTTCGGTTGTTCTTGCAAATGACATAGTCAAGTCAAAATTTTTCTTCATTTCAGTTAAAACATGGGGTTCTTTTTCTGCCGGCTTGGGTTGTTCCCCCATTTTTGATTGTGATTCTTTTTCTTGTTTTTGTTTGTGTTGTTTTTGTTCCACAACTGGCAAAGGTGATTCCTTATCATCCTTAAATAAGTTTGATTTTATGTCAAATTTCACCATACTGTGTTTAAAGTCTAGAGGAACTGAACGTTCATAAATGGTTGCATGTGGATTATTGAGTTCACTTGGTTGAAACAAGTAGTATTCTCCAATATTAATCAAATGTCCAGTTCTTCCATATTTATCAGTTATTGGTTCATTTGCATCTTCTATCAATTGCGTCAATGCTGCATATATTTGAACCATTGGATATGGCTTGGGAGTATTTATCTTTTGCATTAAATCACTCTTTTTAAAGAAGAATTTGCCATCCAATTTGTCACTGAACAGCCTTCTAATCTTTTGCAGTATCTTTTCGGAGTTCATTACAATAAATGCTTCATTATAAGTGTCCACTCTTGTTTTTGCAGAATCGTCAAAATCAATATCTTTATTAGGTTGGCATTTATATTCACAATCCGCCATATAATCGCACGCGGCGGAATAAGGAATATCACCAACTTTAAAATCGTCCATAACCATGCCATTTGATAAAATCTGTTTTACTTTTTTGCTTGTCTCCTTTTCAATATTTTCCTGAGTAAAATTTGTTTGGTCGTGATTTATTAAACAATCAACAGATGTCTCTTTTAACAATCTGCTAACTCTACCCATTTGAACTGCTTTGTATTCTGCAACTCTATATACATATAAATCGGCTGCTTCCTCTTCGTTATCTTCCAATATTGTTCCATATATGAATATCAACACATTTCTCTCTTCAAAGTCTAAATCTTTATGACTGAAATTGCGAACACCTCTTCCAACAATCTGTTCAATCCTATTCATGTTATACCATGGGTCAATAATATGGACCTGTCTCAAAAACTTGAAATCTACGCCTTCTGAACCTGCTTGAGAGATAAGAACCACTTTAATTTTATAGCCTTTTTTATTATCATCATTTGTAATTGCTTTAATCTCAAAATCATTGTTTGGCGATAATCTTGGATCTCCGGTTATCATAATATATTTGGCAGGCATAAAGCTGTCTTTCTTACTTTCACGAGGTTTCAATGTTCTTGAATCCACCAATTCTGTTGGAGGAGTTTTGAATAACGAATTGGCACCATCACCGTATCTAGAAAATCCCATTTCTTCTAATGCAAGCGCAACTGGCACTAAACCACCGTCAATGTATTGTGAATAAATCAATATAATGCCTTCAGCAACGTGACCATCATCTGATAAAATACTCTTGCAAATAGAATTAATCTTTGAACTATAATTTCCAATTTTATTGGGAGAAAAAATTTTCTCATCTTTGTCAAGTAACCATTTTTTATATTCAAATGACCCTTTTTCAGGTGGATTTTTACTATCAATGAATTCCATGGTTCTCTCTAAGCCGCGCTTTCCAGTTAAATCATTCGCGTTGATAAATACTTCACGTTCACTAACTACGCTGTCGTTTTCTGAATCTCCTCCTCTATAAGAAGTTATTGATTTTCTACTAGATGGTTTTCTAGTAAGTTTAATTACTTGTTCTTCTTGTTCTTCTTGATGAGGTTCTAAAGCAGATTCCAATTGTTTTACTCCTTTATACTCCTTTAATTTTGGAGCTATTGTTGCTATTTTGGATAACTTTTTCTCTCTTGGTTCTTCTTCTTCAACATCAGAATCCTCTATCAAACTGGATAGACTCTCAACCGGTTCTACCTTCTCAACAAGATGCTCAAGACCTTCCATTGGATAAACAATATTAAGTGCCTCTAATGGTATCTGTAATAAAGTATAACCAAATGCCTCCATATTTTCAAAACTCGGCATTTCTCTCACAACTCCAGTTTTTGTAGTTGTGCTAATTTTCTTTTTTCTAAGGCTATCAATTGCAAATTTGTATCCCATGGCTTGATATTTTCCAATATCAGTTAGATAAATAGTTGGTTTTAAAATTTGAATTACGTCTTGGTCTTTAATTCTCTTTCCGTTCATCTGAAATTTTGGATATTTTACATCCTCCAATGTTGACTTGGGAGAGAAAACGGACGGATAAACTCTAAAAGGAAATGTATAAGGATTTTCTCCTCTTACAAAAGAAACATATCCAGTCGCCTTTCTTGAAAGCAATTCTTTGCCCTCCTCTTCTCCATTTGGTCCCTTTTTAAAATTTCCATCTTTATCAAATACGTCTTTAATTTCAACTGTTGCACGACGATCGTTCAAGTTCATCAAATTCAAAAGCCAAACAATTTCCTTATAGCTATTATACATTGGTGTAGCGGACAATAATAACAAACGCATATTAGAAGCAGATTTAACCAAATCTTCCAGTTGAACGGCGACCTTTTTATTCTTATTTTCTTCCGCAATACGAATATTGTGAATCTCGTCTATCACAATTAAACGGTTGTCAAATTCGTATTTTAAATTGCGAGTCATTTTAATGCGCTTATCTTCTTCGTCTCTGAAAGAACCTTTTACTTCTTTAACCTTTTCAATATAATTTGCAAACTCAATATAACCTAAAAATAAATAAGAAGTGTTTATAATTGCTTTAATTTGGCTAACAACTTTTTCCTTTGTTAAACCTTTCATGTTCATAGGATTAATTTCCTTTATAAATTTGTTTCCGGTCGCACCCTTTAAATTCCAAAGCCCATCAACTAATTTTAATTTTCTTTCGTCAAATAGCTGAACACGAAAGTTATCTTGAACATTTGGTGACGCAACAATGATTGTGCGTTTTGAAATACCCATCTGTTTTAAATAATCTCTTTGCTCCTCGCACACGCCAATAGATGTTGCCGTTTTGCCGGATCCTAGTCCATGATACAGCAAAAGGCTGTTATAAGGAGTTTGAAATGAGAGAAAGTTTCTAACAAACGCTTGTTGTGGAGCCAATTCAAATTCAGCATTTGCTAAAAGCTCAGCTTGCTCCTTAATGTCGTAAATTTTTCCGTCATACCGATTGTCATTAAACTCTTTTTTTTCTGCTATTTTAACAGTAAAATTTGGGTCATTTAAACTAGGATACAAATAATCGTCTTCTTCAGGATGTTGACCTAATTCATTTCTCTCTACCAGCTCTTTTTTTAAGAGGAATTTATTGCAAGTCTTGTCATATTCATTACCAGGCGCAGCGCAGTTGTTTTTTTCATATTCACCTTTTAGATCATCTTCCACAATAGGAGCCACCTGATCGGCAAATTTAAGTTTTTTAACTGGTTTTTGTTTAAAATTTTCTTTTAACTCTGTAATTTTTGTTCTTCGTGTTTGCATATTATATATTATGAATATAATCTATATTCTTGTAATACTTTATTTATATTAATAATTATTTGTTTCTTTTCTAAATTGTAAGGTCTAATTGACTCTAAACACTCATCAATTGTTTTCCATGCTAGCTTGCTCACCTCGGTTTTCTGAAAATTTTGCAAGGTGTCAACAGTGTCGTTCATATATGCCAAATAATATTTGTGTTTATACGATTTATGATTTGATCCAATAAATATCTCCTCAAATGGTAACAGATTTTCAATAATAGTAATCTCTTTGCTTGAATATCCTGTTTCCTCTTCAAATTCTCTTAATGCGCATTCTAAATCCTTTTCTTGAAAGTTACGCCTTCCTTTGGGAAATTCCCATTCAGTCTCGTCCCATCGCGTTTTACTGTTGTCTATGATATCATCAAGTGTGATTTTTTCAGTATTCACTTGGATTCCATTTTTGATGACATCAAACTTCTTAGAAGCAGCAACTTCTTCGCCTCTATATTGCATTCCATTGGTGTCTCCCCACATCGTTTTCCATAAACTGTCAAATGACTCTGTCCTTAAACGATCCTTTTCACAAACAGACATTTCGTCTACGCTTTTTTGAATCTGCTCCACATTGTAAGACGAATATTTTCCCCTAATTAAATCAATGTAACCAAAACTATCCTTGCGACGTATCATTAAATATTGAACTCCTTTGTCACTTGACCTAAATAATATAATTCCATAACTTGTAATTGGCAATTTGCATTGGTGAAATAAATGTCCGTGTTTTCCACAGTTGTTGCATATGTTTGTTTTATTCATTCAATCTATGACTTAGGTTATATAGGCATTTATGTTTAAACATTTATCTTTTAATATTAATTTATTCAAATGGGATTAGATCCAAGAGTATGGGGGCCTCACTATTGGTTTTTTTTACATACAGTAGCAATGTGTTATCCACATAGACCAAATACTATTACAAAGAAGAAGTATTACGAGTTTATTCATAATATACCAATGTTTATTCCTGTTGAAACAATGGCAACATATTTTAGCCAACTGTTAGACCAGTATCCTGTGTCGCCTTATTTAGATTCGCGCGATTCTTTTATACGTTGGATGCACTTTATACACAACAAAATTAATCAACGGCTTGAAAAGCCAAACATTTCTCTCAGCAAATTTTACGAAAACTATTACGAGCAATATAAACCAAATGATTTGAAAATGAGAGAATACTATAAAATGCGCAGCAAAATTATATACTTTATCATTATTGCGGCATTTATTGGCGTTATTTTTTATTTATACAATCAGTGATTTAGTTTAGAGTTTGTTGCAAATAATAATCTATAGTTATTTTAACAACAACAAAATGAAAAAAATTAAAGGAGGAAAAGCAATCGCGTCAGGTGGTTTTGGGTGCGTTTTTAAACCTGCCATAAAATGCAAAACAAGAAAAAATAAAGAAGCAGGCATAACAAAATTAATGAAAACAAAATATGCAAAGGCTGAATATAAAGAAATACAAGAATTCAAAGGCCTATTAGATGATATTCCAAATTACAGCGATTATTTTTTGCTAGATGGGTTTTCATTATGCGAACCAGAAGAGCTTGAAAAAGAGGACCTTGACAATTTTGACAAGAAGTGCAAGTCTCTTAAAAAAATAGATATAACCGCGTCAAACGTTAACAAGTCACTGGGTAAACTGCTTTCTCTCAACATGCCTTATGGAGGAGTTGATGTTGGAGATTATGTTGAACGAGAGAAAATGGATTATAAAAAAATTCACAAGATGAATGTCTCATTGATAGAACTTTTGAAAAAAGGGATTGTCCAAATGAATGAGAGAAATGTATATCACTGTGACATTAAAGATTCCAATATTTTAGTAAAAGAAGAAGGTCATTCAGATGTTAAGACGCGTTTAATAGACTGGGGTTTATCAACTACATATAAGTCAGGTGAAAAGATTCCAAAGCCTTTAACAAATAGACCTTTTCAATTCAATGTTCCATTTTCGGTTGTCCTATTCAATGATACTTTTGCAAAAATGTATACAGAGTTTTTAAAGAAACATAAGGAACCCAGTTTCTTTATTATTCGTTCTTTTGTTATTAATTATGTGATATCATGGGTAAATAAACGCGGTCCTGGTCATTTGAAGGCGCTTAATAGCATTTTTAAAGAATTCTTTGAGCGCGGATTAATTAATATTGAAGAACAATTTAAAGACGACTTGATAGAATTTGATTACACGTTCTATTTTATATTTGAATACATCTCTTATGTTCTGTTCAAATTTACGCGAGATGGAAAGTTTGAGAAGATGGAGTATTTTAGTCAAGTGTTCTTGAAAAATTTGGATGTCTGGGGATTTACTATGACTTATTTGCCTATTTTAGAATATTTGAGTAATTATTACAATAAATTATGCGACTGCGAATTGGAAATTATAGAAAAAATAAAAGAAATGATTTTATATGTTATTGAATGCAGTTATGTGCCAGTTGATGTTGACAAAGTTGTTGCAAAATTGGAAGATTTAAACGCCTTGTTTTTAAAGGCTGATAAAAAATCCACGGTGCACTTTCAGGAAAAACACCCAACGTCTAGTTTAACAATTTCTAAATTAAAAAAAACTACAACAAAATCTACAACAAAATCTACAACCAAATCTGCAACAAAATCTACAACAAACTCTACAACAAAAACAAGCAAACGTAGCTCTAGTTCTAAAAAAAACAGCACTATGAAAAAAACTAAAAGCTCTCAAAAATAACCAGTTAGTTCGTCGCGCAATATATAATAATCTTATAATATATTAACAATGAAATTGGAGTTACTAATATTTGGAATAACCGCATTTTTAGCTTACAATACTTATTATGACGGAAAATACACAAAAATGATAATGAAAAATAAAAAATACTTTCAAATAGCCTTTTTCGTATTTTTAGGTATCATCTTTTATCTCATGGTTAAACGCAACCCAGCAAGGTGCAAAAATATTCTTCTTCACGCCAATAACGTTGTCAAATATATGCCTATTGATAAATCCTCCATGGATATGCTTAGTCCATTAATAGACTTTACAACGACATCTAGCAACTCAAGTTTTATGGGCAACTTAAATGATGAAAACGACGTGGGTGCAAGTATGGGATCAATAAACGCAGAGAAACGCATTCTACAATCTGGCGGCAAAAGCACAAAACGTTCAGTAAGTGAAACAAAAAAGAAATATGTAGCATCTAATCAAGGGTGGAAGTGTGGAGATTGCAAACAACAATTAAATGCCTGGTTTGAAGTTGATCATATCAAACGTCTAGAATACGGAGGAACTAATGAAGTTGCCAACTTGGTTGCTTTGTGTAGGGACTGTCATGGCAAAAAGACCGCCATGGAAAATATGTAACTCCACTTTGGGAAAGGTTGAGCCAAATCTTGTTGGAGTTTTGCGACACTTTTCCCAAAAGTGTCTTTTGGAAAAGGAAAATATAATGTAATTATATTATTATATTATATTATGAGTATCCCAAAAGCTACAGCAATTCCTATAATAAATAATGCAACCCCATTAGACTCTGCAAAGAATTATGATTACGCAAAATTAAAAACTCCTCTCATATATGGAACGTTTTTTGCCATAATCTTAATACTTATGGGGGTTACTATTGGACTATTGTATTCAAAAAATATAGATTTGCCTGGCGCGCCATCATTAACACAATCGCAAAACAACACCGCCATTACAATCATTGCATTTATGTCGGCAATAGTGTTGATTATTCTTCTAACAATACCAAATTATAAAGAGTTCTTGAATTTTTTAGGAAAATTAAAGTTTGTTTTGCTTCTCGCAGGATATATTATTGGCCTCATTATATTATATCAATCAGTCCCTAAAGGAATTATAAATGCATACGCGTTCTTATTTTTCCCAATAACAATGCTAATTGGCATTTATCTATTTTATTTAGCAATGGAGAAAGGAACTTTATACGGTTTAGATTTAAATTACGAACGAATTAAATATGCATTGGTTTACTTTTGTTTACTTGTGTTTATTTTATTGTTTTACACAGTAGACCCAGGAGGTTATCTAAAAACTTATTTTGGACCTTCTCTCGTTGTTACAATCTTATTGGCCATTTTTGGATTCCTCTATTTGATAACATTGATGACGTTGCCTTCTGTAAAACAAGGAACAATGCCAAATAGTTCGGCAGGTGGTCTTTTCAAAGGGCTTACCAAGATGAGTCTTTTTAGTGGAATTGCATTTATTATTTTTTTAATTGTTATTGTTTCAGGTATTCTTGCTTATCCTGGTGGGTTCACAAATGGAACCGGACTTGCCGGAAGTGATAAAACAAACAAGGTTTCTCTCATTGTAATATTGCTCATAGTCATTTTCATTGCATGGATCCTGTTTTTTGGAATACAATCCTTCTCAAAAATACCTTTTCGCGACAGTGCCGGAGATGTTAATTTAAGCCTATCCAATATCACAAATATTTCACGCCAGGTTTTTATGCTTTTGTTTGGTCTCATTTTTTCAGGTTTACTTATTGGTTGGCTTGTCATGGGAGTTGAAGGTCTTTCAAGTAAATCTGGCATCGTTTCGTTTATTCTAAACGCGCTAATTGTGATTGCTATTTTGGGATTAGTATTCAAACTAGTTACCGGCGGAACTTATTACAAAAAGAGTCCATTTTTTAGATTGATAGTCAATACACTTTTATACATCCCTTGTATTTTAGTTGGGGTGCTTGATACTATTATGAGCATTTTAGGTTTTGGTGCTGGTGCTGGAGCTAATGCAGGAAAAGCTGGATTGAGTGGTTTATGGTCTGGGTTATCTACGACAATAGAATCTACTAAAAATACTCCTGCCACATATTACGCTTTGCTTGTTATTATAATTTTGTTATATGTTGTTTATTTTTTCCTTGGACAACAAATACAAACAAATGTTGCAAAACAAGGCGGAACAATACTAGTTAATAGTCCTGTGTATACAAATTCAGAGAATGCAATTGGCACATATGACAATTTAAATGGAACGGATGCCAACGAAAATCCATACGAATACAATTACGCCATTTCATTTTGGGTTTATATAGATGCTGTTAGTCCAAATGTCAGTTCATCTCTAGACAAATACACTTCCTTATTAAATTATGGAGGAAAACCAAACGTTTTATATAATGCAAGCGAGAACACTCTCATGATTACCTTATTAAACACCGGAGAACCTGCCATTGGAAGCGTTAGTCGTCTCAAAAACCCACAAGAACTAGATGCAAGCGGAAATATAATTATCTATAAAATGGAAAAAGTCTTATTGCAAAAATGGAATAACATCATTATTAACTACAGTGGTGGAACTATGGACATTTTTTATAATGGTAAATTGGTAAAATCTGTAAATGAAGCTGTTCCGCAAATGTCCAAAGACACTCTGACAATCGGCGCAAATAAAGGCGTAAATGGAGGAATATGCAATGTAACATACTTTAATTCCAATATTAATGCGTCTCAAATATATTATTTGTATAACACTGTGAAAAACAAAAATCCTCCTGTTGCAAATCCAGCCAAAGAATCAATCGCTAAGAACGTCTTAGCAGGTGCAAACATAAAGGCAAATCCACCAGTTGTTACAATTCCAATTACAATTGATGTAAAATCAGAACCGCCAAGCGATGAAGCAAATCCAAATCCTCCGCCTGTAAAAGGAGACCCAAATAATCCTTATATGAATTACTTGTCATTCAAATGGTTTGCTACGGCAAATAATGATAATTACAATGGATAATAAATTTCAGTATTAAAACATTTATTACAACGCAATAAATGTTTCTCATTTTAAGAAAAATTCTATTAGTATATTATATATCAATGGAGATTAAGAATATTCTTCTCGTAGTCATAATTATCGTGTTGTTATACATTGTTATTCGCTATGTATTTGCAGATGTTAACACTCTTACAAGCCTCAACTCTGGAACATCTATGCAAAAAATTGCGGCTGGCAGTTTAGCGACAGGAACAGTCGCAAATTCAAGCAATTTTACTTATTCAATTTGGTTCTATATTAATGATTGGAACTACAAATACAATGACGCTAAAATTTTGTATGGTCGTGTGGGGGCTGTTACCGACAGCCAAAATATAACAATTGAAAGCATTAAGAATAGTTTGCCTTGTCCTGCCGCTATTTTAGGCGCAATTGAAAACAACTTATCCATTTTATTAACATGTTTTCCTGGAACAACTCCTGCATCAAGTGAAGACGCAAGAGCTTCAGATGGTTCTGTTGTTCACACTTGCAATATTAGCAACGTTCCCATTCAAAAATGGGTAAATTTACTTGTCAGCGTATACGGAAGAACACTTGACGTCTACCTTGACGGCAAATTGGTCAAAACGTGCGTATTACCAGGCGTTGCCAAAATCAATGCCAACGCAGACGTTTACGTGACACCTGCCGGTGGATTCTCTGGATGGACCGCTAAATTCCAATATTATCCCAACTCAACTGACCCACAAACAGCTTGGAATATTTACCAAAAGGGATATGGCGCGAGCTGGTTATCTAATATTTTTGGAAAATACCAAGTTAAGGTGGCTTTTACTGACAATGGAACTGAAACTAGTAGTTTTACAATTTAATTAGGTTTTTCTTATATATAATATATATATATGGATAACGGTAGTTTCACAACACAAAGTACTGGAAGAGGAAGTGGAATAAAAGATTTTATGAATTCAAGCAGTTTAGTGGCAAGAATTGCATTTTTATTATTAGTTATTTTAGTTTTTGTCATTGTTCTCCAATTTTCAATGTCAATTCTAGCGTGGTTTTTTGGCCCAAATAATTCTCCTAAAATAATAAATGGTATGGTTGATGCCAAACAAACAATAATTATTCCACAGGATCCCAATGCGTCTGGCGCAAAACCCATTAATCGTTCTGTAAACGGACCAAATGGAATTGAATTTACTTGGTCCGTTTGGACGTTTATAGATGATACCCCATCAAGTAAATATCGTCACGTTTTCAGCAAGGGAAACGCAAATGTTGTTCCTGACACTGGATTGAACTTCCCAAATAATGCTCCTGGGTTATTTATTATGCCAAATACAAATGCATTCAAGATTATTATGAACACTTTCAATGACATCAATGAGGAAGTTATAATCAATGACATTCCATTGAACAAGTGGGTCAATATAATAATTAGATGCAAGAACACTACATTGGATGTTTATATTAATGGAACTATCACAAAAAGTATGGAATTAAGTGGAGTTCCTAAGCAAAACTATGGAGACGTTAACATTGCATTAAACGGAGGTTTCTCTGGTTACGTTTCTAACTTGTGGTATTACGATTATGCGCTTGGAACGGCGGCCATCTATAATTTGGTTAAGAATGGACCAAACACCAAGATGGTTGGGTCATCTGCCATGAATTTGAAAAATCCCAACTATTTGTCAGTCAGATGGTTTTTTGCTGGAGCAGGCGATCAGTTCAACCCTGTTGGAACAACGCCCTAATTGTTTTGAATTGTCTATGCATTAATTTTTATTTTATTTTATATAATTGTATATAAAATAACATGTCATGTCTTGCACCAAATTATAATCCCCAGCCGCCAAGAGAATGGAGCCGATATGAAAATCCATGCGCTTATATAGATAATCCAGAGGACCCAAAACCAGAACTTGTCTATAAGTTTGAAGTTCTTAAGAAAGGTAACATTCTGCAATACAAAAAAAACAGTTCAAATATAACCAAACAACAACGTTATGCACAAATAGCTCGCGGATTATGGACGAATCGCACGACAACGTGGGCAACGCAAAGTGACCGCTACACAAATCCAAATACAAATAGCTTGAGGCGTTCCAATTTTCAAAATTATAATACAGTGACTCTTGCACCCACTTCTGCACCAATTACATGTCCTGCACCGGTTATTCCCACTAATTATGTATTACCGCCTGTAAATGGAGGGTCTGGTTCATCCGGACCAAATCCAGCACCAGTTATTCCTCCTCAACAAAACCCACCTCTAATTTCTCCAGCAAATCCTGTCATTCCGCCTATTATCCCTATTGTTGAGCCAGAACCAGTTATTATTCCAGACGGAGGCAGTCTTATTTGCAATGTTAGTGAAAATATTTGCACTGGTCAGATTTATGATATTACAGCGAATCAATTTTGCTATCCTACAACGGATTCCGACGTTCCTGGACCTGTTATTTATTTATGTTATAATGATGGTTTGCCAACTTATTATCCCAGAACGCGCCGCGTTTTCTCTGCCGGAGGCAATAAATGGCCTCAAGGAGAAAAATTTATATTTTCAGCGAATTCAATTGTCCCCACTAATAATGTAGCAAAATCTTTTTTGTTTTCTTTATAAAATATATAAAACATTTTATGAACTTGGAGTTCCCAAAAAACGATATTAAAACAAATGGATATATTTTATTGCGAAATGTTTTAACTCCTGAACAGTTAAACTCTGGCTTGTCTTGCATGAAAAATGATAATGCAGTGGATTACTCAATAATGAAACAATTTATTGATAATGATTTTTTGCCAACTATTCAAAAGAATTCAAACGTAATAACTGACCCACATTACGTAAAATTTAGATTTAGCAATAATAATAATTCAACTGATGCGTCAACATTCCATGGCGACATTTATAATCACACCAACACAGAATTTTTACCCATTTATACTTGTTTGTGCTATTTTGATGATGCTCAATTAGAAGTTATTCCTGGAAGTCACAAATACAATAACAAAGGATGGAGCATTACAAGTTTTAATAAACGAACAACGTTAAATGTGCAACGAGGTGACATTCTTGTATTCCGCGCAAACATGCATCATCGTGGAATTAATTACAACAAAATAGGACACCGCCGATTATTGCAAGTGTTTGAAGTTTTTCCTGATAGAAAAACTTACGATGAATGCTCTTCAAAATTGGTTATTGTTGAATCATCCAAATCACCTATTATGCAGAGTATAATTAATCCTGTATTATATCAAATTTCAAAAGTTCCAACAGCAATTGACTGCATTACATTTTGTCATTATATTTTAATGTATAACGATTTACAATATAAAGTCAGCTTTATGGATATTACTCCGTGGGAGAAAACCAACAAATACGTATCATATGAACCAGGAAAGAAAGTTCCTATTTCTTATTTTGATGGAAACAACACTGAAGAACTAAACGTGAATATTTTATGCGATGAAAACATTAAATCGGTATCATATGGAAATTTTTATTTGTATTTTTATATTTTATATTGGATAATATCAATCGCAATTATATATTTAATAAAAAAATGGTGGTTTAGTGGTGGAAAATTTAAAGGAAATAAGGGAAGCAAAAGTTATAGATTTAAAAAATAGAAAAATAAAAATTGATTATAAATATTGCTATGATAATGCATTTATAATCAACTGACATGTCATCTCTCTTCAAGACTACCAAATATATTAATTTTCACAACAATTCAGAGTTGCCTATTATGGTTGACTCATGGATAGATGGGTCTAATTCGTTGCGTTGTTTGCGCGTTGGACCTGGAGAAAAACTTGTCATTCATAGTAGCGTGGGCGAATGGCATGTTAATTCTATGCTTACAAATGAAGAAGACTACAAACTGTGGAGTGAAGGAAAATTAAACCGGTATGTAACTCTGGGAAAATTTCGTTCAGATCCTTGTGCAAGCGGCAACTATGCGTGGATGGAATGGGAACACATCTTTGATTGTGTTTACAACGAATGCGACCCTGTTTTGGACTCTAGAAGTAAAGATCCCATTACAGGTCTTGTAACATTTGTTTTCAAGGGTCTTCCTAAGCCCTCAAGCTAGGATTCACACAAATATCTTGACTGGGAAAAATATCGCCAGACATGCAATTGTCATTTTCGCCAACTTGTATGCAGCTGCGGAAACCACGATCTTCGCCAATGTAGCACCAACCTGATTTTCCGGAAGATTTACTCGCTTGAATAGAACTTGACGCATCATCTGCAGCAAATGAACTGGGCTCTTGTTGTGGTCGTTGCTGCGTTTGAGGAGTTGGAGAATTTAGTGCAGAGTTTAATTGATTATTTTGACTAACATTTTCTTGTTGGACATTTGCACTTGTTTTTTGACTGCCAACAATAGAAGATGAAGCAGTTGCACCAGTTACAGCTCCAGCGGTTTGTTGAGTAACGTTAACCGCGCTGGTAACCGTTCCAGCAATCACATCAACGCCTGCTTTTGTTCCTGTTGCAGCAGTGTTGGTGACGGTTTTAGTGACGTCGGCCGCAGTATTTCCAAATAATCCAGCGAAATATCTGATATATGGTCCAAATATTTCAGAAAATGCTTGGGTTCCTTTTGCTAAATATAAAAAAATATTAAATCCTAAAATAGCAAGAACTAAAACGATTATTATCCACGTGGTTAATGACATACCGAGAAAACCATTTCCTGATGTTGTTGTTCCATACGTTGGCGTTGTTACTGGTCTTAATGGAGGCAAAGACGCTGGCGCTGAATATGTATTTGGGGCGCTATTCATTATAATAAAAATCAATATATTAAATTTTTATTATAAATGCTTTATTTAAAAGTTAATAAATACAAAAACTGATTCACGTTAGACAACATCTCGTCGCGAATGTTAAATAAATCACTATTTGACATACTTTTTAATGCGGCGCAGTTATCTAATCCTACTAAATAACTCTTAAATTTCTCAAGTTCTCTCTTAAAGTCTTCAGGGTTTTTGTAATCTCTGAGAGAAATAGATTTTTTATGCGTCAAATTCACTCTATCTCCGCGTTTTCCAAGCAACACTTCAACAAATGAATCCACATTCTCGTGCAACTTGTCGTTCAAACTGTCAGTTGCCTTGTGTGTTGCATAACTGTGTGTTTTCCAATGATACAACTTAATTGCCATCAAAACTTCTAAAAACTTGACGACAACTTCCTGCTCAAACTTTTGCAAAGAATTTGAACCACGATTTTTACGCGTTCCATTCTTTGCATACATTCTTCTTGTTTTTGGCATTATTATATATTAATCTAAGAATAAATTATTAAATATATAAAATGATTCCGTTTGGCACCACCTTTTTAAAGGTGGTTATAGTCGTGGAATAAATGTATCACCAAAATTATTCATCTTTTCCAACTTGGCAATCGTTTTATCTAAATTGCTCTTGTTCACGTTTGTAAATAAATAATCAGTTTGAGGTGATTTCTCATTCTTTTTTATTTGTTTGTATATGTTGTCAATCTTGCCAGTTACAAGCGTCACTTGGTCTTTATTTTTAAGTAATTCTTCTTCTAAATTAACTGGTTCGGTTAAAAGCGCCACAGCATAATACAAAATATATCTTCTTTTTCTATTGCAGCTATTAGAATACTTCAACGTAAACAAATTCAAGAGACTTTTCATAATCTTTTGGACTAATTTGTGATGTTTTTCAGACTCTTGTATGAGCGCATCCCAGATTAACCATACAACATCTAGTTGGTCTTTATTGTTCACAGGAATTTTTGCCCTTCTCTCACACTTACACGGTTCCTTCTTAATTTTGCATATAGATTCAAACTCTGAAATCCATTCAATCCAATAACACGCATTTATGCAGTTCTTTCCATCTTTTGAAATATTATATGTAAACTCATTCATAGCTATATATAGTTCCTTTGGGTCTCCTGGTAAAATTATACTTTGAGCATATTGCGCATTGGGTGCTTTTAATTTATCTGTCATGTGTGTCATATCAAAGTCTTCCTTTTTTATTTTTACTTCATCAAAACTGTGCTTTCGTTTTGCATCACATAGAATGCAAATTATTTCTCCAAACAACTTTCTAATCTTATCACTATTTCTCATTTTAATTTCATTTCCATTATATCCATTAGTAATAATTTCCTTAAAGGCTTGTATTCTTAAATCAAGATATATAGCAAGTTTAGGATTTCCTAAATGAATGTGTTTGCTATAAAAATATAGAATAATTTCCCATAAATCACTATAATGACCTGAACATATAAATTCTGCACTCCAATAGCACGCTGGTTCTATTTTTGATTTTGATAAATTATTTAGTAACTCTTTTTTAACGTCTGTTTTTTTGAATTCAGAAAATGTTATACCTTTAAACTCCTTTTGTTCTCGCATATCATTTATTTCTATTTCAGACATTTTGTTTATAATTTATATAAAAACAAAAAAAATCACAACAATACATATAGAAGGAAATGTCAACTAATATTCTTAAATATATCTCTAAACCATTACAATCCATTTCTAGCATGTATAAAAAATCATCCACATGGGGAAAGGTGTTGTTTTTTGTAATATTGTTATTAATCGTCGTTGGAATTTTTGGAACAAATAAATCAGGAAAAGAAGGGTTTGAGCAGACTGACAAGTTTATGTTTAAAACTGATGCAGACGTTTATGACGATTTTTACAGCGACATTTACGATCAATTGGTTTTCAACAACTTGAAGGATGATTATGAAATTGGTCAAATTGTCAATTCAACAAAGCCTACTCAAGAAAGCATTATTTTAGATGTTGGCTCTGGAACTGGTCACCATGTTGGGATCCTAAATAAAAAAGGATTCAATGCAATTGGTTTAGACAACTCCCACTCTATGATTGAAAAGGCAAAGGAAAATTATCCTGAATATGATTTTGTTGAAGGCGATGTTCTAAATGCCATGCAATTCCAGCCCCAGAGTTTTACACATATTTTATGTCTTTATTTCACATTGTATTACATCAAAGACAAGGAGCAATTTTTCAATAACTGTATCAACTGGTTAATGCCTGGGGGAAGATTGGTTGTTCACATTGTTGATAGAAAGATGTTTGACCCCATTTTGCCTCCTGCTAATCCACTTTTGATGTTGACTCCTCAACGATACGCAAAAGAACGAATCACTAGCAGCAGTGTCAATTTTGAGGACTTTAAATATAGTGCAAATTTTGAATTAGATGACGACAAGAACTCTGCCAAGTTCGTTGAAAAATTCAAGAACAAAGAAACCGGCAAAATCTTCAGAAAACAAGAGCATAAGATGTATATGGAATCCGAATCAGACATTTTAGTCATTGCAAAGAAAGCAGGATTTATTATGCAAGGAAAAATAGATTTAATCAAAGTTGGTTACGAATACCAATATCTATTCATCTTTCAGAAACCTGCGTAACCACCTTTAGAAAAGGTGCGCCAAATAAGAACATGATAATCGCGTAACCACTAGCAACTTTTACTCGCAACAAATAATATGTATCAATACATTCTATACATATTATTAGTCGTCATTTTTCTTATCATTTGTTTCGCTGCATACGTCAAAATGAAATTCCGATTTTGGACATTGCAACCAGTTTTTCACTTTTATGACTTCCACTATTATTTGTTTCCTCCAGGAATTGTTGATCATGAACTGCCAGAAAAGAACAAGTATTGCAATTTTGACGCGATTGAAACCGCCAAATACGACGCAATAAGCGATCTTAAAATGAGCAAGTTTGTCCGTTTCATTAGAGCAAATTACTTACAAAACTCAGAAAACCGCTATGAACCAAAGAAAAATAATATTATGCCATATTTTGAAGGACATAATTCGTCTTGTTTCTTCTCATTTTATTACGAAGATGAACTTCTGGTCAGCTTAAAAAAAGGCACTACGACTCCTTCTCGGAAATTGGTTGGCGTCATGACGACGCGACCTCTTACAGTTGTTATAAATAGTGCAAAGTCAAAAGACGAGTGCCGATTTGACGTATATTATGTAGACCACTTGTGTGTGGATAAAATGCATCGCAAGAAAGGCATTGCTCCCCAAGTTATTCAAACGCACCATTACAACCAAAGACACCATAATAGAAAGATTGTTGTTTCATTGTTCAAGAGAGAAGACGAGTTGACTGGAATTGTTCCTTTATGTGTATATAACACTTATGGATTTGAAATGTATGGTTGGAGCAAACCTATAGATTTGATGCCTAGTATGGCTCTGGTAGAATGTGGCAAGTCAAATATACATCATCTTTTTGATTTTATGAGAGAAAATTGTGGTAAAAAGTTTGATATATGTATTCAACCTGAAATATCCAATTTATTGGAGCTTATAAGAAGTGGAAATATTTATGTTTATATGATTATTGAAGCAGGAGATGTTAAATGTGCATATTTTTACCGAAAATCATGCACGTTCATTCGTGAAAGCGTTGAAGCAGTGTGTTGCTTTGCTTCTATTAACTGTTTTGATAAGAGAGAAACTGATGTATTTATTCATGGCTATAAAGTTGCTCTGTGGAAAATATGCGAGAAGCAAGGTTTTCGCTTTGCTGTTATAGAAGAAACGTCGGATAACTATTTAATTGCGGATGCATTGAAAATGCGGACGCGACCAACAATAGTAAGCCCAACAGCTTATTTCTTTTATAATTTTGCTTACCATACATTTCAACCTCAAAAAACTCTTATTTTACATTGATTCCTCGCACATCTTACCAATCTCAATCATCTCCTCCTTCTTTTGCTTACTGAATGATTTGACATTCTTCTTTTGCCTGCGCATTTTGTTAAGTTCGTTGATGTCGTCCATCGCGCGTGACACAAATAATTGCGCACCGCATTCCATAATATATATTTGATTTGTGTGGTCTTGATAACAACTAGGGTGGTCTTCTGCATCAAAACTAATTACGCCACAGTCGTCTACAAACTCCTCGTTTTCCGGAGGTTTTGAACAACGTGGATGAGTGCATTTTATAGTATACACATAATTAGTAAAAAATGCTGTAGCACTCTCCCTGCTATTAAAAAGATAAACAGATGGTGGGTTATATGTTGTAACTGGACCAAATTCATCGTAATCGCTTATCTCGTGGCAACCATCATGCTTTGTGTGAACTACCATGAAAGAGATTCCTGATGAAGAAGATACTGCATTAATTGCAGAGCTATTGGTTTGCGTTACGCAACATGATGTTGAACCAATTGCAGTAGCATTATTAGGCATTTGGCAGACTTGACCGGAAACGTTTGACCCTATTGAAGTGGCGTTTGAACACGCGTATGACATTTTATTATAATATTGATATTGTGTTTAAATCAATATTATAAAGTTTGAATTTTTGTTTTTATTAATTTGGTTAGCGAACATATTTGCCAACACGCACAAAAGAATCTATAACAAAAATGATAAAGATTCCTAAAAAGCAATACAAAATAACTTCTTCTGTCACGTTTCCAGTGCGCTCGTCTTGTTGCTCCTCTAGAAGATGTATCATGTAGTTGAGCTTCTCAAGTAAAACGCCGTTCTCTCCACTCATTTGTTGCACTGGAGGAGTTTGACTAGGGTAATAAGGTAAATTATGTGGGGTTGTCTTATAAAGCTTATCATAATTGGGCATAAATCTCTTGTAATAATCATCTTGAGATTGTTGAGGTTGACCATTGTCAGTATTCTCTAAAGTATAAGACGACCCATCCATTTTTGAGTCTTGTTCCTGATTCATATCTCTTATTCTTGTTTGTTCAACGCCAACTGATGTCGGAGGAGGCATCGGAGTAAAATCTGCTAAGCCGGAAGATTGATCCGGTAAGTTATGGATGCTTTGTAAAACCGAATTCACCTTTTCTGAGTAATTGTTTTCTTTAGGAAGCCTCTTTTGTGTTCTATTATTTGCTTGTCTTTTTCTAGCTATTGGTCCATCATTATCTTTACTATTTACTTGGGTATTTTCATCATCAAATGGTGCTGCATACATTGCTAAAGACATTCTCTTAATAAAAAATAAGATAATAATTTGGAAAACAGACTGAAATTATAATAAATTACTGAATAACTTTTTTAACTTTTCCAAAAAGAAATAGATTTCTCCTAATATATAAAAATCTTCAAAGGTGCAAAAAATAATATCAGCAATATTTATAAATGAATCTCGTGAAAAAGTTATTAAATTACACTAACAGCAAACACAATATATTGGCTGTCGTGTTTGTTTTACTCGTTCTTTTGGTAGCGCAACACCCCAACTTATTTAGTCAACCCATTAACTCCGTTTGGGGCAAGTTGTTAGTTTTAATCATAGTTTTATTGCTGACACACTATAACATTGTTGCTGGTTTGGTTGCAACAATTTCAGTCATTGGTTTACACATTTATTTGCATGATTCTGGATATGAAGGATTTACAGAGGGAATGTGTCCTGACCCAAATGATCCCACTTGTCCTAAAGTGGATCCTATAGACAGCACAGGTAAGAATAAACCTGCGGCATTAACCCCAGACGGAAAAACAGGAACCTCGCTTGCTGCTGGTGGCGTTGGTGCTGCTCCTGCCGTTGGTGCTCCTGCTGTTGGTGCTCCTGCTGTTGGTGCTGCTCCGGCTGTTGGTTCTAAAACCGCCAGCGCCCCAGCGGTAAGCATGGTTGATAAAAAATTAGCTGCGGAAAGTGCGACAAAATCTCAACAATCTAGTTCATTACCTATAACAAAAGGCGCAAGTGCAAGTGTAGACGCGCATTCACCAACTACAGGAACCCTTAATGCTTCTTTAATTAAACCATAAATAAAATATTGTTATATAGTAGCATAATGAACAAGAAAACTAGAGACATGTTATTTTTGTTAGTTATTTTAATTTTAGCAATCGGAATTGGTTTCATTGTAAATGGCGGCGAGAAAAGGGAGGGGTTTGTTCCAGGGTTGAATGCGTTTTATAAACCATATGCTAGAAAGATAAAAAACTATACTTATGAGAAATATGAAAACATGTCAACCGGTGTTCATCGTTTTATGAAGCGTTTTGGACTAAAATAATAAAAATATTGTGAAGCGTGCAATATTTTTATTATTTTTATTATTTTTATTAATTTTTATATTATTTAATTATATGACAAAGAAAGCACAACAACAACAACAACATACAATACCAAATTCCAATATTTTTACGGATTCAGTAAATTTTGTTCACAATCATATTGGATATCTCAATAATAGCAAGTTTTTTGCTGGTTGCGTTATGATTTTGCTTAACGTTGGGTCAAAATTCATATCTATTCAATTTAGCAAATCAACGGAAGAATATCTTAAGATGTCAATTAGTAAGCAAATTCTAGTATTTGCGATGGCGTGGATGGGCACACGTGACATATATGCAGCCCTTGGATTAACGGCTGTGTTTGTTATTTTATCAGACCATTTATTCAACGAAGAAAGCACTTTTTGTATTGTTCCTCATCAATATAGAGTATTAGATAAATTAGCAGCAGTTGCTGACACAAGTGGAGACGGAACAGTTTCAGATGATGAATTAAATGCTGCTATTGCTGTTTTAGAAAAGGCAAAAAAAGAGAAACAAAAAAATGTGCAACAAAACCTGTATTCAAATTTCAAGGAGGTTGTTCAAAATAATTAAAACTATGTTTTAATATTCTTAATGTATTATAAGTATGTCATTCCCTAATACATTAACAATATTCATAAATACTAGAATTAGAGGATACCCAAAAATAAAATATGAACCTGACATGACTGTTCCAAAGATAAAAAGCGACACTGTCTATTTCAATCCTCTTATTAAACTAACTAATTCGGCTGTATACAATATTCCTCGCGGTTATCCAAAATCCGAAAAATACACACAATTTTTTAACAAGAACGATTTTAATAGTTTAGTGAACAGAAGCATTACTTCGTCTTTTCAAAAAAGAATGACTTTAGAAGAAGCAACTAAAGCTGGGGTTGTTGATAATAATATTAAAATAACGCTTGACGCTTTGTTCAGAAAAAATTCAAAATTCTATATCCGAGGAAAACCATACACTATATTTGCTCATGAATGGATTAATGGAGATTGGCAAATTGATACTAAAAGTTTTGAAAAAAACATCATGAGTGCCCCATATGGTCAGGGGTTATACGGTTATCAGCAAAACATTTCAATGCAAAATCAACTTGCGTCCACAGAATTAAATAACTTTAAAAAGGTGCATGGAGATATTATGAGAGGATTTGCGGTTTCAACCGACATGAGCAAATTTAAAGACGAATACGAATCTGGCATAGCTAAAGGAGTTAATAAACCTAAAACGGCAGAGGAGGTTGCAAAAGAAGAAGAACATGCAAAAGAAAACATCCCAAAAATCGCGCGCAAATTGGCTGGAAAAAAATTAGTATTCCAAACAGTTGTAAATTTTGATGATGAGGCAAATTTATCAAGTGATCCTATATCGTTAAATTTGTTATATTCTATTGACAGAAACTACGGCGAAGATATAAATTTGAACAAGAAAGTATTAGAACCGTTATATGAAAATTTATTAGAGAAGGGAAATGCTTTTAGAATTGCAAAAGAAAGGTTTGACACTTCAATAGGAATATTTTCGGCTGCGGCAAATTCAAAATCAACAACACCAATAGCAACGCCTGTAGAAGATAAGTCTGGCGTTCCTGTTGCATCTGTTTCTACACCTGCTTTGGAAAACGTTTTTAAAAATAAAAAAAATTATGATGATGCTGTTTCAAAAATTAACACGATTATTCAAGATTTTAGAAATAAAGGGATAGCACGCGACGTGATATTACAAAATTCTCAAATGAAAAACCAAATTCTACAGACTTTAATATTATTGGAAAAATACAAAAAACAGTTTTTAGAGAAATTTTTAGAATCAATGAAATTATTGGTTAGCAAAACTGATGCGCAAATATCTTATATTAAAGCATTATACGCATTTTATACACAATTATATATCTCAAAAGAAAACTTTTTCAAATCGCAAAACGCCGAAAAGGTGCATCAGAATATATTGACTTTAAATTTGATTAAATTTGATATGCAGTGTTATAAAAATATTTTGAACAACATTGACCCATCGTCTAATAAGGATCTTGGAAATAGTTTTAGTTCATTGTTAAAGACTACATCTCGTGTAGAAACCTTTATAAAAAGAAATGAAGCAATCCCAAAAAATTATGTTGAGTTGCTTGCAAGATATTATGACTTTCCTAGCCTACTATTAATTAACCGATATCAGTTTGATATTTATATGTTTACGTTGTTGAAGTTTGAACAGGTAATTGATCTTGGAATGTGGAAAATATTATATAGACAAACTGAAGTATTTTTGGAAAATATTAAAGATTATATCGTCGGAAAAAATACTGGAGCTGAAATTGTTGAAGGCAAATTGGGTGTTGCTAGAGCGCTTCTCTCCCAATATAATGAAAAATACACACAACAACAACGCGATGCTTTAACCCAATATATATCACGTAAAAAATCTCCATTAGAGAAACAACCGTCCAGCATGTTAGATTTTGCTTTTCCAGATTCGGCGATGTTTAAAGAACAGCAAAACGATTATGTGCGATTGCAAACAGCAATAACATTATGTTATGACCTAATTACAATATATTCCAAAATATCAGCAATTAAATATTCAAGAGAAATTTCGCTGATTACCACAAAACAAAATTTGGGAAACGTGTTAAATAAAATATATGAAAGAGCTATTGACTCATACGAGCAAATTAATAAAGACACCGCAGTTGTTCCATTTGTTCCAGATTATCTATTTTTTGACAGAGGAACATATAGCACCGATCAACTATTGGAAGATAATTTGAGATTATACAACAATCATAAGACTGACAATAAAAATAAATTAGGAATTTTTAAAAGATCAATGAAGGAGTTAAAACAAAAGTATCACGATGCAATTGACATTCTCGTTCCGCAATTGACAAAGTTTGGCATTCGCGAAAAATGCAGACAAATTGTTGAGGATGACGAAGATTCAGATATTGAGGGCTTAGATGATATTGATGAAGACAAACCGTTAACTCCAGGAGAAAAGATTATAAAATTTTTTCAACATGAGAATGAAAGATGGACTGATGGCGAAACAACTTTAACTTTACAAGAAAACATTATTTATTTATACGAAGACGCTGTTAGAGAACGCATAATTGGTAATTTGCCTGAAGAACAAAAAATGGATATTATTGAAAGTTGGAAAGTTATTGATAATCCAGGAGGCGGAAATTGTTTGTTTTACGCAATTGCAATGATATTTAATAATGAGCTTATTAATAGGGGCGCAACATCAAATAATCCATTTACAACTGGAAACGGTTATTATTCACAAGAATCGTTAAGAATGGCTATAGCAGACCCAATTTATGGAATTACAGACGCCGAAATTGATAGATGGGATGCTCACAGAGACATTGAGAATATTGATGAACATGCACCAGACGATCAACAAGAATATAAACGTCAATTTAGTTTTTTATTGGATGAACATGGTAGATGGATTGGAGATAACTATGTGGCAGTTAGAAACGTTATTAGAGACCCAAACGCGCGTTATTGGGGAGATATGACAGCGGTTAATGTTCTTGAACGTTTATTTAAAATTAAATTTATTATTATTGACACCACGATACAAAATCCTATCCCTGAGGGAACGTATGTTAATTTTCAAAATGACGATGGAGCAATGGTTTTTGGCGTTGTGTCAAATATGCAAATTAATATTATTGTTGGAGCCGATGGAAGAAGGCAAAGAGAAGCTATATATGAAGTTACAAGCAATACCCTTGACATTTATCCAAATGTAACTAGAGTAAGAAATCGCATCACTGTTGCGGAATCAGGACATTATAGAGTTGTGCCGAGCAATGGAAACGGTGATATTGCAAATGAGTTTACTCATTATGCATTTATACTTTTAACAGAAATCCCTAACAGTGGAGTTCAACATTATGAAATTATGACCAGCACAATTAATAACAAATTTATCTATGAACTTCGCGAAATTCCTTCTTATTTTATGTATTTAATTTTTCAAACTCAATGGAAATTCCTATCGCCTGCTGCAAGAAATGCCTCTTGGTTTGGTCACAATGACGATTTTTCTCAACATTTAGATCACCTTATGGATGAGTATGAAACTAATATGCGTCTTCGTGGGGCGCCTCCTCCTGGTCCACGTCGTCCTAAACCACCAGTTCCTCCTCCTAGACTGCGCGCTGCTCTTAAAAAAAGAAGAGCTATTAAAAAAGGAGGCAACCCTTTTGATGACATGAATGGTGGTGCTATTAGCAGTAAAAATAGATACGTCAATATTAGTAGACCAAATAGTTCTATGGGAGACTCTAAATTGAGTTATTATGTTATTGTTGATTTGGAATTATATCCAGGAGAATCTATACCATTGTTAAAACAACCTGTTATAGCATGCAATATGAGATATGAAAAAATAAGACAATCCTTTGCTGATATGTTTGGTTTAGTTTATCAGCCATTGGACTTTTATGAAAGAGGTCATATTGCACCATCTTCAGTTAAATACAGGAAGTCTGATGAAGATATCAACAAGGGGAGAAACGTTACACCAAATTATTATAACAGACCTCAAATTAATTATGATAGAAATAGAAATGGAAGTTATGGATACGATACAAGAAGAAATAGGCCATATTATGGTGGTAATAAAACGAGAAAAATATAAAAATTGATTTTAATTAATCTTTAAAATCAATTAAATAAAAATGTCAGACAAGAAAATCTTGGAAGAAAGGGTTGTCAATTTCTTCTCTGGAAAGAAAGAATACAGGTCATTGAGTAATTTCTGGGAAAATGATGTTATAATTACAAAAAATGAAATTGTAAGAACTTATGAAAGTGGTGAACATTGTTTTCATGGAGAAAAATACTTTCGCATTGGTGAACTATGCAAAGACGAAAAAAGGCGACAAACTTTGATTTCTCATGGAATGAAATTTATCAAACCATCAAATAAAACTTGCGCGGAAGTAAAGAAAATGGGTGGAAAAAGAGGGCTTGCGTTGACTATGGAAGAGATTGCATTATGGGACAATCTTAGTCGCGCTCTGCAAAAAGAAATATGCAATTATAAGTTCAGATTATATGAAGAAGTTAGATCAGATTTATTGAAAAGTGAAAACAAAATTTTGATACATCCTGCAATGCGTTGCAGCGAAGAAAAATTGGAAACTAGAATATGGGAAGGAAAAGGGGTTATTAGAGATGGAAAGGTAATAGTTATTGGTGGTAATGCATTGGGAAATATGTGGATGGAGTTACGAGTAAATACAGTTGTCTGATTGCATAAACTCATCAACCAAATTCTGTGGAATATAATTGAAATCAATAATCTTGCGATTTAGATCAAACTTTTCATAAGCATTTTCTTTTTTCATTCTCTCATCAAAGTATGCCTTGTCTTGGAAACACTTCAACGCCGTCTTGGGACCACACTTATTTAGAACAGAAGTAATGTTGTCACTTGAGTCTCCCATGACAATCTTGCAAAACAAGTCTGCTTCTGCATTGCCACCTAGCGTTGCCTCTGCTATATTTTTGAATGCCAGATTATAAATTTTTACATTACCTGTGGCCAACTGCAAATAGTCTTTGTCGCTGGTAATGATGGTAATATGTGCATTTGGAATCTTTTCTAAAATATGCTTTACGGAAATTGCAATGCAATCGTCGGCTTCCAATTTTGGGTGCTTTAGAATGGCTCTAACTCCTCCCTCTTGGAACAACTTGTCTTCATAAACCATCTTAAAGAACGGTCCTCCCATAAAATTATCGTCCTTTGTTCTGGTTCCCTTATATTTATCATAAAACTCGTTCCGCCAGATATCTTCTCTCTTGCAATCCTTTCCGACGATCAAAATTGGATTGTCCGAGGCTATCCCCAACTTCTTTGTCAAGCCACTCACGGTATCAACAAACGTCTTTCTAAACTTCTCAACGAACTGTTCATTCTTAAAAGGATCTTGAAGAGGAGTTTCAGGATATGCGCTTTTCCACCATCTCATGATTGAATGGTAACGATAAAAGCAAAAGTAGCTTCCATCAATAAAGAGGAAAGAAACCATGTTATCCGAATTCATACTTTCAGTAAATGCCTGCATTACACTATTAGACCGTTTGTATTTCTTTTAATCGGTTTCAATTTTAAATTCTTTGATTATTATATAAATGCCAAATCCATTTACGTTAAGACGGCGCAGTAGTAGCCGAATTAATCCTGATTTAGAATCAAGAGAAGTTCAATTTCAAGCAAGAGCTAGACCTTCAACTCCAAGAGGTAGAAGAGGAAGCTGGTTTACGAGAAAAAATAAAAGAGAACGAATTGTTCCAATGGATGATGAAATTTATGGAACAGAACAAATACCAATGGTGTCTGTTGAAATGGCTCGGCAAAATTCAAATTCTTCAAAAAATGAAGACTATCCATCAATAAAAACAATTAATTTAGACGAGGTTCCAGTTACAGACATTGTTTCTCCTGCAGAATTTAGATCAGTGGAAGTAGTTGGGAATGAAGGACGCGCTTGTTGTATTCCAGGATTTTCTTCAATGCAAAACTGCCGCATATGTCCGGAGCGTTTGCAACCAGAAGCGCCAAGGCCAGCCGAATTTTTGACACCACAAAATAAAATTGGAGGAAGGAAGCGCAAAAGATCAACTAGACACAAAAAAAAGCACCAACGCCAACTGAAAAAAAGGCACTACAGCCGCAGAAAATAATATATATTTCCGAAAAGTGAACTTAAAGAAAATCTCTGAAATTCGAAGGGCAAAAGTATTTCCAAAAACCAAAAATGGACAAAAAAAATGTCCAATTTTCAAAAGCGCCAAGGTTTTTCAAAAAAGGGGTCAAAATTTCTCCCTTCTTACCTTTATGCTCTGATTCACCAAAAAAATAACGCAAAATTTGTGATGCTAATTTTTAAGTATTTTTAGCGAAAAAAGTTTAGAGATTTTTCTGTCAACTATTTAGGAGACAAATGGATGACAAAAACTCGCAAAAAATCGCCAAGAATTATAGATGCGACTGCTGTGATTATGAATGCAGCAAACAAAGCGACTACAACAAACATTTATTGACTGGTAAACACCAAAAGATGACTGTGTTAACAAAAAAGGCAGCAAAAGTCGCTAATAACGCATTTGTCTGCAATTGTGGTAAGGAATATACCTCTAGACAGGGATTATGGAAGCATAAGAAAATCTGCACTGACCCTTTTGACACCAATAAAATTATTTCAGAAAATATGCCAACCGATGAACCCACGTTAAAAGAAATGTTTCTTAAAGTAGTTGAACAAAATCAGGCAATTTTGCTTGAAAACCAGGAAATGCGAAAACTTTTGAGTGAAACCATACCAAAAATTGGCAACACGACTAATAATACTACAAACAACAATCAATTTAATCTACAGTTCTTCTTGAATGAGCAATGTAAAGACGCACTCAATATTGGTGACTTTGTAGAGCAGATAAAACTTCAACTGTCGGATTTGGATATGATCGGTCGCGTTGGCTATGTGGAAGGCATGAGTAAAATATTCATGCGCAACCTTCATGCTCTTGATGTATTTAAAAGACCTATTCACTGCAGCGATTTAAAGAGAGAAACATTGTATATCAAGGATAAAGATTCTTGGGAAAAAGAAAATGACGAAAACGTGAAGATTACTCGCGCTATAAAAGAAGTTGAGCACAAAAACATAAAACAGCTTCCTCAATGGAGAGAAGAAAATCCAACCGCAGAAGATACAGAGACCAAAAAACACATGGAATATCAGAAAATTTTATTAGAAGCTATGGGTGGATCCACAATGGAGGATGATAATAAAAAGCGCGAAAAAATAGTAAGGAACATCGCAAAAGAGGTTGTTATTGATAAAAATTCAGTAAAATAATATTATTAAACACATTTATAATATTATTATAATTATTCGTTGCCCACATCACTAAAAAGCAAATCCGCGTGAAATAGCTCATTTAACACCTTGTTTGCAAATGGCATGTAATCATTCTTGCACAAACACAGACTTACTCCTTGCGACATTGCCAATGCCATTTGAAACTTTACAAAATCATCGCTAACGTGCAAGCCATAAGAGCGCAAATTATTTCCATTCAAATATTCATTAAATTTTTTCATAAACTCGTATATTTTTACTTGGCTTGCGTCTTTTGAGTTGTGAATGGCTTCCTCTATTATTTTACTAGCCTCTGCATACAAGTTCTCCCTACATTCGGCTGGAACGCTTTGAAAAGCTTCATGCGGTTCAATAAACGCGTTCAAAACTTTTTCAGCCAAATTTATACTAGTTTCTGTAAACATATTGCTTATAATTTCTAGGAAGTGTTGCGTTGTTTCTTTATTTACATGCGTTACTATTCCAAAATCTATTAATCCCAATTGATATATCGGTTCTTCTTCATTTTTAATAAAAATAATATTTCCTGCGTGCAAATCACCGTGAGTTTCACTATCATTTATGATTGAAACAAACCCATACTTTAATACAAGCTTTGCATACTCGTCGTATTCTATTTCATCCAGTTTTGAAATATGAACACCCTTTATGAAATCCATAATAATAATATTTGGATATTCTTTTGTTGCATACTCGTGAACAGTTGGTATTTTTATATATTTCAAATTTTTGCAATTCTCTGCCATTTTGATTGTGTTTTTAACCTCTTTTTCAAAATCCAATTGTTCTCGCAATAAATTAATATTCTTTTTAATTACATTTGGAATATCAAGCGTATTAAACTGGGGAATAAATGATAATAATTTAATGAAAAATAGTAACTTTTCAATTGCATCATCAAGCTTTTCATCAATGTCCTTTCTTTTTATTTTAACAATGACCGTCTCATTATCTACAGTCCTCATCTTATATACAAGTGAAATCATTCCTGAGTTTATTGGTATTGTGTCATTATAAGGTGTTAAATAATATTTTCTTTGAATTTCGCGAAGCAAATCTTCATCAATATCATCATAAGTATATGGCGCAGAATCTGTATATTTTAATAATTCTGCGTTCATTGCGCTGTCAATCAAATTATTATTGAGAGAAATGGCTTGAAACATCTTGACATATAAGATATTTTTTTGAGATAAATTTTTAGCCACATTGCGTATGAATTTGCTATAATTTTGATTGATTAAAAATCTTACATATTCGCATAAAAAATCGGAGGCAACGTCAAGTATAAAGACTATATTTGAAAATGTTTTGATTAGACTATTAAAAAATTCAAACATCCTTCTATTTATATATTATTTATTTTCTCTATAAATTGTTTGGTTCTCAAAAAGATTTTACTAACTATAGTTGTTGCAAGTTTTTCTACGAACTCTGGAAGTTCCATATTTTTATTAAATGTTGTCGTTGTATTAATTATTGCTCTGTGTGGATTAATAAAATTGCATAAAGTTGTTACGTCTGAAATAGGCAAAAGTTCGGCGGCTTTCTTTAAATTGCTTTTTGGTAAATTATTATTCGTTGTTATTCTAAAAATAAATTGGTTATCCGCTCGTTCAAGCGTAATGTCTAGGTGCGCATATTTTTGAGGAACGCCAAAATCACTAAAAAAATGTTTGAATAATATAAAAAATGTTGCAGCACTTTCTGATTGTTTTTCTAAATAAAAGTCTTCAAAAATATCTTGTTTATTGATTTCATGTATAATTCTTATAAAGTCTAAATTTATGATGTTTCTTAGTAAAATATTATTGTTTTCAATTTCATATTCAAACAAATAGCTATTTTTATTTAATCTCGTCATTTTATGATCCTTTTTATTTACAATAATTTTTGGTTCGTTTTTGTTTTCGTTTTTGTTTTCGTTTTTGTTTTCGTTTTTGTTTTCGTTTTTGTTTTCGTTTTCGTCTTTGTTATTCATTTATTATATTTACTTGCCAATTTAAAAAATAAGATATAACTCTTAATAAATAGTTGTAAACATTGAAAGTTCTTTTTTCTTTTTGTTCTTCATAATTGCAGACTTGTTTATTCAAGCCAAAATATGTACTGCATTTTTAACATCAATTGCCACGTTCCTCATGTGAATTCTCTCGTCGCTCCAGCAATGAACGCAGCCTTCACTTACGCTTAAATTCCATTGTGGATTACCCTCTTGAAATATACCATTGAAAATCTTGGATGCGCGCTCTTGGTGAAAATCTGACGTAGTGATGACAATTTCAACGGATTCTGCGTCGTCGTAAGCCTGAGTCATCCACTTTTTCAAATAGGCAAAATTCTCTGCAGTGTTCTTAGCCTTGTCATCCAAGACAATCTTGCCTTTGGAACCTGTAATTTTTTCTTTCATTTGTTCCGCCTCGGAAGCCATTTGTGACACTGCATTTTTTACGCCGCCAGTGACGAACCACACAATCTCAGTCTCGTCTAATGATCTGACGTAATTAAGAGCCGCAGCAACACGATCTTGTTGCACGTCTTGAATGGCGCACCCAAGCACCACCATGACAATTGTTTTGCTACACACATGCACAGCAAAACAACTAAGAATAAATGACGCGAATTTAATTCCGAACATCCTGATAAGTTTTTGAAACTCCAAGTTCAAAAAAAAATAGTTCAATTTTTTTATGCACAGTCGGCATCAACCATTTCTTTGACTAATTCATCAAATGAATATTTGCACTTCCAGCCCAATTCCGTCCTAGCCTTTGTAGAGTCACCCAACAACTCGTCTACTTCAGCAGGTCTAAAATATTTTTCTGAAATAAAAATAAGCTCTCGGCCTGTTTCTTCATCATATCCAATTTCGTTTATACCTTCTCCTTTCCATTTTATATTGAAACCTTTCAGAGCAAATGATTTCTCAATAAACTCTCTCACACTATGATATTCATTTGTAGAGAGAACATAATCGTCCGGAACTTCGCCTTGAAGAATCAACCACATTCCTTCTACGTAATCTTTTGCGTGACCCCAATCTCGCAAAGAGTTAATATTTCCAAGCACAAGTTTATCGTCTATACCCTTTAATATTTTATTTAATCCAATAGTAATTTTTCGCGTAACAAAATTGTGACCGCGTCTTGGACTTTCATGATTAAAAAGGAGTCCTGAACACGCATACATTCCATAAGCCTCGCGATAATTCTTTACTATCCAATAACCATATAATTTTGCAACTCCATAAGGTGACCTAGGATAAAATGGAGTCGTCTCTTTTTGCGGCACTTCAACTACTTTGCCATATAATTCAGATGTAGACGCTTGGTAAAAACGAATTTTCTCCAAGGGAATACCACAATTGCGAGATGCTTCTAATAACCGCAAAACGCCAAGGCCGTCAACATCACCAGTATATTCCGGCATATCAAATGAAACCTTAACATGGCTCATTGCACCTAAATTATAAATCTCAAGTTTGTTAATGTCTGTATACTTGCTTTTAATTTCGTGTAAAATATTTAATAGATTAACGCCGTCGGATAAATCTCCATATCTAAGAACCAATTTATTGAATATGTGTTCAATTCTATCTGTGTTAATATTTGATGAGCGTCGGATAATTCCCCACACTTCATAGTTCTTCTCCAACAAGAATTCCGCTAAATAAGAACCGTCCTGCCCAGCAATTCCAGTTATTAATGCCACATTAGCCATTTTGATTATATAATTTGCGTTCTATATTTATATAATCATTTTAACATATTAAATATCCAAGCTCACGGTGTTCTTATCAGACTTTTGGCGTCTCTTGCTGCGCTTGGGCATATTACCATCCGACTGCAACTCCTTCAAGTCAGAAATGCTGATTGTGCTGCTATCATTGATGCTTATACTATTTTGTTGAGGAGCAGCCTCTTGAATATTAATTGTCTTGGTCTTTAAACCAGACAAGATGTCGGAAATGTCGGCAGGACCTTTCATTTCGGCGCGAGGCCCAGGACCGCGTCTGCTGCTTCTGTCTCCGTCGCTTGCACCTGAAAAGTTCTCCCTAATATTGATTCCATCATTCTGATTGGGGTTGAAGCTGCTGCGTCCCATGCTTGCGCCTAAATCAGGTCGGCTGTTAAAACTGCTGTTGTTGCCTGGTCGGCCTGAAGGAGCATTTAAACCTTGAGTAGCCATTGGTGGTGGTGGAGGACCGCTCATAGGAACCTGAGGCTCAGGGTTCATCATGTTGTTCATAAATCCTGAAAATCCAGGACTTTGTTGGCCCATAGAATTTACCGCAGCAGTTTGAAACTGACGCATTAGATCAGGATTTTGACGCAAGATATCGTCCATGCCAGGCATAGCAGACTTGAACATAGTATTAGTCATGTGCACCATCATTGCGCTGCCACCAAGTTGGAACAGTAACTTGAGCTCAGGTGCCATGGATGCCTTGCTCTTATACTTCTCGTAAAGTTCACCAAAAACGTCATCGTAATCGGTCATATTCTCATTCACTTGCTCGCTCCAGCCGTCCAACTTGACATCAAAAGGATCAAAACGATTATTCAAAAACTCAATACCGTTAATGCATGCCATAAGCATATTGCCTTGAAACTTGACTGAGTTCTGCTTGGTCTTCTCCTCCATAATCATTTCATACTCGCCTTGCATTTCGGCGAGAGGAGAATCCATGCTGTATTTTTTAGTCAAGTTTACACCCTTTTGTTCTAAAGCTTCTAACTTTCTTAGAAACTTGAACTTCTCCCTTAAAAGCTCCTCCTTGCTCATTTGAGGTTGACTAGACATAGGCTTATCAGGGTTAATGGGAACATTATTGAACTTGGTAAAACCATCCCATGTCTTATTTTCAGGGGAACCCTCTGCGGTGGCTTGACCAATAGTTTGAGAAGCATCATCAAATCTTACAGATGGCTTTTCGTCATAATTGAGTGAAAACCCTTTGCTAAACATATCGGATTTACCTTCAAACAAATTTCGGCTGGGCTCATCTTCTACTAAATCATTCAATTCATTCTCTAAATTATTCAAATCATCAATATCAATGTCGCTTGAAGGGCGTCCACCACCGGCCTTCTTGTTGTCATTCATTAAAAGTTCAAGTCCGCCGCCAAAATTAGATGACTTTAAAGAGGGTCCATTGCTTCCCATATTTAATTCAGAAATGTCAATAACTTCGCTGTCCATTCTATCTATTATGAATTAATAAGAACATATAATTTTAAGTATTACGAATTGTAAATTATATTTTATCCACTTTTGAGAAAAGTGGAGCAAAAATTAATTATATTTTATTCACTTTTTGGAAAAGTGGAGAAAAATTAATTAGATTGTCAAGATAAACCATTAAAAACTTTAATTTTCTAAACGTTTATATAATGACCTCTTTAACGGAGATTGTTCCTGTTCCTATTCCTAAACCAAAATTATCAAGAGCAACGTCTTTAACTGTCTCAAACCAATCCAGGGGAACATGTTTTGCACATGCAGCTTCGCGAATATTAGCACGTTTTATTAAAGTAATTTGCAAGCGTTATTTTGATAGTGCTGTTATAGAAAAATGCAGTTATTATTATAAAGAATATTGTGCTTTAAATCCATTTGAATGTTTTAATAAAAATTTAAAAAGATATAAATCATATACTGCACAAACAAGTCACTTGGATGTTTTGAATTTTAGAAAAAGTAGAGCACAAAAATACTTTAAAAAATACCCATCTTGTTTAGGAGACGCTGCAACGAGAGACGAAACAGAAAATCTTAAAGAAAATATATTTGCTGCTTTATACTCATATATTTATATTACTATAACTAGCAAATATGGATGCAATGGAGGCAAAACTGCTGAAATAATTGATGATTTTTTACATAATAATTTAAATTCCGAAATAAGTATTGAAGATATTGCGTTTACTTTAAATTTTGCAAAACCGTGCAATGAAAGCACATGTTTTCCAGTTATAAAATCCACAAAACAAATAGAAGCTGTTTTAAAAATTCCATACGTAAGATTAATTTGCGAAGCACTTCACAGTGTTTTAAATGGTTTAAAAAATGAAATAAAAGAATACAATATTTATGCAACTGCAATTACTGTTGATGATATTGGCGCGAAATTTAATTCGCGAATAGAACATTTAAAAAAATGTCTAGACCTTGGATTTTATGGGGGCCTATTTCTTAAAGTTAGAGGGGAAAGGCATGCAATGGTTATAACTTCTTACGAGGACGTTATTATAAATGGAAAAATAGCAGATACAAATTTTGTTGTTAAAAATTCAGTGGGCATAGATTTTATATATTATGTGCAAGGAAATCGTCAAGAAAAAGGCGTGTTTAAGATTTCATTAAGTTCAATAATTCCACAAATTGAACTAGACGAAGCAGCAATTGCATATATTGTTATTACAAAACCTAATCCCAAAGAATTAAAAAGCTCTGGAGGAGGTCATAAGAAAAAAAGAAAAACAGCGCGTAGTCAAGCAAAAATAAGTAATAAAACTAATAAAAATCGCACAAAACACAGCAAAAATAGGTGTAACCGTTCATTTTGCCACTAATTTTTTAAACTAGTTTAGTTTCAATAAACCATTTGCCTTGCAAAAAAGAGTCTGCTAAATCGTCTTTTTTAAGATGGTTTTTAAAGAATGTCTCCCAAACGGTGTAATTAATGTTATTTGAAATACTTTCCAAGCATTGTTGAACGCCCAACTTTTTTCTCTCACTATAACTAGTTTTGAGACATGCTTTCTGGTCTTTCAATTTGTTAGAAGCAGAAACAAACTCAATAGTAATATTGTCATTTCTCATAATAAAATACTGAGAAATCATGCCTTGCACAGTTTTCATGCGATTTGCAATAGGACTAATTTGATTTTCAATAACAACGTGGGTAAGTGTTGTCAAGTGTTCATTCAAAATATTATCCAACTTTTGCTTCATATTTTTGCCGATTGTTACTAGATCTATTTTTGACGCATTGGTTTCTGTTATGGGTTCAAAACATTTTTCAAACACGTAATTATTAATTAACGTGGCTAATTCAGCCTTTTTAATAGGATTCTCGTATTTTATTTTATATTTTTCGGCTAACTCGTATAGTCCACTTATTTTTTGTTTATTTATGAAAGCAGGTTTTAAATCAGACGTGGGGACTTGGAACGGCTGTTTTTTGCTATGTTTTAAACAATAACATTTTCCGTTCTTAATAAATTTGGCTGGTTTATTGCAGTCTTTGAATTTTTCAATTTCGCAACATTTGGATTCAGACTTTTGAGTAAGATTTATACTATCCCATTTTGCAATTTCATAATTGTTGGATCCATCTTCCGGTTTGACAAATAAACAAAATGCTAAATTTTTAATTCCAACGTCTATGCTTAATACCTTCATATTCTAATAAGTTAGTATATAATAATATTCATGTCTATTATTATTTAAGTTGTATATTAGAATACTATTCTCTTACTGGTTGGTGTTCACAGGAGCGTTAACAATTGGCGCAATCATTCTAGCCTGCAATTGTTCTCTCGTTAAATAAGGTTGTTTCAAGTTACTGTCGCAGTAACCAAATCCAGGAGTTTTTGTGTCAAATGTGGACTTGAACGCATAAGGAACATTTGATGATGGAGTTGCGTTTGTCTGAAAATGAGTTGGAAGACCCAAAGCACTGCAAGCCTCCTGGTTGTTTATTTTCATAATATTACTCGCATTGTGTGTTAAAAATTGTCTATATTGCCAACTAGTGGTAATATTTTCTTGATGACGAATGCGATCGTTTACAACCGCCTCTGGTTGCCAACTAGAATAAACTCTACCATCAGCCATAATAGGAGGAAAATCAAAATGAATATTGTTAGATCCACTGTAACATGTTGCCCAAGACATAATATATTATGATTAGAGAAAATTATTCAGAACTCAACATTTTAAGAATAGCATTTTTAGTGGCTTTGGAGTTCTCTTGGATTAAACCTTTGGCAACAGCAATACTTTTAAGTTTGGCCATTGACATTTTCTTATAATCAACGCTTCCAGATTCAGATTGTTCTTCTAAATTAGAAATATCAATGCTCTTAATAAAGCTCAAGTTGTCCTGAGTGATATTTTCGGACAATTCTTCTTCTTTCTCGGCTTCAATGTTGACAACGTTTTCTTCATCATCGCTTTCGCCTGCACTGTCATCATCTAAGTCATCCATGTCATCAAGTTCTTGTATTTCATCTAAATCTTCTAAGTCTTCGTTTGTGTTCTCAGATTGTGAATTTACCAACTCTCCGAAATTAATTATTTTAACCGTTTGCGCGTTGTTGTTTGGATTTAGTTCAATAATATTTTCAATTGGTGTATTGAATTCTAAAACAGACGATTCTTCGCTTCCTTCTTCCTCATCCTCTTCAGATTCATCATCTTCCTCTTCTGAATCATCTTCGTCATCGCTATTATCTTCACCATCAGAGACAGGAATCAAATTATCTGATTCATTAGTGGACAAAAACGTGGGTTGTTGTTGCGATAAAGGGCCCCCACCGGTTTGAGGCACATACGACATCATTTGCAATCGTCCTCTAATAAAATTTAATTCTTCGGCCATAGTTGAAACAAGTCCTAACATTGAGGCCATTTTATGGTTTTGTTCCTGAAGTCGTTGAACAAAGAACATACCTAAAAGCCCTACAAGAAGTAGAGTAATTCCTAAAGAAACAAGAAAAGAGACAGTAAATATATCAGATAAAGCCATTATTAACAAAAGCGTATATATTTTTATTTTGCAGCAAACGAATTGTCTATTATTTCTTTTGGATAATTCATGTCGTGCAACACTTTAATTCCGCCACGCACTGTTGATATGCCTTTATCTAACAAATAAGTATATTTGAAATCTTCTCCCATTTTTATTGTTTTCATGTGAAAATTTTCTATAGCAGGATTTTCGTCTAACTTTTTACACAAGTCTATAAAATGTGTCGTTAAAATGCAATTTACGTTTTTATACTTAATTAAATAGGTCATGAATGCATTTGCGCTTAACACTGCCTCGTCTGGATTTGTTCCTGAATATAATTCATCAAATACACAAAAATGTGTTTCTTTGGAAGTAGTTTCCTGAATAATGTCAATAATCTCTTTGCATCGTCTTGCTTCAGCTTGAAATAAACTATCTCTCCCTGATGTGTCAGGAATGTTTAAATAACAATGAATGTATTTATATGGAGCAATAATTGCGCTTTCGTAAAATCCACATCCAAACTGCTGCGTAATAATAACGTTTACTAATGCGGTTTTTAATGTTGTAGTTTTTCCTGAAGCATTCGGTCCGGTGATTATTATATTCTTTTTAAATTTGAATGAGTTTTTGATTGGATTGTTGTTAATGAGAGCAGGATAATAAGCCTTTTTGAATGTATTTGATTTTTTCTTTGTGGTAAATTTTGCTAAATTGATGCGCTTGTTTTTAATGTTTTCAATTAGTCCTTCCAAATTCTCAATATAACCATTGAATCCAAATGAATACAAGAATGCGTCATTGTATTTTTCGTCATCATAAATGTCGTAAAAGTTCTTTAACACGTGCCCCAACTCTCCAATTTTTCCATACGACAAGCGATATGGTGTAATTTTTTCTAGGTTCTCTCTTAGACTTGCCAGAACAGTCAGTTTTCCTTTTAAATTTGTGTTGAACTTTTCATAGGTTGACAGCTCAGATGAGTATAATAAAAAATTATATATCCTAGCCTCGGTGTTTATAATATACTCTTTAATCTCATTTAAATGCGAATGAATCTTTGTCATGTTTTGATGAAATCTAGTGCAAGTGAGTATGTTTTGATAAATAGAGAACACGTAAAATGCCGCGGACAATAGAATATAAATTTTTTCCTCTACTTTAACACTGTGGAATTTTGTGAATAGCTTTCCAATGGCGTGGTTTGCTGCGATTTCTTTAAGTATTTGGATGTATTCGTTTACAGTAAGACTCAAACCTTTTGCTTTAATTACAAAAAAAGGAATGATAAGTATTATAAATGGAACACATAATGAAATAATCGGCGCTGCTAGGTTATATACACTCATGATCTGAAGGAAGTAGTCTGATTTATTCAAATGCTCCCACATTGGCCAATCAATATAGTGGTATTTTTCTTTGAATCCAGTGTCGTTTTTGATTTCATCCCATATGTCAATTATACCACTTTTGGGAAAAGTAGCACAAAACGGTTTTGCTTCACTTTTATCAAAAGTGGACAAAGTGGATACAAGTTTCTGCGTATCTTTTAAAAACTTGGTATCAGTTGTATAATAGTTTGCCATTTGTTCAATAACTTTCTCAGCAAATGTGGTCTTGGGTTGAAAAGCATAATTATATAAAGGGTTGCAACCAGATGGATCTATTGTTTTAATTAGCTCTAAATCTGTTACAATGTTCTTGTTTAATTCCGATTTGTTCTCGTTATAAAAAATTGGTAACTTGAAGTGTGTGTTTACTTTTTCTATATTGGATATTGACATGTATATTATATCAAATATAGAGTTATTTTATTCTTGTTTTACGCGAATTTATTGTTATTGTTTGTATTTGTATTTGTATTGGTTGGTTATTTACTTTGCTAGCCCATCAAAACTGGCAGGCATCTCATTAATTTGAGTAGAATAATGCGCCTCAATCTCCTTCATCTTGGAAACGTCGCGTCTGGTAATCAAGTTGATTCCAACTCCCTTCCTACCCCAACGGCCACTGCGACCAATTCGGTGCAAATAGTTATGCACACACTTGGGAATATCAAAGTTAATTACCAAGCTCACCTGTTGGATATCAATTCCTCGCGAAGTCACATTGGACGAAATCAAAACACGGTAACCACCTGTCCTGAAATCAGCGAAGGCCTTATCACGATCAACCTTATCCATTCCACTGTGGATTCTACACACAGGGAATCCGTCTTCCATCATTGCATCATACAATGCAGCAACTCGTTTAATACTGTTAGCATAAATAATAGTCTGCGAAACCGACATATAACTATACAAATCCTTCAACGTCAAATACTTCTGACGGTCATCCTCCACCGCAATATAGTATTGTGAAATACCCTCCAATGTAAGCTGCTCGGCCTTTACTTGAATTCGCACAGGGCTTCTCATAAACTTGCTGGTAATTCCATTAATATGGTCAGGCAACGTCGCGCTAAATAGCGCAACTTGGATGTCCGACTTAAAATTCTGGAAAATGTTATATACCTGCTCCTTGAATCCGCTTGACAACATTTCATCGGCCTCGTCAAGAATTACAAGCTTTATATTCTTGGAAAGAATGTGATTCCTACGCATCATGTCATAGACGCGTCCAGGACATCCAGCAATAACATGCGGAACATTCCCCTTCAAATTTCCAACATCCTCGTCAATAGATGACCCTCCCACCAATACTTGAACGCGAAGATTCTTCATCATTGAACCAATTGATCTCATAACGTTCGCAGTTTGAATACTTAGCTCCCTTGTCGGCGATAGACACAAAATTTGAGTGGTGTCGCTGTCTGTATTTACGCGCGACAGAGCGCCGATAGTAAAGGTTGCGGTCTTTCCAGTTCCTGACTGGGCCTGCGCAATAATATCCTTTCCAATAATAATAGGTTTAATTGCCTTTTTCTGAATAGGACTGGGTTTCTCAAACCCATGAGCATAAATTCCTCTTAGCAAATTGGTATCAATCTCTAATTCATCCCAATTACTGATTTCGTAAGAAGAATCATATGCTTCCTCTTCGATAGGCGTTGCGTTGTTATCTCTTTCAAGCGACATAGTATATTACGGTTGTTATGTTTAAGTGTATTTTATTTAATATCAATTTTTTTTGTATTGAATGACATAATAAAATCTTACTCCAAAATATATAAAAAAAAATTGATATAAACGTAACCGAGATAATATAATAATATCATGACGATGGTAATGAGATATACTCTGCAAGATTTTAACGATATTACATTCAATGGGTTTGACATCAAACTACCTGAGGAAACTCTTCTCATGATAACAGAATTGTCTCAGCAAGTTGGATCTCCGACTTATGTTAAAACTCCTACGTTTCAAAAACGCGAAAATATCTTGAAGGTTGTTCCTGATGCGTCAAGTGATTTCAAGAAGAAGAAGCGCGGAAAGCCAACCGAGATTCTCAATGACGATGATTGGGAGACGATTAGAACTTTTCAGACTACCAAGATTGAGCAAAAGGTTGGCGTTGACGCGCAGATTGATTTGTTGCGGTTCTGGCTGAATAAGATGACGGACAAGACCTTTGCAGAATCGTGCGATAATATTCTGGAGATTTTGAATCAATTGATACAAGAAGGCACTGTTGGCGCTGACATGATGCGTGTTGGTAATGCAATCTTTGAAATTGCCTCTAACAATCGTTTGTTTTCAAAACTATACGCGGAGCTGTATTGCAAGCTTATCAGCAATTTTGAGGTAATGAAGGACGTGTTTAATGAGAATCTCGCGACGTTCATGGGTCTATTTAACAGCATTGAGTATGTTGATCCTGAGAAAGATTATGACAAGTTTTGCAAGGTAAACATTGACAATGAGAGGAGAAAGGCACTAAGTTTGTTCTTTGTAAATCTTACGACAAATAAAATCATTAGTGAACCCCACTTGCAAGGCATGGCGTGCAGTTTACTGAAGATGATGGTTGCATTTATGAAGGAAGATGACAAGAAAAATGAAGTGGATGAAATTACTGAGAATATTTCAATCTTGTTTTCATATAACAAGCAATTGTTTGAGTCTTGCGACGAATTGTTTGATGGTGATAAATTTGTGGCAACCATTGAGAAGTTGGCAAATTGCAAGGCAAAGACTTATCCAAGTTTGTCTAGTAAGGCAATCTTCAAGTTTATGGATTTGATTGAAATGTAAAAATAATGTTTTGATGTGTAATTAGATATTTTACGATTAATAATATTAAACAAATCTTGATTATTATTATTAGATGACGGATGCAAAAAACGAAGAAAATATAACATTTTTTTTAAATGATGGCTCAGAATGCGACGAGGATTTAATGGACCTTTATAAATTGCAAAATGAGTTGAATGAAATTGAAATATATGGAAATTCCAATCAAGAAACTGAAAGTGACGATATTTTTTTGGAGATGAAAGATTATGAAATGAATTATAACGTTAAACAATTAATGTTAATTTGCGAATATTATGATATTTTAAAAGACGTCCGCATCAATAAACTCAAAAAGCAAGATATTATAGAACAGATATTATTATTTGAGAAAAACATGGAGAACATGGAAATTACCATGAAACGCAAAGAATTATGGTATTATATAAATGAATTAAAGAATGACAAAATGATGAAAAAATTTGTTATTTGGGGATAAACATAATTAAAAGTATTTTAATTATCTTTATAAAATATAGATGGTATTATCAAAATTAGATAAAGCACTTAGTTATCCAGAGTTAAAAAGCGTTGATCCGGATGATTTTAAAAGGGAAGCAAATTTATATGAAATTGAAGCAAAAGATGTTGACATTATTATTGCTGTAGGTCATGCAAAGAAAAATTATGAGGAGAAAAATATAACATATTTCCCTGTTTATTTAGTAAAAACAAACAATAAGGTTATTCAAATTGGAGTTTATGAGCTATTCACAACAGATTTATTGAATTATATGGATGAAGACGGAAATTTAGAAGTTGAAAAATTGGACGATCCACTTATCTATACTTTTGCCACAAAGAAAATGTTGGAAAACTTACGACTAGTGCCTGACTCTGTTACAGATGAAACTAAAGATGGAGATCAAGAGGACGCCGAAGAAGATGATGAAGAAGAAGAAGAAGCCAAACCAAGTAAAAAACCTTCATCCTCTTCAGAAGAAGCATTTGAACGCCCCAAAATTCCCAAATTGCGCGAAGACGTTTTTATGCAGTCAGAAGCAGTGGTTCCATTGTTACCGCCTTTAAACGAGGAAACCAAATTGGACGCCGAATCTATTAAAGCAAAATATAAACAAACAGCAGGAGAAACATGGATTGAAACCTTTATGAAAAACAACAAATATGGCGTTATAGATAATGAGGGAGGAGGCGATTGTCTTTTTGCTACTATTAGAGACGCATTCGCTCAACTTGGCCAGCAAACAACTGTTCAAAAGTTGCGAAAAAAGTTGGCAGGAGAAGCAGATGAAAAACTGTTTTTAAATTACAAAGATCATTATGACATGTATACGGCAGCAGTTATTGGCGCTACCAAAGACGCAAAAGAATTAGAGATTGAGTATGAGAAATATAAGAAGCTTTATAGTGAAACTTTGGATAGAACTGAAAAGAAGCATTTTATTGAATCTGCCAAAAAGATTAAAGCTCAGAGAGATAGAGTGCTGAACGAAAAGAAGGTATCGCAAGATATCTTGAGCGAATATAAATTCATGAAAGACGTTGATACTCTTGAAAAATTCAAGAAGAAGATTCAAACGTGCGAGTTTTGGGCAGAAACTTGGGCTTTAAGCACTCTTGAACGCATTTTAAATATTAAATTTATTCTTTTGTCAAGTGAAGCGCATAATGCAAAAGACTTTGCAAATGTGTTGAACTGTGGTCAACTGAACGACACTATATTAGAGTCTCGTGGAGAATTCAAGCCTGATTTTTATATTATGGTTGACTATTTGGGTTGGCACTATAAATTGATTACTTATAAGAAGAAATACTTGTTTACCTTTTCCGAATTACCATATGATGTTAGAAAAATGGTTGTTGATAAATGCATGGAGAAAAATAGTGGTGCGTTTGCATTAATTCCTGATTTTATTAAATTCAAAGAGCAATTTAGCACGAAGGGTGTTTGCAAGTTTGAAGAATTGTCAGATGCTAAAATCCGCGGATTATATGATGAAGCCGTTGTGTTTCAGTTCTATGATAAATCAGCTGATGGTAAATTGCCTGGAAAAGGTTCAGGTGAAACAGTTCCAAAAGAGGCTGTCCACCAATTTTCTAATTTACACTCCGTAAAAGATTGGCGAAGAAAACTAGATGATTTTTGGGTTGAACCTGATAAGACGTTTGTTATAGACGGACATCGCTGGAATAGCGCCGAGCACTATTATCAAGGGTCAAAATTTAAAGAGTCCAATCCTGAGTTTTACTTGTCATTTGCGGCGGAGTCAGGGACGGACTTGTCTAAGAATCCTGAGATGGCCAAGGCGGCGGCTAGCTCTTCTGGCAAATACAAGGGAACGCTTTTGAGACCTGCAGAGGTTTCCATTGACCCTACTTTTTACGGAAAGCGAAAGGAGAAGGAGTTATTTGATGCCATATGCGCAAAATTTACGCAGATAGAAGAGTTGAAGCATGTTCTAATGGAGACAAAGAATGCAAAATTGATGCATTATTTGAAAGGAAAGGAACCTGAATTGGCTGAACAATTGGTTATGGTGAGAGATAAAATTCGCGGACCTACTCTTAGTATTTAGCATGATATTTTAAATTTAATTACATATTTTATAATATCATTTATTTGTATACAATGAGTGTTTCAAATACAAGTTATGGAGTTGAGGCTCTTGAAAATGTTCAAGTAGATGCTAGCAATAATACAGCCATTGGCGCGTGGGCATCTTTAAATACTTCTACAGGAATTCATAATACAAGTTTGGGGTCTAATGCTCTCTTGAAGAACGTTGGGGGAAATTATAATGTTGCTCTTGGAACAGCGGCTCTTTGCTTTAATGTTTCTGGATCAAAAAATATAGCCGTTGGAACAAATGCTTTAGAATACAATACTGCTGATGGAAACGTTGCTGTTGGTGTTCAAGCATTATTTACAAATACTACCGGAATAAATAATGTTGCTGTTGGCACTAGCGCTTTATTGGCTAATACTCAAGGAGGGTCTAATACAGCAGTTGGTTATCAAGCGTTAAATGATAATACAACCGGGTTGTATAATGTTGCAGTCGGTTCTGGGGCGTTATCCAATAATGTAGATGCGAGCGGAAACGTTGCAATTGGTTATCAAGCATTATTTGCGAATACTTCCGGAATTGGCAATGTAGCCGTTGGTTATAATGCGGCAAAGTCTGATATTAATTCTTCTCAAATTACTGCCGTTGGTTATGAAGCATTGCTAAATAATTCCGGAGATAATAATACAGCTATTGGTTTTGGCGTATTATCTGGTAATACAACAGGAATGCAGAATACTGGCGTTGGTTCTGAAGTTTTAAATGATAATACAATAGGAAATAGAAATGTAGGAATGGGGCAAAATGCTTTATCTCAAAATACAACTGGGTCTGATAATGTTGCAGTCGGTTCTGGGGCGTTATCCGGTAATGAAGTTGCGAGCGGAAACACCGCAGTTGGAGGGGGTGCATTAGCTGGAAATGTTAGTGGAAACTATAACACATGTGTAGGTTACAAGACATTAGATAATTTGAATGCACAAGCGAATGGTGGAGAATATAACATTGCAGTTGGATATAAAGCAGGTTTCCAACAAGTATTTGGTTTAATGAATGGTTCAAACAATATAATTGTGGGATGTCAACTTGAATCTAATGTTGCTGGAATGGCTCTAACAACAGGTTCTCAAAATGTTTTAATAGGAAATTATGTTGGAACAGCTCTTACAACTGGTTCTCAAAATGTTTTAATAGGAAATTATGTTGGAACAGCTCTTACAACTGGTTTTAGTAATATAGTTATTGGAAATAATGCGCAACCATCTAGCGCAACAGTGTCAAATGAAATTGTATTAGGAACCAGTGCAGAAACGTTGAAGATTCAAGGTGGGTTGAATTATTCAGGACGTCCAACTATTACAGCATCATCAGTAACACTTCCTAATCAGGGGGGGGGTTATACCACATTAGCTCAATTTTATTTGATTAATGACACATCTGGTGCAATTACAATTAGTCTTCCTGATCCAACAGGGAGTGTATTGAATGGGTGCGTTGTTCAATTTAGAAGAACCGTATCTAATGCATCTCCAATAACTTTTGATGTTACTGGCGGTCCATCTATTATAGCAAAATATGATACCGTGTCATATACTTCATCCATAACAATGGCAGTTGGCCAATTTTCTACAACATTTATTGCTGGAGCTAACCATTGGTTCCAAATGCAAACCATGTAACTTACTTAACAGTTGTGCATTTATAAGGAATGTTAAACGTTTCCGCACACCATCGGCTAAATCCTGATCCATGATCATAACACGAGTAAGCAAAAATTCTTCCTGAATAAGCCAATAAATAAAAATCCAGCAGTGTGTTTTTTACGCTTTCATCTGCTAATGCAACGCCTTCCCCTGAATGTGTAATTTCTTTAAACTCTGAACTTATCTTTGGAAACATTTGAACAATTTTATGTTTAAGCTTAACGCTATCTGAGAGAAGTAAGTATTTGTATTGCGGCTTATATATTCTATAAATCTCACCAAGAATGCATCTCAAATATTCTATATTAACATCTTCATTACGAATTAATGCATTATCGCCACTTCTGATATGTATTACAATATAATTCTTTAAAACAAGTTGCATGTTTTTAAGCGTAGTTAAAATGTAATGCTTAAAATCATCCGTAGGCTCCAGCAATGAACGCATACACAACCGTTGTTCTTGAGTAATTGGAGAAAAATTAAAACTTATTGCGTAAACGCGAGCAACTCTTGATTCAAAAGTTTGTTCCTTTAAATAGTTGACAAATTCATCAACAATTTCTTCATTTTCATTAGCATTTGCAATCTCGTTTGGATAATAATTAGTTTTATCAAAAAATTTAACTTCTAAATCAGAATCTAATTCCATTTTTAAATCCAAATCTGGAACATTTGAATATAATTTTAAATATTTGCGAAATGGATGATTAATTTGCACGTCGCAATTCAGTTTATATCTCTCACAAAACTGAATTATAAAGTAGGTTCCTCTTATGAAATCTCCAAAGCCTGTAGATTTTATACTGTTATCATAGTCTTTCTGATACACATTAACTATTTTGCTTATATTTTTTCTTATATATTCAATATTTCTATCAGGAGTTGGTTTTATTTTTAAGGACAAAACGTAATTTCCGCCTTCAACTCTGGGTGCTATTTTTTTTAATGGTATAGGAATTTTAGCTGGTTCTTTTTTATCTTTGTCTGTTTTATCAAACTTGTAAATAGATTCGTCAAAATTGGCTTGAAAAGTTTTTGAAAGTCGCGAATTTTCCACGTCTATTGCATTTTTTACTTGGGTTTGTTTAATTTTACTGATACTCTCTTTAAAATTAAAGTTCATTAATTAGATAGATATGCAAAAGACAATTATTATTAACAAATAACACAACATTTGGCGCTAAATTTTATTGTCTTGCTGAGCTTGATGAGAGAAGTGCTGGAATCCACTAATGCGTTAAAACACTCTGTGGTATTTTTAACGCTTTCACCCTCAAATGTAAGTAGTTTTTCTGTAAGCATAATATTGAATACCAATTTAATAATATTGCCACACACGTTACTTAATTCAATGGTCTTCTTTTTCAACTTTAATGCAATAAGAACTTCATACATATTGGAAAACAAGGTCATTAATTCAGGAACATCATCTGCGTCAATCTTGTTATCCGCTACAATTTTCTTGAAGGAATCTTCTATTTTAGTGAAAAATTGCGAATTGTTTTGAAGAATCAATGAAATCACCTTTACCATTTCAGGATTCAATTCGTATTTTTGTTGCATTTCAGGTCTAACTGAGGTTATAATCATCAAGTTCAAGAGAGACTTCATCTCAAAAATGTTTTCAAACTCTGGTTCAACAACTGGTTCAAGCGCAGCGGTGGGTTCAAGCGCAGCGGTGGGTTCAAGCACAGCATTATCAGAGTCAATTAATTTAATAAATTGGTCAATAACGTCTTCTAATTCCTCCACTGTTTTTGTTGAATCGGATTTGGGTTTTTCTTTTACTTCTTCCTTTGGTTCCTCCTCCTTTGGTTCTTCTTTTTCTTCTTCCTTTGGTTCTTCTTTTTCCTCCTTTGGTTCTTTTTCCTCCTTTGGTTCTTCTTCCTTTGGTTCTTCTTCCTTTGGCTCAGCTGCAGGAATTTCGGCAGGAATATCATCAATAACAACATTCTCTGGAGCAATTTCAATTTCTTCTTGTTTTGTTTTTTTAGCTTTTCCTCTTGGTTTCTTTTGTGGCTTGGGGTCCATTTATAATATTTATATAGATTTTAATTTTAAATAATCTATATAAAGTATATTATTTTCATGATTGTGGGTTAACACAGTTTGAACCAATCTCGTTTAATTTAGGGACCTGGGTGTATGGGCAGCAACCATATCTGGTTCCAGCGCATCCGCCAATAGAAGGTTGTGGAGCAGGTTGTGGTGTGGGTGTGGGAGGAACAGGGACTGGAACTGGTTTTGTTACTACAATAACATGTCCAGCAAGAACAATCACCAATATGATTACAAGAAGCGCAATAATAATAATTTCCAATAACTCCATATATATAAAAACAAATATAAAAAAATAAAAACTAAGAATATAAGAGATGTTGAAGCTCACTAAAAATAGCGAATTGTTAATGTCCTTTTTCTTAGAAAAGAAATGCATTAATCATTCAGAACAAACCTCTAAAACCAATAATATTTTGAAGCAATTATATCACGATATAAAACACGGAGAATCGTTTGTAAAAGCACAAAAGGCAAAAGAAGGTGATAGTTTTTATAAATTAAATGTGACAAAAATTACTACTATTTCTCAAATTCCAAAACCAAAATCTTTTAATCCTGGAAGTTTCCCTCCAGAAATACGAGAACACATTGACAACAATATGTTATACAATTTGTCGTATACTTTTTCTCTCATGAACAGAGAAATTAAGATCCATTTTGTGGTTGAACATGATAGTCCGGAGTATCAGATTGAACTCTACAACGAATACATAGAAAAAATACTAATCTGGTTACACGTTATAAATGAGTATGCTTCAAAGAAATGTTCCAAGCGACTTGTATTATATTTGTATTTTACTTCTCTCAAAAAAAAGCTTCCAGAAAGCAACGTTCATATTTTAAATCAAAATAATGTGAATACAGCTTTCACATACACTTGTCCGGTAGATTCTGAAATAGTTGTTTTCAGAAAAGAAGAATGGTTCAAGGTATTAATGCATGAAAGTTTTCATAATTTTGCTCTAGATTTTTCAGATATGAACACAGAAGAGTGCACTAAACATATTCTCTCTATTTTTAAGGTTAAATCTGATGTTAATTTGTTTGAAGCTTATACCGAATTTTGGGCAGAAATAATGAATGCTGCATTTTGTAGTTACTTCTTTTTAAAACGTTCACCCAATGATAGCGAACTTGAGATTGTATATGAGTTTTTATCAAATTGCGAATTTTTTATTAATTTTGAGAGAACATTTAAATTTTTCCAGATGGTAAAGACACTAGATTTCATGGGTCTTAAATACAAAGATCTATATTCTAATAGTTCTGTTTCTGCTTCTATGAGAGAAACTTTGTATAAAGAAGACTCAAATGTTCTCTCTTATTATATAATTACAACAATTTTAATGAATAACTATCAAGGGTTTCTCTCGTGGTGCAGCACAAACAATTTATCACTACTTCAGTTTAAGAAATCAACATCCAATATTGCTTCATTCTGTCAGTTCATTGGGAGAAATTATAAAACAAAGTCTATGATAGAATCCGTTGCGTGCATGCAAAGATTTTATCATAATGTTAAAAGAACAGATAAACTAGGGAAAAAATCTAAAACTATGGATTTTGTTTTGAATAATATGAGAATGTCACTTTGCGAGCTTGGTTAACGTATTGACTTTCTAGTTTTCTTTGATTTCTTTGATTTTTTAGTTTTTCTTGAACGTTTAATTTTTCTACTTCTACGACTGCGTTTCTTTTTGCCTCCGTGAAAATCGGTGTCATATACATCATAATCATTTTCTTCTCCTTTTCCAAGTAATCCAATACCAGGTTTATATGAAGCGTCAACCTTCGTCCAACTTTGTGGTTGCCTTGGAATATCAAGCCTAGGTTGCATATTTGGACGCAATAACCGTTCAACATTTTCTTGCATGTATTTGTCTTTAATTTTCATTCTATCTTCAAAAACTTTTTCTCTCTTGAGATATTCTGAATGATTAGATTCATCCTTACGTCTTTGAGCTTCATGAATATCCGTCAAGTCTTGTGGAGCATCGTGCCAAGTTAAAGAAACATCTTCATCTTCTTCAACTTGACTCGGTGGTGCTATTCCAGTTTTAGATTTGCGAGAATTAGAATACATTTTTGAATCTCCATAATTTGGTGGGAAAAATGCCATTTATCTTATATTATAACCACAAAATAATATAAAATAATTGTTTAACGTCTGTGTGACTTTCTTCTTTTTCCACCCTTTCTTGTCTTTCTGCTCTTTCTTGTCTTTCTTCCTTTTCTGCTCTTTTTGCCACCTTTTCCAGTGCCAAATCCGGTTTCAATGTCAGCTCTACCAGTTTCCATGGCATCTAATTCGCCACTATTAGAACGCATTAAAGTGGGTCTTTCAATTGGCGTTTCTTGAACATCAATTGCAACCTGAGGATTAGCTCTACCTTCCTCTATATCAAAATCCAGGCTATCAGATCGCGCTAACATGGGTCTCTCGGCAGGAGAAGGGCGCCCTTCTTCCATTGCCATCAACTCTCCAGTGGTGTGACGCGTTAATGTGGGTCTTTCTTGGCCACCTCGTCTTCCGCGAGACATTTTTCTATTTTTACGCCTAAAAGTTTTGGAACGCATTTATATATTATGCTTAGAACAAAAATTTTCTCCAGGAATAGGATTTCTTTTGCATTTCTGATTGTTTTTATTTCTATGTTCGCATATATATTTATAACAGCCTCCTCCGGTTGATTTTTTATTAGCTTTCCAAGCGGTGCTAGCTCCATCAAAATCAATATTTACTTCATATGTTTGTTTGAATTCTTTTTCTTCTTCTAAATAACGAGATGCACTACGAGTCTGCATAATTATATTTTATTAAGCAAATCCGTTTAAGCGAATTTACAAATCAATTTGGCATAAAAGAAAAATTGAAACCGTTAATAATAATTAAATCAGAACCACAACTGCCAAACCAAGTTCAAGATGGGAATTAAATACCTAAACCGATTTTTAAAGGACAATTGTCCTGAATCTATCAAGTGCGTCTCAATGGGCGACTTGTCCGGCAAGAAGATTGCAATTGATGTCAGCATCTATCTTTACAAGTATGTTGGAGACGACTGTCTTGTTGAAAATATTTATCTTATGATTTCCATATTCAGGCATTATAATATTGTTCCGGTTTTCATATTTGATGGGAAGCCGCCTGCTGAAAAAAAGGAACTATTAAAGCAAAGAAAGGAGGATAAGAAGGGGGCGGAAAATGAGTATAATCGTTTGAAACAGTGTTTAACGTCATCAATTGATGATTCGGACCGACAGGAAATTATTACAAATATGGACGCATTAAAAAAGCAATTTGTATACGTAAATAAGACACATATAGAAATTGTAAAGGAATTGATAACAAGTTGTGGCGTTTCATATTATGTCGCTCCTGGTGAGGCTGATGAGTTGTGCGCATTATTGGTGATCAAGAAAAAAGTGTGGGCTTGTCTGAGCGAAGACATGGATATGTTTGTATATGGGTGTCCGCGCGTCCTTAGATATTTTAGTTTATTGAATCACACTGCAGTGTTGTATAATATGAAGTATATTTTGCAGGAGCTTGGCGTTACACAAAAAGAGTTTCGCGAAATGTGTGTGGTGGCTGGCACAGATTATAATATAACAAATGATTGTGAAAACGGTCCAACCTTGCAGAAGACGACAAAGCTTTTCAAAAAGTATAAAAAGTCAAAGGAAACAATTGAGTTTTATGAGTGGATTCAAAAACATGACGACTCTTATATTGAAAATTATGATGTGTTGAAAAATGTATATAATATGTTTGAGTTAACTAATAACAATAATAATTTGAATGTGTGCGAGAAGATTCGCATTGTTAATGTAAACGTTGATAATGCCGTGCTGCGTCCAATTTTGAAGGAAGATGGATTTATATTTCCTTGTGAAGTTGCATAGAGCGCAATCGCGATAAGCATTTGAAAAATATACAACTTAATTGTATATTTTTTATTTGATTTTTACTTTTTGTGGTTTTTCTTGTTTTTTACTTTTTATGGTTTTTCTTGTTTTTTTCTTTTATAAGATTTAAGCGGTGGCGGCAGCAGCGGCAGCAGCGGCGGCGGCCTCAGCCTTGACGGACTTGGCGAAGTGAGGGCTCATGAACTTCTGGAGGTTGAAGTAGGTGAGCACATCAGTCTTCTGGAGCTTAAGAAGGGAGGCAAGCTTGGCATCAGGGTTGATCTTGCGGCCATTCTCCTTGTCCTGGAGGTTATTGGTGCGGATGTATGCATTAATATCGCGAGTCACAGCAGTGCGCGCCATCTCGGTGCCCTTGTCCTTGCCAAGGAAGGAGGCAAGCTCGTCACTGATGCGAGTAGGCTTCACGAAACCACTGGGGGCGCGGTTGCCGGACTTGCGCTTGCGCTTGGAGCTCTGCTTCTGGGCAGTCTTAAGCTCGCGCTGCCACTTCTTCTCAAGGGACTTATACTCGCTCTTGAGGGAGGAGATAAGGGAAGCGAGCTGCTGGAGCTTGGCATTAAACTCGGTAGATTGCTCAAGGATGGAAGCCTCAAGGGAATCAACCTCGGCAACAGTGGCGGCCTCGGTGGCAGCGACAACAGGGGCGGCGACCTCGGTAGCAGGGGCCTTGGCCTTCTTGGCGGCCTTAGGGGCCTTAACAGGGGCAGCCGCAGCGGCGGCAACATTCACAACAGGAGCGGACTCAACAGGGGCATCGGTAGACGTCTTAGACTTAACAGTTCTCACCATTCTATACTATACCTAGACGACTACCTTTTAAGTTGGTTTTAGGTCTAATATATATATTTGTGATGCCACCCAATCACAAATATATACTATGAAAAATTAAAAATGAGATACCGACTGAAAAAGCCAAGGAAGTGATGAAGCAGCATTTTCACTAACTAATGTCAAAGCTCCAAGAACATAATAAGCTCCTAAAGTTCTACTATCTTTGTCAACGCCGGTATTAACGAGTTTTTCTAAAATAGTTAAAACAATTTTTTTAACATTGTCGTTATTTTCTTCGCTGTGCAAATAAGCAAAATTAATATTCCTAAAAGGATCGCCCACCGGCGGACAAATCTTTTTTTTCATTTCGCTAGTTAGTTGCGCCCTATATGACCAAATATCAATGAGTTCTCTCACAAATTTAATCATTTGAGTCCTCGGAAGTAATGAAAACCACGCCGGATCGCTATAATTTCCTAAAGAGTCAATATTCTGAAATAAATCAAGCGTTCTTAATTCCACTGATTTTTCATTTGACACCACTTCGTCTTTTATATCAATGTCAATATTAACTTTGAGCACTCTGCTCACTCTTATTAAATTTCGCATGTCTTGTATCACATTTTTTGTGATGTCATTGCGGTTATAGGGGTTTTTCACTTGTTTTCCAGACTTCAAAATCAAGTTGTAGAGAGAAATAATGTCAAAACCATAAATAAAACCGTCTGCGTCCTTGTAGCTAAAAAATTGAGAATAATCTAGTTCGGTCATTGTGTCACCAGTTAAGAAATCCGAATCGTTTGTGCAGAGCTTTCTATTCATAAATGCAGGCCCATGCAATCTGTTGCACTTGCGCTGTAAAAATCCTCTAAATATCTTTTGAACGTGAACAATCGTTTTTGATAACTTTAAAAAAACATAAATGCGGCCTAGAAGCTCGTTTTTGTTGCCAGAAACCTTCAACTTATATTGCTTTGCAAACTGCTTCAACTGTTGCACGTTGTAATTATATTTAAAAAGAATATCAGAATTATCAACAGTTGGTAAACACAAATTATCGTTATTAATTTTTTCTAGTTTTTTGGGAGATGGCATCGTTTTTTCACACTTTGAAAATAGAATATTATTGTAATCTTCTATTGAAATAACAGAAATAAGAGTCTCGTTCTTTTTAATGAAATTTATATCCGTATACTTTCCGCTAATCATTTTCTTATATATACAATATAGAAATCTTTTTGAACCATTTTATTAATAATATTATTATTTAAAGACATGAAACCATGTT